AAGATGTTTTTAAAAATTGCATTTGACACATTAGCAGAAGAAAGTCGCTTGTTGATTGATACAGTAAAGCGCTCTATGATTGACCCTAAGAGCAAGAACGTAGTTATGAAGGTTGAACCTAACGGTGCGGTATCCTTCCTTGCCCTTACAGATATTGTGGTTGCAAAAACAAGTGTAACCACTTCTGCGGTAGAGGTTACAGAATTTGAAGGGGAAGACCCAATTTACTTCCAAGTACCAGCTCTTACTTTAGAGAAGTTGATTTCAACTTATGCAGCTAGTGAACTGACCACTCCATTGAGTGTAACGTTCCACCCTCTAACAGATATTGAGGTAGCTATTACTGTTCAAGAGAGCTTGAAGTTACCCGATAAAGATGAAGAGATTCGTAACTCTTCTCTCATTGCAACAACTCCGCCGTTCTACATTTCAGATTTGTACCGTTTGGAGTATATTAGTGTTGCAGACAATGAAGAAGTTCCATTTGTAGAATTAACAGAACAACAACGTGAGGATATGATTCAAACCTTGAATGATTTAGCTCCTTACACTCCAACAACCAATGAAATCCACAATGATTTGATGTTTAATCCGACTACCAAAGCCTTGGAGTTCTACAAAGACACTTATATGCCTAGTGTTCAGAACAATATGGATTTCTTCTTAGAAGAGGGTGGTCTTCGTCCAATGAGTTTGATTGCTTTGAAAGATTTGTTGGCTAAAGGGTTGTTCTCATTCTACAAAGATGAAGAAAAACACTTCTTTGTCTTGAAACAAGATGCTACTGTATTGGGGGTTCTCTATGATGTAGATGTGGCTTATCCTCCAAACTCTTTGGATCAACTTGGAGAAATGCCTTGGGTATCTTTATCTCGCCCTCTTGTTGAAATGTACTTGAAACGTATTAACGCTTTGAGTGGTTTGATGTCTGCAGAGCGCATTCAAGTCATTATTTCTGAGGATTTGAAGAATGTAACTTTCAAATATGGAGATTTGGACTTAACTGCTCCTATTGAACACGTGCATAAGGTAACAGAAGGTAACCAAGCGAAGTTGGAGTTAGGAGGTTTCCAATTTGGACTTTCCCCAGTTTACTTTGATTACTTGTTGTATGGTAAAGGTGAGTTTGCTGACGATATTCGCTTTGGTTTTGCTGGTGCAGGGAAGTTTGTCTTTATCAAGAGTTTTGACTCCTCTAACATTTGGTCTGTTGCTATGAGTAGTAACTAAATCTAAGTAAGTGAATAGAAAAGGAGGGTTTCCTTGGTTTCAGAAACATTCGCAAGTCGCCTCGGTGCGATTAAACAAGACTACTCCTTGAAAGAGGATAGACTTAGAAAGCGCCAAGATGACATTGAACAACTAGAAGATTTGCGCACTCTCTACTTGAATAGAGCGAAAGCCTTACAATACGTTGTTATGTTGAGCAATGATGGTACAAAAGGTTTGCGTGACTATATGGAGGGTATCATTAACCGTGCTTTGGCTTTGGTCTTTGGAGAAAACGTGTATAAGTTCTCTTTGGTTTCCGACTTGAAAGCTCAGAAAGTTCACTTGAATTTATTGGAGTTCAAGAACGGTCAATGGAACGAATTAGTGATTGGTAAGCAAACAGGAGACGGTATGGGTCAAATCATTGCCTTTCTGTTCTCTGTAGTATTGACTGAGATTACCAACCACCGTATGTTGTTTGTGGTAGACGAGTTGATGGGTGGGCTTCATGAAAAAGCAGTAGAACTAGTGCAACGTTGTATTGCTGAGTTTGAAGGTCATGGAGGTCAATTCACTATGATTGAGTACACATTTGAGGACTTCGGTAAAGAATTGATGTTGGCTTTCGACAATAAGAAAGAGCGCACCAACATTGTGGATTCAAGAGAATATCCATTGTTACCGGAAGAAAAAGCAGTTGCAACTGAGGTTGCTTGATTGAGGAAGAGAGGATTTACTAAGAAGTATCCTCTCTTTTCTTGCGTTTCCTTTGTGGTTTTGTTAGAATAAAGAAAAATAAACGAAAGGTGGATTTGCTTTTGGATTTGACAGAGAATAGACTGTACAAAAATCAATTAGACTCCAACAAAGTCGTAGTTGTCAAAGAAATAAAAGGTAATGAGTCACTTTCCTACACGCACCTCCAATGAATAGTGACATCCATTGGTTAATACCACCTCAACGTGAAACTTTGTCTTTGAGTAAGTTTAAGGCTTCATACAAACCTTTCAAGTAGCAAAACCTTTGTGGCATCAACCCTTGCCAACCAAATCGAAAATGTAACAAAGTCGTAATATGAAATTGCGACTTTCTTTGTTATAATTAGAAACATAATTTGATAGCAAAGGAATTTTCCCGTATGAAAAAGAAAGTTTTATCTACTTTATTACTAAGTACAGTATTGTTAAGTCAAGGTTTAACAACTATTCAAACAGTAAGCGCAGGGGTTTTAAACCCTCATGGGGTAGTTGATGTACCACAAGCAACCCCAACCTCTAAAGGTGTATCAACCTCTGCCATTGCAGAACAAGACCAGAAAGTGGAGCAATTAACAGAGAAACAAAAAGAAGCAAGTTCTCAGTTAAATGATGTACAAAGTAAGGTTACTGCTTTAGAGACGGAACAAGCCAATTTAAAAGTTGAAACTGAACGTTTAGAGTCAGTTTCTAAAGACTTAGAAAAGGATATTACTAACTTGTCTAAGAATATTGTATCTCGTCAAGAGTCTTTAGAAAAACAAGCTCGCAGTGCGCAGACAAGTGGTTCTGTTTTAGATTATGTGAATGCAGTTGTCAACTCAACTTCTATCTCTGACGCTATTTCTAAAGTTACTTCTATGAACCAAATTGTTGAAGCAAGTAACAAGATGTTGGCACAACAAAAGAGTGATAAGGAAGACATTTTAGCGAAACAAGAAGAGAATAACCAAGCAATTAACATGGTTATTGCCAACAAAGAGAAGTTAGAAGATGATGCACAAGCTCTTAATTCTCGCAAAGCGGAGTTAGAAGTAGCGAAGTTAAACTTAGAGGTTGAGAAAACTGAAGCGGAGGATAAGAAAGCTGAGTTAGTAGAGAAAAAAGCAGAGGTAGAACGTCAAGCAGCTAAAGCTTTGGAAGAAGAAAAAGCTTACTTAGCTCAAAAAGAAAGTGAAAAAGCAGTAGTAACGAACTCTGCCAACACTTCGTTAGAGCAAGAAGTCTCAGCGGTATCCACTCCGTCAGCGCCAATTACCTCAGAAGAGGTAGCTCCAAGTTCTGAACCTCAAGAGGAAGTAGCAACACCTACAGTAACTCCTACGGTAACTTCAACTGCAAGCAGACCTAGATACAACACAGACGCTTCAAGTTACCCAATGGGAGAGTGTACTTGGGGAGCTAAAACACTAGCACCTTGGGCTGGGGACTATTGGGGTAATGGAGCACAGTGGGCGACAAGTGCTGCTGCCGCTGGATTTAGAACAGGTTCAACTCCACAAGTAGGGGCGATTGCATGTTGGAATGATGGTGCTTACGGTCACGTTGCAGTTGTAACTGCGGTTGAGTCTAACACTCGCATTCAAGTTTCTGAATCAAATTATGGTAAGAAACGTTATATTGGAAATCACCGAGGTTGGTTTAATCCGACTACAACTTCTGAAGGGTTTGTAACATATATTTATCCAAATTAATAAAATAAACTTTTCTATCCAGTATACTAGGGTATGCTGGATTTTTTCTTGTTTTCATTTGGATAGTAAGTAGAAAATCTTGAAAGTTGAGATATATAACATGTATGAACTACTAAAAGGTTCGCAACCTGTGTCAATTCAAAACCAACAAGGTCAAGGAGTTGTACAAGGTAAAGTAACCAATAAATACGTTGAAAATTTTGAAAGGCTCTTATGTGCAGGAGCTTATAAACAGTTAAAAGAGAGAAAAGATAAGGGAATTACTGAAGGTATCATTTCCAAGTTTTCACCTAATAATGTGCGTAGAGTAGTTTTAGGTTTGGATGGTATTTACGTTCAGTTTTATGTTTCCCCAGTCAATTTCAAGGCAAAGGAACAGTTTGTACCAATTACTTTTACAGAGCAGTTAGGTACAGAGTTGTCAACAGAAAATAAGTCCACTCCGATTACTAAAGTATTGAGGGGTGATAGTCGCTCTCTCTTTGGTTCACGTGTCTTCTCAAGTGTAGAAGAGATTATTGTCTTGAGCAGTAGCCCAGAAGTTCAAGGGTATCTGCTTGATAACCACGGTCTTGATTGGTTCTTAGACCCAAGCAGAAAACAAACGGTAGAGTCTTCCTTTAAGCGATTGAGAGCAGTTGGTTTGGTGGAAGACAGTGTGACTTGTAAAGAGTTTGTAGAGAGTCATAGAGAACAAATCAATGACCCTTATGGTCTCATTTTGAGAGACACAGAATTGAACTATGTTGGTGCTTTGTTCAATGATGACTTATATTACACCCACACGGCTCTTCGTCCTCAATATTATGAGATGGATGAAGAAGGTGGCGCTTTGTGGAACTATTTCCAAGAAGTTAAGAAAGGAACACCTAAATCAACTAAAACCGTGGAAACTAAAGATATTGGAGATGGGTTCTTAAAAGACTCCGATTTAACTTTGGTTACTAACTTCTTAGGTTTAGTGCGTGTCTTTGAGGGGTATCAGTCTGAGATTTCAGCTCAATTTCCAACTTTAAAAGAGACTTTAGAGGTTGGAGAACATAACAAAGCTCTAGCAAAAGAGTATGTAAACTCGATGGTTGCTTTTGTGAAAGAGCATAGAGATATTACTTCTTATCCGACTCCTAAAGTGACTATCACTTCTGACACAACTTATTTGAGAGCAGTTTCCGTAGCTAATTACCTTTTGAAGAATAAAGATAAGGTAGGATTGAGTAAAGGTGTTGATTCCGTATTTGTGGGGTATCTCACTGCGCTCACCACTTGCTTGGAGTTGGCTTTAGAAAACATCACTTTTGATTTTATGAGTTCTGAGTTTGTTTCAAGTTATAAGAGTGGGTTAGAATTGTACTTAAGTAACTTGTCTGATGAAACGGAAGAAACAGAAGAACCTTTGGAGACAGAAGACGAGGTTTCAGAAGAACCAAACGAAGAAGATAAAAATAGTGAGAAGTACCAAAGTCTTTACGATAAACTAGAGAGTTTCGGACTTGATTTAGAGGGTGTAGAGTTTAAACCTTTAGCACGTGAGATTACCTTAGAGGGTGTAGACTTCTTACCAGAGAGTGTTTTAGAAACAGTAGGTGAGGTTTCACCATTGTTTGCAGTAATCAGTTGGTTATCAGTGAACTCGGTTTACTATTTTGATACGTTCTTTAACGAAAAAGAGTTCTTCCAATTAGCTTGCTCTTTAAAAGAGTTGGATTTATCAGATGAAGAAGCAATTAAACTAGCAAGTTTCGGTATCTTCGGTTTAGAGTCAACTTCTATTTTTGATGGTTACAATGAGTTTATTGATAAACACTCTAAACTAAAAGAACAGTTTGCAGAATTGGATAGTTACTTCGCAAATGAAGGTAAAGATTCAGAGTTTAAACAGATTAGACCTTCTTTTAAAGATTTTGCAGAGCGTTTTGCTAATGAAGTTTCTGTGGAGTTGTTGACTGCGCCTAATTATTTAGCAGTAGATGTCTTGCGTTCTGCTTATGGTTTTAATGCTTGGGGTGTTCCATTGCCTAAAGTATCTCAACTACCTAAATTAAGCAAACTTCTAACAGATTTGGTAAATACCACAAGGGTATCCTACCGTTTCCGTCGAGACTTTGAGAAGTTTGAAAAAGAGTTTGGAGCTGACGTTATTAGTCGTTTGAGTAGTAAACACTTAACCAAAGAAGGGGATTTCCTAAGTCATGCTATAGACCCTCATACTTTCGTAAAAGTAGTAAGTAGCATTTTCAGTTACTATCCACCTAGCGAAGTAAGAGATATTAGTGGGGTGTTCCAAAAAGCCTTAGAATTAGTAGAGAAGAAAGAAGGTGAGATTAGTGAGTAAAGTACAAGACCAGATGGAGAAAATCTCAAACCAACTTGGTTTAGGTTTAGACAATCAACAGATTGTAGATGTAGTCTACAGTTCTGTAGAGGAATTAGTAGAAAACGGACTTGAAGGTTCAGATGAGGTCGTTTATTTCTATGCTACTTGTATGTTAGCTTGTGCCTTCGGTCAACTTTCTTTAGATAGAAAAGCAAGCGGGTTTACCTTTGGTTTTAGTGACTTAAAACCGATTTATACTCAGTTAGAGTCAGAGTTAGCAGTTCATTCTGTTGAAAACCAACTAAAAAATCAGTTAGCGGTCTCCGACTTGCGCTCTAATTCTTTGAAAGACTTAAAAGCCGAACAATTAGAACACTTCTTAATTGATGATATTGCGACTGTTTCAAAGGCTTTAGATTTAGAGTTTGACCCCACTTCGGTATCTTCAGAAGTCAAAGACAGTTTGGTTTCTGTTGAAGATGAGACTTTCGCTAGAAAAATAAAGGCTTTAAAGTCGTCAAGTAAATTGAACGCTGATGTGGTTTCTTTGGTTGACTCTTTGCTTGATATTTATGATTTTGCTTTTGAAGCAGGCTATGAATTAGATAAATACGAAGGGGTCGTAGTTGGTCTACCTGATCTGCCTATGGTGATTATCCAAGGAGAACAAGCAGTCCAACCAAATTATACTGCATCTTACTATGCAGGAGAAGCTATGTTTTCTCCTCTTCGCTCTATTTCGGTAAACACTTCAAGACAAGTAGACTTAAAAGAAATTGTAGAGTCAAGTAAACCTATTTATTACCCTTACAAGATGTTGGAGTTTGCTTTAAGTCGTAAAGTAACGGTTCAAAAAGATGATTTGAACTTCCCTTCAGTTCCTATGAAGTGGAAAGGTTCAGATGGTCAGCGTGAATCGATTAAAGATTACTTAACAAAGAGAGCTTGGGAGTATTTGGTGTTGGTGTGCGATACTTACCAAGATGGGTATTTTTGGTCGGATAAGGTTGCTTACTTCGGTAAAGGTGCAACAAGACCGATTACCCCAACCGACAACCAAGTATTTAAAGATTATCTAGCTAAGTTCAAAGCTACTTTCTCAACATTTTCTATCTTGAAAAACCATGTAGGAATGATGGAAGACGAGAAGTGGGCTTCTGCTGAGTGGGTGGTATCTGCTCCAATTTCTGAACTCCAAAACAGTGAATTTAACCATAGCAGTGCTTTATATACTGATGTTTTTGAATACGGTGGTGATTTTGAAGCTCCTTTAGTCAAAGACTTTAAAGATGTTAGAGTAAGCCACTATTCTCATATTGCAAAACCAGAGATTGCAGAAAGTGAGCCTTTATTTGCATATAAGGCTTTGGAGTCTTTACAGAGAAAAGGCGAGAAATTAACTTATGGCTATCAGTTGTTAGGTAAAGGTCTTGATGGTCGTATTTTGACGGCTTCAAATGACATGACGGCTGCAGTAAATGCAGGAGCTAAATTGGTTCTCACTTATTGGGCAGGTTCTCGATCAGGTAAGGGGGTCTCTATTTCCAATGGTTTAGCGGTATCAATCGCTAATGGTCGCCCAGTATTTGGTGGTGATGGTAAACCAGATACAATGGTTCCTTACTACATTGCGTTTGGTGGAGCTGATGAAAAAGGTATTCCAAAAGGGTACTTTATTCAAGCAGGGGTATTCAATAAATCTGCTATGCCAGTTGTGAACAACATTTCTGAACAGTTGGATTGGGATAATAACCCTACTATCATGGGTTGGTTTGATAAGTCTATACCAAAATGGTTTAGTGGTGTAAGTAGTTCTCAAAAGCGCTACACAGGTGCTTGGGGAGATATGGCTTTCTATCGCCACATGTTGCTTGTTATGGGTATTGTTTCACTTCGTGCTACTGTAAAGGCTAGTGATGTTGCTCTCTATGAGAAACTTGGGGGTGATGAGGGTATCCTTGGAATTTTCGATGAGGTAACAAACTGGTCGAACTTATTTGGTTCTAAAGCTTTGAGTTCGAATGGTGGTTGGTTCCAAAGTATTATGTCTGATCCAGAACTTGAAGAATTTGTTGATTTAGGTAAAAATTACTTAGGTGGTTTGCTGAAAGCACAAGCTACTCGTAAATTTGAGCGTTCTTTAGAGAATAAGTCTGATGAGTTTAGAAACAGAGCTTATTTGAGAGACTTGTATGATAAACTCGATGAAAGTATGCAACTTTTGAACAAGTTGAAAAAAGCAGGTTTCCAAAATGAGGAAAGCTTGCGTTCAAGTATTTATCTAGTAGGTCAAAGTTTCAACATGGGTGGTTTCGATAAACTTCCTCGAAACAAAGGAAATGATGCTTCTTCTTTCAAGGCTGCTTGTGACTACAAAAATGGTGTAGTAGACCCTTGGTTGTATACCTTGCTGAATTTAGATACAGGTTTCATGGTGGGTTACAAAGGTACTGAGAAGTCTCAGTATTGGTCTAGTCAAAATGGTTCAGACTCTAAGCGGTATCTCACTTCAAGCTCTCGCAGATTTGCTTACTTTGGTAGTGTTGACTTCCCAACTATTCGAGATGAAAATCCACAAAATAAGGGATTGGCTCGTTCTGTAAACTCTCAAATGGAGGGTGGAGCAGTTTACTTTAAACCTTACTTAATTTTGGGTGACTCTCAAGGTTCTTGTGTTACTCAGTTGGAAAAGAACTTAGGAAGTAAAGCTGAGTCTATCAAGTCTCGCAACTCAAACCCTAACAACCCTAATGAGTGGGATGAACGCATCGGTGTTCTAGGGTATTTGAAGGCTTTAGGTTCTAGTGATATTAGTAAGTCTTTTGTTCGAGCTAGAGAGATTGCTGACCTGGTTGTAGCACAAATGGGTTACACGGGTTCTTATTTAGAGTTCTTGTTAGATTTAAGACCTGAGTGGAACTTCTCTTGTGAAGATGTTGTTATGGCTTTCACCAACCAAGACGCTTATTTAGCTAAGAAGAAAGAAACAGTTTACTACAAAGTAGATGAGTTGTTAACAGAACTCCAAGAGTTTAAACAAAGTGGTGGAGCAACTGAACAGATTTCAGAAGGTTCTAATGTTGTAGACCTCCGCCCAGAGTTCGCGACTAAAGAGGTAAAAGCAGATGAAGTCGAAGAACCAACTTCTTCTCTTGATGAAGAAGATACTTCAAACTTCTCAGACCTTCACAAAGAAATTATCTCAGAACCTACCTCAGAGTCCCCAGTTTCGTCTGAGAGCGATTTGAACTCCACAGCCGATAACTTAGAGGGTGAACCTCAAAAATGGACTAGAGAGCAGTCTGAGCCTTCTGAGAACGTACAGGTGAAAACACCTAATGTAACTGACTCTGTAAATGTTGCATCAGCTCTAGCTGGTCAATTAGGGGTATCCGAATCGGCACTTATGTCCGTTTTGCAGTCTGCTTTTGGTTTGCAAGGTTCTAGTATTCCTAAAGTAGAGACACTTGTGTCTACTGAGGAATTGAATGATAGAACGACAATGAGCCGAGTTGCTTCAAATCAAGCAGGTGTAGTCATTAAAGATGACCAAGATTTAAGGGAGTATTTGTTAGAGGACATTTACACTTACTTTGGTGATTGGAGTAGAGTTCGTAAAATTGAAATTATTGGTCGTCAGTTGTACTTCAATGGTTTACTTTATGAACCAGAGAAAGAGGGTATCCAATTTAGCCCTGAGGTTTCTCCATATTCTATTTCCTTGTGGAATAGTGGTGGTTTTGGGGAATTGTTTGATTGGAAGTTAATTCGACAATATTTGAATCCAACTTCATTGGTATTTGACTCTATGGATTATGCTTATAGAGAGTTTGACCTTATGGAGTCAAGTAGTTCTAAGGTTGTAGTGGAAAATGCCTTTAAGCGTTACTCTATGTTACAAGATTTGCAAGTCGGTACATACACCTTCACAAGAGCAGAAGTTGAGGAAATGATACTTGAAAGACAACCATTCTTATCAAGTTATGACCGTAGACAACAAGTCTTCCGTAGAGGAAATAGCAAAGGTAAGTCTTTCCGTCAAAAACGTTGGCAGAAAGCAAGAGAACACATGGCTGAAGGTCATACTGGTAGAGCAGTCGCTTCGGCTATAGGTGCAGGTCTTGGGGTTGGTTTCCAAGGAGCAAGTCATGTCGGTGGTTTCTTCAATAAGGCTGCAAGAGTCTTCCGTCAAGCAGGTTCTTCTGTAGCTGAGAATTGGAAAGAAATGGACAAGTCGAAACACTAAGGATAAGGGTATCCGCTTTCTCTCTTAGGTTTTCAAAATGTAGTTAAGAGAGCTAACGCTCTCTTTTCTTTTTACCTTTTTGCTAGTTGATTACTTGACATTCTTACAACTTTTTGATATAATAAAACAAATTAAATCAATAGGAGAACCTAAGTTTGAAAGTAGAAAAAGAAAAGGTAGAGCTAACCTCAGAAACTCTACCACAATTACTAGAGAAATTATATAAGTCACAAAATCACGTTTTGGTTCGCATTAACGGAACGGTCATTTTGGATTTATTAGACTTAGATGGTTTGAAAAAGCTTTTAATTACCAAAGGGTATCCTTATGTTACCGTGGTTTCCAAAAGTTATGGGTACGAACTCAATGTTCCACCGTCAATAGAAAGGTAGGCTTGTTATGTTCATTTTAAAATCAGATGTTTCAAAACCCTCTAAGCTAAAGGGAACCTCTTTGGTTTCGCTTTGTAAACTGTCAGTAAACAAATCGTCTAGGGAGAATATCGCTCGATTTAGCGCTTTTGTAAATTCCCAAACAAGTGAGGTATCCTCAGTTTCCTTAAATAAACCGGAAGCTTACTTCCATGCAAGTGATATGCTTATTTTCTTGCAAGGGTTGGTTGGTCTTCTAAACAAAGGTATTCACATTGAATTGTCGATTTACGGTGATGAAATTATCAATTTGGTTGGTCGTTTTATTTATGATAATCGTATTTCAGACAGTGAAGTTGAGTTGCACTTAGAATTACCTCCTAGGTTAGACGAAGAGCATGGGGAAGTAGATATTGTGCGTTTTGACTCAGAAGGTTTCTTGAAAGAACCTTATAAAATTGGGTATTTTGATTATGGTTATTTCAATCATATTTAATAAATTAGAAAGATAGGTAAAAGAAAATGTTTATTATCAAATCAGGAATTTATCAAAAACCAAGATTGAGAGGTAAGTCACTTGTAGACTTATTTGGACTTTCAACTCGAAAGTCTTCTTTGGAGAATTTAGAGTTGTTTACAACTCAAATTAAATCTCTTATTCAGAGTGGTGAGCTTGGAGGTAAGGTTGTTAATTTCCCTAATATGACAAGTTATTTCCACCCAACACACCTCAGAGAAGTTTACGAATACTTGCGGTATCTCATTATGGAGTGCGCAGTCACAGTTGACTTTTCAGTTTACGATGGTACTTTGATTAACTTAGTTGGAGAAAGTATTTTACGAGGTTCAGTTTCAGATGACCAAGTTCGTATTCAACTTGAACTTGAAGGTGGTGGGAGACGAGAATTGCGCTTTGACGAGCAAGGTCGTATCCATAATTGGCCAGTTGCTTATTTTGAACCTAGCGCTCCATTTGATTTAGGTTTGTGAGGTAAAAATGACTGTTACAAATTTAGTCCAAGAAATATTTGACGAACCGAATATCCAAAGCCACGGTTCGCTTTGTGATTTTACACTTCAACGTGGGTTTAATACACACCATGTGCGCATTATTTCAAGAGATTCTAACTACAATGTGTATGTTTTTAAAGTTATCGAAGTCTTGCGCAAAAGTGATAAAATTGGTGAAGTTAAACGTACCAACTACTTTAAAACCTTGGAAGAATTGGATTTGCACCTTAGAAACATTAGAAAAGGGTATCCCAAGTTTGAGTTCCTTCCCAAATTTTAAGTTTAACTAACTAGAAAAGAAAGAAGTCCAATGTTTGATTTATTTAAAAATTTAAAGTCTAAATCCACTTTGTCTGAAATGAACCCTAAACGGTCATATAGCAAAGCTGAACTTGACACTTTAGCTTTGCTTATTAAAAACAATTCAGTGCGACAGAGTGCCTTTGAGAGTGCTTATGAAGAAGTTGAAAGTAAGTTAGAAACGCATAACTTAGTTCAACAGAACGCTCAAAAGCAAATTGAAAAATCAGATAAATTAGTAGATTTGACGTCAGAAACAGAAGAGGTTGTTACGAAGATAGTAGATGAGTTGGTCTCTCAGACTGTAATTTGGGATTCCGAATTAGGAGATGTACTAGCTTTACCAACCCCTATTCAACACTATGGGAAAGAAGTAGCTCCGAATTTAGAAAAACAGCTTGGAGTACAGTTCACAGGGTATCTAGCAAAGCAAGATGTTTCCGAACCTAGTGGTAAAACCTTACTAAGTCTTTACAAACGCTACATTGAGACTGGAAACATGCACCTTTATCATACGTTCCGCCAAGGCTTAGACATTTTGGATATTGATGAGGTGCTTTATCGCTTATTGCATTTAGATCCAAACGCTATGTCAAATTGGTTACTTCCAATTAAGCAAGTTGTAGATAAAACTAGGTTTTTCAAAATCCCAAAAACTCGCATTATCAAAGTGCCGTTAACGTTATTGCAAAGTACACGTGTCTATGAGTTTCAAGATTTAAACCCTTTAAGCCTTGAAATTATCAATCAATATGCTCAAAAAGTTTTCGATTTAGACTTAGATAAAGACTACTTTATCAAGACGGGAACGTTCTCGTCTAAGTTTGACTTTAGGAACGCCAAAGTTACAAAAGGTCAAGAAGTTTCAGAGCTAGGTTCTTACTTGTGGTTTATCCAACACCAAGCAAGTCAGTTCGCTTCACCCTTAAATAATCGTGTGGTTTATGGAGTCTCGTCAAACAATGAATGGGTCGTAAGAGAGTTCATTGATGACGTGGAAAACAATCCTACAATCTACAATGGTCTGCCTTTGCACACAGAGTACCGAGTTTTTGTAGACTTCGATACAGAAGAGATTATCGGTATCTCTCCTTATTGGGAGCCTTCGGTTATGAAAGAACACTTCTTGGACTTAGGTAGTTTAAATGATGTTCAAAAGCAACACGATTACATCAACTACATCAACCATGAAGAAACTTTGATGAAGCGCTACGAAGAAAACAAGGACTTAGTAGTATCTGAAGTTTCAAAACTGCTCAAAGATTGTAAATTAAAAGGTCGATGGTCTATTGACATTATGCAAAATGGCTCAGATTTTTGGTTGATAGATATGGCCAGGGCTTTGGAATCTGCTTTGTCTGAGTGTGTGCCAAAAGAAAAATTAAAACAAGATCCTTTACCTTTCATGATTGAAGATGGTTTGCTTGAAGTAGGAGAATTATGATGTTACATAGACTTGAAATTTATAAGGAGTCTTACTCTTCCATAAAAGATAAAGCCTCCGAGTTCAAATTGAAATTGTTACAAAGGGTTGAGAGCGAAGATTTGTCAGCAGCAGTAGACTTCGGTATCAGTTTCATGCGCTCAGAGTTTGAGTTCGCAGAGTTGGGTGCTGATGATATAACTGTAGGTAGTTTTATATGTTCTGACCCAAGCGGTTTAGAAACTTCTGTAAAAGAAGAAGCTTTACGTTTACTTTATCAGTATTTAGTAGGCGATTTGTACTCATTTATCCCTATTACTTTTTATGATAAGAGAGTTTGGTCTAAGGTTTCTTATATTATTAAATATGAAGAACTTGTTTCTGATGGAGAAAATTCCTAAAATGTGTTTAACCTATTCAAACTTAGGACTAAGAACGCTTATAGGGGAACGAAATACAAAAGGGGTTTGTCAGTGAATTTAGAAGAAAGAACACAAATTGAAAATAGAGTAGCACAACTAAATCAGCAAGTAAAGGATAGTGGTATCCCTCAACTGCATTATGATTTTGATTCTGAGGATGACTTAGTTCAGTTAAGTTATATTGCTAATGGCTATAATGAATGGGTTGGTTCTGTTGTAGACTCTACTCCAATAGAAATACTTGGGTGGTTGAAAACTCAAGAAACTCAGCTTTACTTGTACAAGCAACTGATTTCTTATTTTGGAAGTGGTTTTGCTCACGCAATTATTCCAAATGACTCTACGGTAACTTTGACTTTAAGTCACTTGACTTACGTTTTCAGTTACGATAGAGAGTATTTAGTTATTTTTGCTTACAAGAATTACATTGGCAAAGACTTAGCTAAGTCAGGTTTTAAATTGGGTGAATTGAAGTTAGAGATACTTGGAATGCCCCATAGCCGAGAGCCTTTAGGTACTAAGGTTTCTATGACTAGAGTTTGTCATGAGACGGAAGTAGTGAAGCATTTAGATTATATTATTAGCACGTTTAAGCAGTTTGAAGAGATGGTTGTAAACCAAAGCAATTAAGAATTGAGGGAGAGTATGTATTTAGACGGAAAACAACAAGTAGAATTGAAAGTTGAGCAACTTAATCAGAGACTAACTGAACTCGGTATCCCTCAACTTCGCTTTGAATTTGAACCGAAGTTAAGTTTGATTAGATTGACTTATCAGAGAAAGCCTTGCTTTGATGTCATTGATTATGAAATTAGCGATTACTATGACGATCTTATAGAATGGTTAAATTATCACGAAGGTAACTTGTTCCTATACCAACAGCTGGTATCACATTTTAAAGGCGCATTCGCTCGCCTTATCAAACTTGATGATGGCAGTTTAGGCTTGACCTTAAATGGTTTGACTTATCAATTTGGTTACTTGAACGGTCAGTTACTTGTAGTTTGCTCTAAAAACTACGAAAAAGACTTACTTGAGTTGGGTACTAAACTTGGTGAGATGAAAATTGAAAGAGTGATTGTTCCCAAGGAAAAGAACCCTATGTGGTCAAAATGTAGTGTAGGAAAGATGATTCATGAAACAGAAGTTGATGAGACTTTGCTTAGAATTGAGTCTGATTATAAGAACTTTGAAGATATGTTTGTATATCAAACGGCACAAATTACAGATAACTAGAGGTAAATTGTGAAGATTACAATTCCAAAATAAAGAAAGAGAGAGGTATGCCCTCTCTTTTCGCTTGACAAAATAAATCAATTTTGATATAATAGAGAAAATAGAAATTGAGGTAGTAACTATGAGTAGTATTGCAAAAGTTGTTGAAACGTTCAATGATGGTCAGTGGGTCACACTGTTACTTTATAACGAAATTACTAAAATGGGGTTTTACTACACCTTCGCAACTTCCGACTTAGTTTACAAATGGTCTGAGATTTTGAAAGACTTACGTGAGTTAGATACCTCTAATCATCCAAAATCTGCAACTGTCATTAGTCGTCCGTTTGACACTGTTGATGAACTAATTAGTTATTTTGAAGATAACTTGTTATAGTGAGGTGTAGTTATGGAAGTTAAAGAAAATACAAAACTAATCACATTTAGAGAGTCGTATCGTGGAGAGACTTATGTTGCTTTTGCAGAAGACAAGACTGAAGTGTATGTATTTAAAAATTTTTTGAATTGGGTTTCTTGGTATTCTTACTCATTTTCTAACTATTTTTATGTTTTAAATAAAGATAGCCTAACTAAAATTGTAAGTGATTTTGAAACGTTTCTGTCTTTAAGTGACTCTTTTAAATATTGCGAGTACGGCTCTGAAGAAGCTGACTTAAAAGTAGTAGCTCAATTTTATAGGGAAAACGGTCGCCTACCTACTAACTTGCATAGAGGTAGCAGAAGTCGTTCAATTAGTGTAGATTTTGAAGTAACCATTCCGTCCTTACAAGATGGTAACATTCTACACGAAGATTTAGCACATCGATACTATACTGTGGTTATTACAAACTTAGAAGATGTACGGTACTTAGAAGATTACTAAAGAGAGGTATATCCTCTCTTTTCGCTTGACTTAATTAAATAATTTTGATATAATAGAGAAAATTAGAAATGGAGATTGGGTTTATGAAGCCAACACTACTAGATTTTAACAAATTGGAGTCTATGGTAATTCGTGGAGATTATCAAGGGTTTAAAGGTCATGGGGCAAAAGGTAAGGGTTATTTGCAACCTATACACAATGGACAACGTAACCGTAAAGCATTGTTCAATGATTTAAGAAAAGTTTTCGCTCGCGAATTGGGTATCTATTCTGAGTCTGACCTTTCACCTCGTCAAAAAGAATACATCAATCGTATTTTGAACTTGAAGTTGAATGAAACAAATCAGTTGAAGTTAGAGAGTTCTAAGACTCGTCAATTAGCTTTTGTAAGAGCAGTAAGAGATTATGTATCGCAAGGGAAGTATTTTTATTTCATGTTTGGACAAGAATTGACGCTTATGCAATTAAAGAAGGAGATTTGAGATGTCTAATCTATCTAAATTTCGACCAAATAAAGAAAATCAAGGTGTTGATATTAAGACAGTTCGGTGTGACACATATTCCTCTAGCTTTGAAAGTTTGTACAATACTTACACAACATACTGTGAGGAACATCCTAACGGTTCTTGGTTCCCAGAGTTTCAACGTGGGTTGGTTTGGACACAAGAACAGAAAGAACAGTTGATTTTATCTATGCTCAATGGTTTGCCTATTGGTGCGTTTTACCTAAACGATTGGTGGTTTGACGAGGATGAAAAGCGTGCTAAAATGGATCACGTTTTATTTGATGGTCAACAACGATTTACTGCAATTTTGGATTTTCTTACTGGAAAATTTCCTATTACCTTTGAGGGTAAAGAATATTATGTAACTGATTTGTCTTTCCAAGAATGGCTAAATATCAAGCGGTATCCAATCAGCATTGTCCACTCTTACATTGAAGCTTGGAATGACTTAATTGACTTTTATGTTTTGATTAATAAGGGTGGAACACAACATACAAGTGAAGAGTTTCAAAAGGCTTTGGATTGTAAGGAGTAAAGACATGAAAAAAGAAGAAGTAATTTTAACTAACTTAGAACAAATAGTGGAACACAGTGAGGTTGAAGGATTTTTAACAGTTGGTAGATACTTGAAACAAACACCATCAAATACATTACAGTATTTACATACATCCTCGGATGGTTCTCTTTTAGAGGTTGACATTTATGCAACTGTGGATGGTCAGCTGCGAAAGTCGGTATCTTTTGAAAGTTTTGAGCAATCTAAAGGTTTCCCTATGGAAGTTACTTTAGCTGATTTAGAAAATGCTATTGAGCGCAGTAAACACCAAGCTCCTTTGAGATATAGAGGAATTTGTGCAACTAAGTGGGAAGAAATCAAGTTTTTGATTGGAGAAGTATAATGCGCACAAAACAACTATTAAAAGTAGTACAAACTGTAAGTTCAGATATTCAAACTTTGTTGAATTACTTGGCTTTAAGTGAGGAACATTATGGGACTCACGCTATCGTAGACCCTTTTGGAAAAGTTTTGTTGGAACATAAGTTTCACATGACGGGTAAAGGGGAAATTGTGAAAACTGTAGTACACGAAGATGGTTTTGAGCAACCAACTCATCCCGTGAAATTAGCTAAATTGACTTTAGAAGAACTATTAGCTATTGTGAGTTACACGAAAACTCAACCATCATCTGAGCACTACAAAGATACGTTTAAGAACAAGCTGGAAGAGATTGAGAAAGTCACACAACTGAATTTAGGTTTAAATGATGTTTTGAATTAGATTGAAAGGAAAATTACATGAACTCAACAAAAATTTGGTTCTCGTCTAATATTAGCATGAGAGAAGAGTTTTATAAACTCTTACATAATGCACCAGGGGTATCACGTAAAAAGCTCCACCAAATTGGTAAAGTTGAAAATTATAATTGGGGTGCTTACCCTCACTATTATGTAGACAACATGAAAGAACTACATGGTCTCATGCGCTCCCTAGAGCGCATTGAAAAACCTTATAAGGTTAAGGGTTTATGGCTCACACCACACAGTAGAAAGAATGAGTTCAACTTATTCATTGAATTTGATTTAGTTTAGAAAGAAGACAAAACATGGATACAATTTTACTTGAAACTTTCCCTTACTCACAGAAACAGAAAGGTGTGTTTAGAAAGCTTTCGGCTTTTGTGCAACAAGCTTTAGTGAGTGAAGATTTTGGAACTTATGGTAAATTAAACAACTACGAATTTGACTTTAAGATTGAAGGATCAATTAACCCTATGTCTGACGGTTACGTTTACCACACTTATGTTTATCTGAGAGGTAAAGTAGTAGCAGTAGTTCAAGCACTTGCGCCTAGTATGATAAGAATTGCAGTTATTCCGCCTACGGAGATTGAACGTGTAATGCGCAACTCAGAATACTTAGATTTCACAGAGTTGCAAGACACTGAGGTACATTTGTGGTTTAATGACTTGTTGCTTTTAACTACAAAAGAAGTAAGACAAGCTTTGCAATTTCCATTTGGTTTCTCTGCAAGTTCTGAGACAATTACGATTACAGGACTTAGAGGAAGCCACACCGTATCTCTGGAGTTTCAGCTTGGGAGAGGGATTTGATAATGTTTTGGCTAGGTTTTTTGTTTGGTGATGAAAATCGCAAATTGAAAGAACTGGAACAACGTAAGAAAGACCGTCAAGTAGAGCGAGATAGAGAAACGCTAGGTTTTATGGTTGAGGTGTTGGCTCCTCAGTTGGACTTTATGGATAAAAATAACTTAGAGAACTTGACTTTCACTCTTTTAGACTCTTCAAAGTTCGACTATAGTTTACTTTCACAAGCACTATCAAAAGTCGGCTCTAAAATCGCGTACACGCGACTTGAAAAGTTCGAAGGTAAATTCCTACTTACTCTCTACAAAAATCGACCAGAAGCGATTTCTGGGCTTCACAGAGCATATATTTTGAGACTTCTACTTTGGTTTATCTTTGCTTTAGTGTTCACGGTTCCAGTTTATTTGTTCTCGAAGACTTATCTGGATTTGTTACCACCCACTTTCTTTGCTCCAACTTTGTTTGATTACCTATTAGCAATTATTGGGGTATCCGTAATTTGGATTTGCGCCAATATTAGTTCATCTTTGGTTTTCCGACATTTTAAGCTGACTGATGACTTCAAGAACACGATAAGATTTGATAAGGTGGTAGAAGATGATTGATTTTATTCAAACCTACATAGATGATTTCAATGAGTTTTTACCAAAGACTTATGTGAGTTCACCTATTTCTCAAGCAGTAAAAGACAAGTTAATTGAAGTTATGTCTAAGGAGATTAAGGAATTTATCCATTATAACCAAGATGGGAATTTGATGGATACTTCGATTGTAGTTGAAGATAAGGCTCCCTTTGACTTAGGTTTACTTCCTGAAGTTTTAGAATTACTTGGTTGCAACTTCACCTATTACAAGTGGGAGAAATTAGGTTCTGTACATGAACTAACTTTGTACAGAACCAAACCTCCAAGAGACAAACGGTATCGCTTAAATCTTGCCTTTTTCGTAGGTGGTTATATTACTTCAATTTTGTTTGCATTTGCTAGTATGGGTCTTTTATATTATTTCTTCTATTTGTTAGATACCCATAGTACAAAACCCACTGAGGTAGTTCAACCTCCAATTTGGTTTGTGGTGGGTGCTATGTTGTTCATGACAAGTTTAATGGTTGTTTTCTGTATAGACGCTTACATTTATTTCTTTAGAAAAACTTCAGTAGCACACTTTCTACGTCGAGAAGTGCATTTCGGAACGCTTGATTCTATTGACAAACCGACAGTTTTGTGCTAAAATATGGGTATTCAAAGTTTGAAAGGACAACAACATGAAATTGTTTAAAAAGCGTTCTTATTCTGAACTGCTTACTAAATATAATCTGCTTTTAACTGATGATTCAGCGTTTAATGAAGAACGCCAGAAATTAGAACTTTTAACTTCTATAATTCAACCCGAAGTTGAAAAAGCGAAAGAGCTTGGTATGGTTGATTTTACAGTTGATGTGACAGATGTAGACAACATGGAATATGACTATTTGGGTATCATTATGGGCAAACTCGAAAGTCCTTACATTTACTGCAAATTTTTCAAGTTGAAAGGTCGCCTTTATCTGACTTGTGCTAAAGAGAAGTTTAAAGCTTATAAGCGCTTAAGTCATTTAGAGAATTGGATGCTTTTAATTTCTGCTCTACTTGCTTTGGTAATTAGTCCTTTAGTTAATAAGTTTGTGATGTGGGTATTCCGAGATTCTTACGATCTCTCTGTACCTTCCCCATTTACTACTGAAGGTACATCTATTTCAGGAAGTCAACTTCAAACCTATGTAACTACGCATGGTTTTGTACCAGCCTTTACTTTCTTTGGTAGTTTGTTAATTGCTATGGGTTTGGTCTTGTTGTTCACTAGATACAGTAAGTATAGCCCTTACAATAAAAACGTTCTCCGTTGGTCAGATGTAACAAAACATTAAGAAAAAAGCAGTTTTGCTCTTTTTCTATTGACTTTTTCTTTTTATTTTGATATAATAGAGAAAATTGGAAGAAGAGGTTCAACTATGAAACAACCTAAAACATTCACAGATTTGTTTACAACTACATTGATTCTGATTGAGAGAAATCCTTTAGTCTTGGATTTTAATGGGGTGGAGGGTGTCTTACGGTCACAATTCGGTCACCACTCGGTATCCTTACTTGACTCTCAAGTTTCCGAAAAACACTTCAGTTTATATGGTGGGAACAGAAATGATGACTACTTACTCCCAGACAGAGAAGTTCGAGTGTATAGTATTCAAGTAGGGAAAGAGGTTTTTCGCTTGACTATTAAGAATACAGATAAGCAAACAAACAATAAGTTTTATGTTACAGAGTTATTTGCAGAGCGTCCGGGTATTTCCTTGTTGTCTATTATTCAAGACAAGTTACAGAAGTTAGGTTAGGTAATGAAATGAAACTTTACGTTATTTACTTGAACTTTGTAGACACGGTATCTGGTACTTTCAGCGCCCAACATTGCGTTTGTTTGTCTACGGATAAAACTTTAATGGAGTATATTGGTCGTAAGTACAAGAAACGCACTAATACGGATTGTTTCCCGGCACAAGTTTATGAGTTTGAAACTTATACTTGGGATGATTTACAAGAAAAGTTTGATTTAACTCATCAACAAATTCAGTATTTCTTAAATCGTATGGAGGATAAAATGATTGTAACTGAGTTTGAAATGAACAAATATGAGTTTAATCTTGCTAAGTTTATAGCACAGTATACAAATTAGAGGGGTAGTATGTTTATGTTCAAAAAGAAGTTAATTTTAGCAAGCTATCCCCTAGTACACTTAGGTTTATTTGCTTTTACTTATTGGCTTTCATGGTTATTTGTTACTGCTGCAAAACTCAATCAATTAGATAACATTTTACTTGTAGTAGGGGTATTGGTAGGTTTTATTTTACAACCTTTGATTTTAGATGACTCTTACTTTGAACTGTTGCTTTCAGCTTTTTCTAAGCAAACACAACAAAAATGCAAAACCTACTGTAGTTATTTAGATAAAGTTTCATTGGGTTTGTTCATTTCGTTAGTGGTATCTGTCTTTATCGGAGAACCTTTTTATAGCTCAGTAACCGAGTTTTTGCTCTATATTGCATTTGGTTTTTATATAAGCTCAAGCGCAGTAATTATGTTATTTTTAAGTAAAAATAGATGAGGTTAAAATGATGGATGGTTACGTTTATGTTCAGTGTTACGATTGTGGTTACAGAGGTTTAACTCCTATGTTTATAGGTGAAACTACAGAAGATATAACTTGCCCTAACTGTGGCTCAACTGATGTTGAAGTAGATTAGAGAGAGGAGGTTTTACGTTTTGAGTGAACTATTTCAATTTTACAAAACCTTGAACTTCGGTTGCAAGGTTCAAGTGCTTCGGATTTTGACGCTTATTCCAACTATTGTCTTTCTTTTAGCTTGGCACTTTGTAAATCAGACTCAAGTACGGTTCTATTTGGAAACAGGGTTAGGAGCTTTATTGATTTTAGTAATTACCTTGCTACTAGTAGACATTGTTTATGAGGTTAAAACTTTTGACCATTAAAGAGTTATATGAATTAGTGGTATCTTATAAAATCAATAAAAGTCAAAGTTATTCCTTGACTTTTTCTACTGTTTTTGATATAATTAAATCATTAAATGAAAGGAAATAATAGAATGACTAAAACAGTACAATTATTTGAACTTCGTATTCCTAAAGCCCATTTTCCAGTAAACGACCCAATGAGCGTGTATGACATGGGTTTTCTCAACAAATTTTGGGACACTTTAACTCCTTTGAGTAAGGAGTTAGAGCAATTTGAAGTTGGTCTTCTTACAAATATTGGGATTACAAAGCCACCTTATCGAAAAGAACTATCTGATGGTACAACAGAGGTTTACACAGTAGGGGTTCTCTGTTTTACTGATTCCTACACTAAAGTTTATGAGCCGATTAAACCCTTGGCACATTTATGTTGGCAAGAATTGATTACGTTTAGTACGAAAGTTCCTCTAAGTTTTGATGCTTTGCATCTGCGCACAAAACATGATTCACCGTTAAATTGGTTGCTATTGACCACTCAAGGCTCGATTTTTGCTCTAGCTCAAGAGAATTATTAGAAAGTAGGTTTGAACCATGAAACTTCAAGAAGTACCAACAGTTCTCGGCATCCGAGACTTTAACCTCCCAACCAAAGAGGGAGAAGACGTCCAACTTACTGCAGTTTTCCACAGCAAGGTAACGGCTTGCACTCCAGACCACAAACCACTCACAAGCGTAGTAGAGACTCTATACCTTCAAACGGAAAAAGGTCTCCGCTTGTTGTGGACTGCGCACAAAGACCGAAGATACATTAACCGCAATTTTAAATCTTATCGCTAACAATTCCCTTGCGGTATCCCACAAATCCAATAAAAGTTGAGGGTATTCCTTGACTTTTTCTTTTGTTTTTGATATAATTAAGAAAATGATGAAAAGAAGGACATTAACATGACAACGAATGTGGATCAAGAAATTAAAGAATTAGAAGAAAGATTAAGTTCTCTAAAAGCAGAGCAACAGTTGTTGCGAGCGCAAGAGAGTTTGAACAAAGAAAAAGCAGCAAGCTTGCTTGAAGATGAAAGTTTGGCTGAGTTTCTTCAGCAATTACAAGAAAACCTAGCAAACGCTGATTTAGGTTTAGCTTTAAGTCTCAATTACAAACAGAATTGGGTATTTTTGGTCAAAGATGACAAATCAAAAGACGGTCTTTCAGAAATTAAAGTTCTTGACCTTAAAGACAAGTGCATTTTCTATGGGTCTGTAGAGAGTTACAACCAAGAAATTACCGTTGAACTTATTCGAACTTGGTTAGCCGGTGCTTTGGGTCTTGTTGGTTTTCTAAAGAGAGTTAAGTCAAGGTTAACACAAGATTGTCTTTATGGTATTACATTTAGCTCTTACGATAGTGCTTTCGATAAGATTTACTTTACCTTGAGTCATTTCGTATTGGACTCTTATGACTGTGTTTTGACTGTAAAATACCCCTACAACTTAAAATTGAGCCAACAACTCAACTTTGATGCTGAGTCTTCAAGTATTTATTTCTTAGGTGGTGGGGTATCCTTGGTGACCCAAGCAAACTCATACTATATTCATGATGAAGACTACATTGGGAATTTTAAACAAAAACTAACCGTAGAAAGCTCATTTACAAAACTTACTGAGCTAGGTGAAGTTGCAAAAGTATTGCAAGATAAATTGGCTACGTTTTATGAAGCGATTGAACCTAAGTTTGAGTAGCTTAAAGGTAGGATAGACTAATGAAAACAACAGAAGAATTAAGAAAAGAGCTTGAACGTTGGAAAAGAGAGGAATATGAGGGTTGTTTAGACCTTTCTCATCTCATTCAACCTTTGGAAGCGCTAATTAAAGCATCAGAAAAAGGCGACTTGCTTTTTGGAGATAAGCAAGTTCAAAGCAAATTAGCTTTTGTAAATGACTTACTCACTAATAGTGGTATCCCTCTTGTGGTTGCTCGTAAGTTTGATTTTTTAGAATCCACTCACTTACGTGAAGAAGAAGGGAACTATAAGGAATTGGTTTTACTTTACCGCAGAAAAGATAATCAAGGTTTTCAGCTATTAGATACATTTGAAGTAGTTGAAACAGTAGGAGACTTACTTGACCAACTAACTATGATTGAACAACAGAAAGATTTGTTGTACTTTCTTTGTTCCTTAACTAAAACAAAAGGTAGACCTCCATATTATCGAGGTCAGTTAGGTAAGGGAGAACTTAATTTTCACTACTTTGGTGAAGAAAGTAGTTTGGTTGATGGTTCAACCTTGTTTATCACTCACAATTCTGAAACTGACCGATACACGATTGGCTTTGAGAAACCTGTTAAAAGTCGTTGTGATGGTGGTGTTAAATTACCTACACTTAGGGGTATCGACACAAAAGCTACGGTTTATTTCCCAGACCTAGATCGTTTAGCTGTTATTGTAAGTAAGGATAATGTACGTTCCACTGACTTACAAAGTGCTTTGGAGGATTTGAAAACTCGCTTAATTGGGTTCTTAAGTCAAAAAGAACACGAAGTTCCATTAATGGTTCGCTTGATTACAGATTAGAAAGGTAGTTCACATGATTGACTTATTGAAAACACACAAAAATTTAAGAATTGAGTCTGAGGACATTTACATGTGGTTAAGGGACAAACCTTTGGTTTTGCGTTCTTTACTTGCACTAACAGAGCAGTTAAAAAACCACGGTTTACCTTATGTTTTGGTGCTAAACTTAGAGGGTATCCACACCTCTCCGACATTTTTAACTGTTACTTTGATGAACGATCTGGCTTGCTCTGATAAGGATAGAGTTCTTAATTTGATTACTCTTTATCGAGACACTGAAGAACTAGAAGAAGTAGTAAATTTGTTTGAGACTTTGAAAGCTTATACACCGTTAGTAAGTGCTTTGCACACTTACTCTCAAGGTAAGCGTAGTTTAGTAGTTTATTACAATGAATTGTTAAACGGTATTGTAACCTTTGACTATTATGATTACTCAGTTCGATTGGTTCATAACTCTAAGTCCTTATTATCTAATGTAATGGTAAGCACTTATTCTGACTCTGCTAACTACTTTGAGTTGAAAACTCAGAGTGCGCAAGGAAACACCCTGAGTTTTCAACTTTCCGTAGATGAACAGACTGAGTTGACTGTGACTAGCAAGAGAGATTTTGTGCCTTTGAAAGACTTAACTAAAGTAGTGGATTCTATATTCTCGGATATTTCACAATACATGGATGAAAGCCTTACCTTAACCTAATTTGAAAGGAAAAATTAAATGAAACAAAAACTAAAACAGTTCGCCACTTCTCAGTGGTTTGATTTACTAGGGGTAGCGTTAGTCCTCACGATTGCAATTTCCGCGGGGTATCACACAAAGTGGCTCAACCAGTTAGTTGATTGGGGTTCTTGGACAGTATTTGTTCCCTTTGGTTGGATTTCCGTAGTAAATGTTGCGATTTCCATGATGTCCACTCGATTTACTGGGAAATTGAGTAAGTTAGGGAATTATCTAGGTATTATCAATGCAGTCTTGTCTGGCTTAATTGACTATATTTTAGGCAATAAAGCTGCCATCATTACCTACCCAGTAACCTTCTTGATTTATCTCGGTGCTATTTACTTATGGAACAAATCGCAAGACGGTAAAGCCAACACTATTTCAAAAGCTCGTCTAAATTGGATTGTACCAACTTTGATAGTTATTTCATTTGCCTTTTCGTACCTCACCAATTATATAGGGTATCAGGGTCAAATGAACCCTCTCGCTTATGTAACAACCATAGCCTTTGCTTTGTCTTTGGTAGCTAACGGTTTAAATGCACTTAAACTTACGACTCAATGGAGCTTTTGGTTGTTCTACAACTTTGTGCAGTTAGCTAAAGCCTTTATTCAAGGGAATTTTGCTAACGTAGGTAAGTATCTTTTCTATATTTTGAATAGTCTAGGTGCTTTGTTTGTGTGGAAGGATAGTGAATAAAATGAGTGCTGAATCAGGTAAACACTTAGAAGATAAAGTAGTTATTTTAGGTAGGGTTGCTGACGATTATTACATAGATGATAGTAAGTTAAACTTCTTGATGGGACGTCTTTCCTCACAACCTTCGTCTAATGTCGTTGATTTAACTACTAGAAAGAGCGGTTTGGACTTCTTGATTGAGTACAGTGATATGGTTCAGAGCTTTCGTAAATATGGGGTTGAATGGACTTTGGAACACAATGAATTGGCTCGTAACTTCGGTAAAAGAAAGGGGTTTAATTGATGTTAATGGGAAATAACTCTACAGAGCAACAAGAAGCACTTTCACCAGAGGTGTTTTATATGCACTTAGGTAAAAATAATGTTGAGTACACCTTCAGCTCTATGAGTAGAGCAAAGCAAGTTTCAACTCTTGTGGGGATAGCAGAGAGTTTAGGATTGTCTCACTCTCAGAATTTTGTAGATACAGTAGCTATTTCAGTAAATTCTAGTTTCTACATCTCGCAAGATTGGGATGGAAACCTTTACATGGTAGGTAAATATTCAGATTTTACCTATATTTCATCTAAGACTGTAAGGGAGCTTTTATCTGAGGGTTATGACTTAGAGTTAGATGGTCTTTTAATTCTGATAACTACAAACAGAGATAAGACTGAAAGGGAACAGATAGAGTCATTAAAGGCTTTAGGAGATAAATACCCTCTTGGTTTTTCTATGTTTAAACCTGATGTTAAAGCTCAGTAAATGATTGAGGAGATAAATATGACAACAATTTTCACAAAAGCAGATATAGAGTCCATGTACGTCACTCTTGAAAAAGCAGGTTCAACATTTGAGGGAAGTAAACTTCAGTCTAAACTAGATATTTTAAAGGCTCGTGGTTATTACGTGGTAGATGTTGCTTTGGTTTCTAATCATGTAGGTGCAACCTTTCTTGTAAATACTTACCTTATACGCTATGTGAAACCTAAGTATGAAGTCCGCATTGAAGCTCAAAATTATGATTCTGAAACGAACACTTGGACTTCAACTGGTTCTAAGTCTGTAGGTCTTTACTCTTCTCAGGAAGTTGCTCAAAAAGTAGTTGATAATAAGCAGAAAGAAGGTTTCAAAGCAACTATGGTTGTTCACAGTCCTTTGGATTTACCTTTATAAACACAAAGAGAGTTTACCTTTGCGGTATCCTCTCTTTTCATTTGACAAAATAACAAAAGTTTGATATAATTAAATCAATAAAATGAAATGAGGACAAAATATGCCAAAACGCACACTTCTTTATACTGCTGAAACAGTTTACGGTATTTTCTCTTTTACAAGTGAGACAGTTGCTCTTGCTTTAGAAAAGATTGCCTACAAAGCAATGTTTGATTATGATTTGGAGCTAAAACAAACAAGTGATGATTATTTTAGATTTAAGGTAACTAATCGTTATGATTTAGAGTTCTCACCAGAGCTAGGTCTTAGACTTGTAGAAGAGTATGATCCAGAACCTTATGTTTCAACTAATAAAGTTTTAAACCTTTACAACAAAGGTTTGATTTATGAACTTGACCGAGGGGTAGTTAGTTTGAAACTTGTGGAAAGCCTTGATTTAGAAAAAGCTTTTGAACGGTATCTTGAGCTTGCGAAAGAAATTTAAAGAATGTAAAAAAGAGAGATTTACCTAACGGTATCCTCTCTTTTTCTTTGACAAATTTTATCTTTTTTGATATAATAAAGAAAATAAATCAGAAAAGAAGGTAAACTAATATGGATTTAATTGACGCTATAGACACTCGCTTACTAGATTTACAGAGTGAAATGTCTAAATTACAACTAATGAAAGAGATAGAACAAAGAAAACAAGCTCCCCAATTCGAGCTTCCGTTTTTAAAATTAAGTAAGAAATTACAGGAAAAACTTGATAGCTTGAATTCCACTTTACGTTCTAAACTGCAGATGGAAGTTGTAGTAAACTATATTTTAGGTACATTGCAGTTGGTTCAACATTGTTCTGATGTTTCGTACACTATTGCAGTTTATTCTGAAACTGAAGTGCGAGCTAAAATGGAGAAAATATTGGGAACTGCAACTACTATGAGTCCTATTCAATATTGGTTTAATGATGTTTCAGGATTAGTAAACGCTTTGTCAGTTCTACTTGAATTAACAGGTGGTAACTTTTATAAATTTGATTTAAAATACGATTTTACAAATTCCTTGCTTACATTCAATTTTAATCAATTTCAAGTTGTTGTGACAGATTTTTCTAGTGTTAGTCTTGGTCGTGTTGAAGTTTCTAAGGAAGTTGCAGGTTCACGTGCTATGAAGTTTAATCTAGGCTCTGAAGGTTTAGTGTTGGATTTTTCAAATTCTGTTAATGAGCTTATTACTGCGAAGATTACTGTCCCTTGTAATTTTTACTCTAATTCAGGAGTAATAACAAAAATAAATGAAGCTATGGAAAAGATTGAAAGCTTTTCATATAGTGCAAGAATCCCAGTATAAAACTACCTTTGGGTATCCCAAAATTTTTGGGGTTTCTTATATTTTAGAAAGGAAAATAGGAATAAATTTATGTTAGGTGATTTTATCAATTTTGAATCATTCTTAAACCCAGACAAGAAGAATTGGGATTTCGATCCTGAATCAATTTTTTACAACGGTTCTGAGCCTACAGTTACAGTTTCTCCAAAAGCAGTAGCCTTCGACATTGAGACTACCTTTGATAATTCGCTCACACCTACTGTTACTTTATCCTCAAAAGCGCCTTTGACTGCGCCTTGTGGTATTTGCCATCGTAAGGTAAAGCAGTTGTTTGCTTTAAATCAAAAGGGGTTAACATTCTTTGTCTGTTGTTATTGTTACAAGGAAAGATACAAAAACTGCAGTAAGGTCACAAAGAGCTTTATAGACCCAAGCAAACTACTGATTAACCCAAAACCAAAATTAAAGTGGGACGATATTTGCACCTACGGACAACAGTTTACTCTAGTATTAGATAAGGTAAGAAAAACAAATAGAAAGAATAAGAAGGTTTAAAACCATGAATTTTACAGAAGAATTTTTGAATGAATTTCGCAAAGTAATTAAAGAAATTTTACTAGAGGGAGACTTAGAACGACTAAACCTCGCAAAGCAGTTTCTAGGTTTTGATAATAAAGTGTTTGGAGACTTTTTGGCTCCTTTGCTTAAAGAAGAACAAGAGCTAGTACTACATCACAACCTTGCTTACTCAGATACTCCACAAAACCTCGTTGTGGTATCCTCCGAAGACCACAATTCTTTGTCTCATGGGGAGTTTCCGTCCTCAGAGTTCTTAGATAATGTAGAGTATTCAGAGGTTGCACATTCCTCGGATGAACTCCCAACTCAGACCTCAGAACTCACTTACAAGTGGTGTCCACGAACTTTTTCACAAGATGCAAGAGGTAGTTTGTGCGGTATTGTTCTCTTGACAGAGCGTGGTTTTGAGATTGAAGATGTGGAAACTGGAGAAGTCCTATACGATAATAATTTTGAGGTGTACAAACGGTTTGATTTGAGTCACGGTCTTGTGATTTCCTTTAACCTTTCAGGTCCGCGTATTTATGATATTTCTTATGAAACGACCTTAGAGCCTAAAACTGGTTTTACTTACGTTGAAAATTGTCCACTAAACAAAGATGAGGAAGGTTACTATGTTCCTTCTGATTCCGAAGGTAACTCTTTAAGAGATTATGGTTCTCGTTGTGGGGTCTTCAACCTCAATGATTACCTAGTGAAGACTTATCGCCTAGCGACTGCACACTCAGTTGACTTAGTGATTAAAGAGGGTGAACTACCACGTCTGGCTTGGGTTCACCAATAGAATAAGATTAAGTCAACTGCACACTCAGTGGTATCTGCAAAACCTTCACGAACCTTTGCCAAATATGACTTTGACTTAGAGGGTAAGAAAATCGCTATTTTGGGTTTACCAAAGTCTCAAGTGGAGCGCTTTAAGTCTCTTGTATTAACTGAGAAGAAAGCAGAAGACCTTGAAGTGATTGCTTCTAGTTCGCACAACGATACAGAATTGGTACCAGATAAGTTGAAAGACTTTGACATTGTGATTGTTGTGAAACGTTTTGTAGGTCACGGTACGATTTACCACTTGAAGAACTTACTAGATGGTTCTCAAGCTCAATTAGTTAACTCTTCTTCACACGGTTTAGATGGACTTGAAAGAGCCTTGTACAGAGGTGTCAAAGGGTATCCATCAGAAGAAGGTGCAACTGTTGTGGATTATCCACTTCTTTAAATTTTCAAAAAAAAAATAGGAGGGCTTAAAGTTCTTCTTTTTTTTATTTGCCATTATTTTCAAGTTATTTTCAAGATTTATCTTATTTTCTTGACTTTTACTAAACTTTGTGATATAATAAAAGAGAAAATCGAGATGAAAGGTAATTTAGAAAGTATTATGGTAGAAGAAGTAGGTTTGACTCGTAGTGAGTATAGAAGTAAATATCAAATTCAAGAGTCCTCCTTTAACTATAATTTACAAAATGGTAGAATTGGACTTGCAAGTAAACCAGTCCAAACAGGGGAAGTTAAGTCTCGTGTTCGAGGGGTAACTTATGTAGATAGAGCGCCCCTTACAGATCAAGAAATTATTGAGAGTGATAAATACTTGAAAGATGGCTCTAAGATTGACAATAGTGAAATTATTTCACTTCATGAATTGTCTGAGGTTGTAGGGTTGAGTCGTTTGTCTAAGTTGTCTTCTCTAGTACACGCTTTTGCAAGTGCAGAAGGAATTGAAGTCTTGCATTTCACTTGTTTTCCTTTTAAAGAGCAGTCTGTTTACTTGATTGGGTTAAGTCGTGGTCTTGAAATTCCTTTTAAGAAATGGCTTGAAGCTCAAAACGAAGTAAAAGTACAGTCTCGTAAGAACAGAGTAAGTGGAGTTGTAGCTTACCAAGAAGCGACACCAGAGGTTTTATCGAAGCTTTACCCTTACAATGTGGTAGCAAGTGCCTTTAAAGAATTTGAAGAAGACTTGTTTAGAGTCTCACCAACAAAACTAAAGGCTTACTTGAAAGACAAAACAACCAAGCAAATGCGAGATGACATTAAGGCTATTTACTTCAAGGGTATCCCAGTCCTCCAGTGGGCGGAAAAACAAGGGATTTCAAAGGCTGCAATGTACATGCGCTTAGACCGTTACACTGAGCAGTTTGCTAAAGACCAAGAGCAATTTATGTTTGGTAAATAATTAGAAGGAGCTGGTGTTTTTGAAAGAAAAGAAAGCAGATTTAGACTTAACTAAATTTCCTTCGACTCCATTTGTAAAGGTCACACAGGAGATTAAGAACTACTGGGAAAAGACAGTAGTAAACAACGTTTTAAAACAGTTGTACCATGACAAGAAGTACAAGTTCAACACTCGTTTGTGGAGTGATTTGGAATATGTGCAAGATGGTTTAGACTTAGATATTAAGATTGACCGTACCATTACCTTGAAGGTAGAGAGTATTGAAATTCCAATACAGCTCCACTTGTGGATGACAAAAGATGTAGATATTTCGTTAAAACCCTATAGTTTGAAGAACTTACCCTCATGTAATTTAGGCGCTGAGTTTATTCTCCCAGAGCGCAATTACCACATTCCTTTGGGTTACACACGTGAAACAGAGAAAATCTTCAAGATTCAACTTCACCGTATTCACCAAACTTTAGTGAAAATTCGCAAGGAGAATAGCCTTGTTGGAGAGGTTAGAATCACAAGAACTTCCTTGAACCAAACTGTCCACGGGTATCTCGAAAATGGCGCAACCGTGCGCCTTGTCTACTCTCAGTCAGGTATTTTGAGAGAGAAATATATTAACGAAGAGTTGGTTGATTTATATAAAAAGTTTGGAGAAGTTGAGAAACCTAAAGTCATCCGTACAGGTTCAAGCAGCAAGAAGAAGAGCGTAGACACTACTCCAAAAGTAGCTAAAACTTCTACTCCTAAAGTTTCTGCTCGCACCTTGAAGACTAAAGAAACAAGAAAGTAAAGGAGCGTAGCTTTGAAGACAAAAGAAGTACCTCCAAAGCAAGGTTTGTCTAGTGCTTACACCTCAGTTGTAACTGAGTACAAGCACTCTTGTAAAGACGACTCTTGCAAGGATTTACACAAGAATAAGGAAGAACCTAAACCTCAACAGGTTTAGCATTAGTAGGTGTCACAGTCACATGGAAGATAGACACTTAATAGTCACAATTTATGATAGACAGAAGTTACTTCAGTCCTTGAAAGAACTGGGTTTCTTGTGGATTGAGGGGGAAGGTATTTTAGATAAGGTGCTAATTACCTTAGCGCCTAACTCTTTGGTTCAAACCAATAAGGTTTATAAGCTAACACCAAGTGAGAGCTTGCAGTTTTGCAAGTGGATTCGGAACTTAGGTTTGGAAGACGCTTTGTTTTATAGTGGTGTTTCCCACTTGGGTTCTCGATTAGATACTGAGGTATTTCAAACCATTTACCCTCAATTTGATTTAGAGAGTTATATGAAGAACTCAGAGAAAACTATTAATAAATTCAGTTTAGAAAGAGTTTTAAAGTTCTTTTCTAAGTTTACGTGGAATGAAATAGTCTTTATTGCTTTAGAATAAAGGCTTTCAAGAAGAAAAATAGGAGGCACATAGTTGCGTATTTACGTTGATTTGGACAACACTTTCCTTGATTCTGCAAGTCGTTTGGTGGGTTTCAAACCGACTTATGACCCAAGAAAACAGTTGTCTTATGAGTTAAAGAAAGAGTTGTTGAAACACTTTTCAAACCCTCAGTTTTACGAAGTTGGTGAGATTAAAGTTAATGAAGAGGTTGAGCGGTATCTTCAAAGTGTTGCAGGCTCTCAGCTAGATAATATTTGCTTTATTAGTTTGAGTCCTACTAAAGAAATTGCTGAGAAGAAAAGAGAGCTACTTGATAAGTTAGGTTATGGAAACTCAGCTTTTATGTCTTTCTACAGTGTAAAGCAAGAAGAAAAAGTTCTAGCTCGTCTATTACAGTCTGCAAAAGATAGCTCAGATACAGTGGTTTTCGTGGACGATAACCCTTACCGTATCCTCAAATTCCAAGACAACCAAGTGAATTACAAGGTGGTCAAACATCCTTACACTGTAGGTCGTTACCCTAGTCACGTTTATGTGGCTAGTGCCAACTACTACAAATGAAGAAACTCTTGCACGTTTAGACAGATTATGTTAGAATTGAAAAGAATTAAGAAAGCACTACAAACACTCGGTTTTGAAGGTGTTGTAACCGTAGAACAGACTAAGTTAAAACAAGCGTATAAAAAGCGCTCTAAGGAGGTTCACCCTGATGTTGAAGGTGGGTCTCACGAAGAGTTTAAAGCTTTGCAGGAAGCTTATGAACTCTTGTTAGAACATGGTTTAGGTCAAACTGTTGATTTAGTAACTAGAGAGGTTTTAGTTACACAAGGTTCAGACTTACTACGGTATCACCTCGCAGGGCGCGAGTATAGATGTAGGCTTTAAGAAAGGTTAAAACAATGAAATATATCAACAAATGGAACTTACCATTAGCAATTTTAATGACAACAATGCTTCTTACAATGCTTGCAGTTGTTGTACTTTTCGTTCTTCGTCTCACAGGTCTTTCCAACCTTGATGTGATTGTAGCTACGATTCCACTCGGACTTGTAGTTGGTGTTGTGACTATTTGGTACTTTGGTTTGTGGGTTTACTCTCTCCTCACTAAGAAGAGCTTCCGAGACGGAGCTGAAGTAGACTATGAGAGTGCAGCAAACTCAGATGATGGTTGGGAGTAAGAACTTTGTGGTTGTTACTCGCAGTATTAGTTTTGGGTAGTCTAGGTTTTCTTTACACCTCGAAAGAAGTAGATTTTACAGACTGCTTTGAAGAAGAGGTTAAACCTAGCAGTGCAACAAAACGTAGAAGATAAGTGAAGATTTTGGTCTTCACTTTTTCTATTTCTCTAAAAAGCCCCAGATTGCCCCAGATTTGATTTTAACCTTTTATGGTATAATATGTCCAACTTAAATTTAAAATGCGACACGGGGCAAATGAGAGCCTTTAAAATTGATTCTGAGAAAAATGTCTGCAGTTTGGTTTTGAGAACAGATAGACCTCCCCAAACCCTCTCAGCGGTATCCTCAATTTCAAGACTTTTGCGAAGTTTGTGTCTTTTTCTCTCTTATTTCTTGTATTTAGTATTCTAAAAAGCAGTAGTTATGATGTGTCATAACTCTTTTTATTTTTGTCATACACTTTAGATTTCCTGTCCTAAGATTGAGTATTTTTGTCATACGCTTGCCCTAATTGTCTTAAACTTTGTCATAAGATAGACTATTTTTGTCATAGATTTAATTAAAACTGTCATAACTCTTTGCATTTTTGTCATAAGAACGATTTTATTTGTCATAGAACTAGATTTATTTGTCTTAACTTTCTTTAAAAGTGTCATAGATTTGATAAAGTTTGTCATAAATTCTTGCCTTTTTGTCCTAAAATCAATTTTGTTTGTCCTAAATTGGTTTGAAAGTGTCATAACATACCTAAATTTTGTCCTAAAACTAGGTTTATTTGTCCTAACTCTCCTATTTTGTGTCATACTTTGGTTTATTTTTGTCCTAATTTGCCCTAGAGTGTGTCATAGGTTTTTCGAGTTTAAGGTTGATTTTTCGTTTTAAGGTTGGGGAACGCCCCAATTCCGTAAGGATCTGGTGGTTTTCTGTTTGTATTGTTTGTGCNNNTGAGGTCTGAGGTCTGAGGTCTGAGATCTGAGGTCTGAGGTTCAACTCCCCAAAACCACCTCTGCGGTATCCTCGCTTTGCGTTTCAGCTTTTGCTATTGATTTCAACCTCTAATTGAAACGCCCAACTTCCGACAAACTCAAACTGAACTCAAACACCTTGCGGTATCCTCAGTCTACGTGCGTTTCTAAATTGGTCTTCAGTTCTGAGATTTTTGAAGTGAACCGAAGTTAGAGATTAGAGAACAGAAAATAAGAAAACAGAAAACAGAAAGCAGAAAGCAGAAAGCAGAAAGTAGAAAACCTTTCCCAACTTTCTTTTCTACTATTAAAAACACAACCCAGCCCCTATCATTCTGTATCCCACTTTTTACCTTTTCTTTATAGTAAACCGCATTTCAATCCAACTGATTTACTTTAGTCCAAAAATACCAAACTTATCTCATTTTGATTTAGATTTTGTACATCTTGTTACTTGATTTTTATTTTAAAATAATGTATAATAGACCTTAAGAAATTCAGCAAAGAAAATTTCTAGCCATATAGCTAGATTTCAGACTGAAAATTTTATAGAGAGGATAAAGTACAGAAAAGTAGAATGATTTATTTTGTGCTTTAAAAGTAAATCATAAAATAGTAGTTTTTTGTGTGGTTTTTAACTTTTATGAGTAAAAAGAAACCGATATTTAATACTTTAAATCAGATTTATTCTGATATTACTTTGTTCCAAACGAGATTAGAGAATAACAAACACATTCCCTCTAGTTCTGTTTTACAAACACTTGAAGATTTACAATTTGCAAAGACTCTTGTTGATTATTTGAAGAAAGGGTCTTACTTAGATTTGAGTAAATCGAATCAGGAAAATACTCTTAACTTGTTGGTTTTGTATCGATCAGGTCTTGACCGCCAGCAGTTGGTCGCTCTTTCAAATTTGACTTCTCGTCAAGTTTATTACGCAAGTCAAAAGGTTGAAGAGAGTTTAGAATCTCGGTTCCCAACAGGCTTGCTGAGTCTTTGGAAAAACCGTCAATTCAAGGTTATTGAAGAATACATGCAGTTTAATTCTGATGAATTTTCTTCTATTATAGAGACGATTTCAAATTCTATTTTGGTTCAGTTCGCTCCAAGTCTTTTAGATAAGAAAGCTAATGAGCTTTACCAAACTGACTTGATTAGAAACAAATCTACAGACGAGTTGGTTTACTCACTTGCCAAGGTTTTAGAGGTAGAGAAACAAATCAAACAGTACCTTTTAGAAAACCTTGAAGATATCAAGGTTTGGGGTTCTCTCACTCGGTATCACACCTTAAATAAAAGCTTTTCTGCAGATTTAATGATTGAACTGCAGAAGAAAAACTTCCCAAACCTTGAACTAGTTGACTTTGAGAAGGTTGAGGGAATTTGAGATGGTTGATAAATACACGATAGACTCTCCATACAAGGCTCTTTATTGGTCTTTTTACAACATTGCTTATAGTGAGATTTATAAGACTGTACCAGAGTTCATTCCAACAGTTCCTTTTGAACCACAAGCACTCAGTAAACTAGATGGGTATCCCTATGTTAGCATGGCTTCCGCTCGTAAGCTCTTAGATTTAAAAGAGACGGTTGCAGCAGTTCCTCCAAGTTATGATTATCGTAAGTTGTTAGCTCACTTTGAAACAATCGTAGAGCATTTCAGAGTTTCAAGCACTTCCTTTGTGGTAACTGAAGAGAACTATACTTATTTGAAACCTAGTAACTACCCTTACCAACTCTCGTATAGCTTGGTGGTCTTGTGGTTTGCGATTTATCTTGATGTGATTGTAGGAGATTTTCATTTAAGTGTGAAAGGTCTTTCCTCAGAGTTAGCTGAGTCCAGTATTCTTTACTATTTCAAACTCTTTGAGTATTTACCAATTGACTATGATTTGAGTGCGAAAGATATAGATACGATTAACAGTCAACTATACGTTGAAATGGCTCGTTTTCATGGTTACATGAATAAAGAGGTCTTACCGATTTCTGAGAAACAAAAATTCTTTGAAGAGCAAGGGTATCAAGTAGGGTCGCTCGTCTTTCTCTATGAAAAAGGCTATGTAGCAAATGAAGAGGTTCGCAGTAGTAAAGGTACAAACAAATTCATTAACAAGGTTCATTTGGCTAAAATTACTAAGGTCACAGATACAGAGGTGCAGTTCCATACTTACAACTTCTACAAGACCAGGGAAGGTTTATTAGAAGATTTTGAAAGTCTCCCAGAGTCTATTCAAGAATTATATGGTAGCTACATTGAGTTTTTAGAACCTTCATTAACAGTTAGCAGAGTAGAGGTGGGTTGGGACACCTTGGGTGTCAACTACGCTCAAACTAACAATTCAGTTTACGCAGAACATTATTTCATTACCAAAGTAGAGTCTGTTTACTCTGTACCGATTACAGTTCTAAATGAGAACTTACACTTTGAAACGACCGTTCTTCCGATTGAGGTTGCAACTCTCTTCTTGTTATTGTCTTATGGAGTTTCATTTGATGAAGAACTTTACCAAAAGCAGTATTCCGTAGAGGTTTCGCAAATTCGTGAGAGGGTATCCTTTTACACCTCGCAACTGGAAGAAAAGTTAGGTTATGAAATTCAAGACTTTTGTAGAGTTAAAGAGATTTACTAGAAAAAGTAGGTATTTACATGAAAGATAACTACAAATACAAGGTTGAAATAGTAGACGATGGGGTTGAGCGCACTGTTTCGTGTGTAAACCTCTTTAAACATAAGCTTTATAGAGGGTTGGTTCAAACAAATAAAAAGGGGAGTTATACTTGTCTATTTGAAATTCTTGATTACCCTTTTGATTACAAGAAAAATAACTTAACAAACTACTCTAATCGTTTGTTACGTAAAGATTTATTTGAACTTACAGAACTATCTAGGCAAGGTATCTCATCACTTCGTGAGACTTTTCCTTTAGAGTTGTTGCACCAAGTATTTAAAATAGCAGTACCAGAGCTTTACCTCTACAATAAGAAAGTTACTTCAGATAAGTACAAGTTCTTGGTTTCAAACTATTCAGAGCTTGAGACAAACTATATAAGGAGATTTGAAAAATGTTACGAAAATTTTCAAAAATAGCCTTAATTGGCGTATTAGCACTTTCAGTATCCTCTCCAACCTTGGCGTTCGCTAAGGGAGGACATGGTGGTGGTCACGGTGGTGCTCGTGGAGGTTCACATGGTAGTTCACGTGGTAGTTCAAAAAGTGGTTCTCATGGAAGTTCCAAAGGTTCACCAAGTCATAACGGTGGGTCAAAGGGCTCAAAGAGTGGTTCTCATTTCGGTTCACATAACTCAAGTCACGGTAGGTCTTATAGATCGAGTGCAGTAGGGACACCTGTTTCGTCTTGGCGCTCGTTAGGTTCGCAAGTAGATACACATAGTAAACCTAGCTTTGGTGCTTCTTCCTCGTCGGTTGGTTCATCTGAACAAACTGTAAAAACGTTTTATTCTGCAGAAACTCCTATAAATGCGCTTCTGTACCGACCTCTTTATGGTTATCATCCACATTCAGCACATATTTTACCTGTTCAAACCGATGATGAGAAACAAGAGGACAAACCTAAATTGAATACTGCTATTCTGTGGGTTTTAGCTGCTATCTTGGTTCCGCTTCTAGCTCTTATTGGTTATGTCGCCTTTTCGAATTAGGTTCTCTTAGGTGAAAGTGTGTTAAACCTTGATTTAATAAGGTTTGTCAAGTCAGTAAGTGGGTATCTCATCACACCTCACAATTTTCTCCAAATTGACAAAATAAATGTGAGGTTTTGATTGCAAATGGGGTTAATTTCTCAGAAACTCAGTGATATCAAGTGTTTAGCTAACTAAAAACATAGTTTCCTTGATTTAACAAGGTTTTGAGGGTATCTTATCATAGCTTGAAATTTTCTCTTGGTCGAATTAATATTTTCTTTTGTTCAAATAAGTTTTAGTAGATGATAGGCTTTCGATTACTTGGTACTACTAGGTTTTGAACCCTTTAGGTCAAAGTTACAAGAGGGTATCTCATCAGACTTCTCAATTTTTCAATTTCTCTAGTTAAGGTTGAGGGGGCTTAAAAAGAGAAAACAAGTGCTTAAATTCTCCAAACTTCTTGGTACGCTTGAGTTAAACCTAGTTTTCCTAACCTAGAGAAGAGGGTATCTAAACATACCTCCAAAATTTTTTCAGAGCTTACCACTTAAAACTCAAATTTCACTGGCAACAACTTTGAAAGTCCTTGGCACACAAGAGATTAAACCTCTTTTCTCAACCCCACTTAGAAGGTATCTAAAAGAAGACCTTAAATTTGGTTTTCACGTGCCAATTTTACGTGAGTTTTCCAAAATAAGTAGGTGTTTTCCCTAAGAAAACAAGTAAATCCCTTATCTGACAAGTATTTTCATTATTTTCTTATAGAAAATCAAGCAAAACCCTTGATTTAATCACATCTTGGTGGGTATCTCCCCAACACTATGAAATTTTACCTTTTTCCGAACACTAACTTGGCACTAACTTGCCAATAATCGGATTTTGGATTTTTCGCAGGTTTTCCTCCATAATTTCAGTTCAGCATAAAGATAACAAATTAGATTTTATTTATACAAACAGAGAAATGGACTGATTTCAGTCTTACTATTTATGATTTTAGTCTTACTATTTAATAGAAGAAAGTTGGTAAAAATGTATCAATCAGCACTCGACAACCTCAGTAACGACAAGGGTTTTGCTAGTGTAAAACCTAGTGCAAATTCAGAGCAACAACCTACTGAGGAACAAATTTACGAAGCAAATATGAAGAAGTATTTGGACTTGGTTGCTTCTAAAGGTTATAATTTAGAAGAACTAGAGCCAATTATTCGCTCAGAGGGTCGCACAGAGTTGTTTGCGACCGCAGGTTCAGGTAAGTCCACTTCGATTTCATTGATTTTAGCAAAGGATAAAACGATTGGGCGCTTGTCTCCAGCTCAGAGAGGGAAGAAAGTCGCTTGGGTTACTACCTTCCTTAGTAAAGGAGCAGAAGAGATTAAGCAAAATGTGGAGCGCACTTTTGCTAAGTTAGGTCTCTCAGGGGTATCTACAAACGACCTCACATTCAGCACCTTACAGTCAGAGTTCTTTGAACTTTTGCGACTTCGTGGGTTTAACCTTACAGATAAGTCAAAATCAGACTATGTTCAAATGTTGGACACAGGTGGTGGAGATACTGAGGGTTCTCGTATTTTCAATGCGATTATGGGTCGCCTTTTCCGTAAGCATGACTTAGGAGAGGAGGGGAGTAACTATATTTCCCTTCAAGATAAAAGAGACTTGTCTGCAATTATTTCAAACTACCGTAACTGCTCGATTACTGAGTACCAATTTGGTGAAGCAGCAGAAACGGCAAAACGCTTGAACCTCCCAAGAAACTTACTTCCTATGGTAGTTGAAGATTACCAAGCATTAAAGACTTCCATGAACGTTATTGACTTTGACGATTTGATGTCTCTTGTCTACGATTATATGGTTGTAGAGAAGAAAGATGATCCAGTTCAAATGGCTTGGGTCAACTTTTACAAAAACCGCTACGAATACTTCATGTTGGACGAAGCCCAAGATATGTCTGAGTTGCAGTACCAAGTCTTGAAACCTATTTTTGAGAATTGCCCTCGTGTTGTTATTGTAGGTGACCCAGACCAATCCATTTATGGTTTCCGTGGGTCAAACCCAGAGGTCATGGAGTGGTTCGACAAGGAGTACAAACCTACCAAGTACCCACTCTCGGTATCTTACCGTTGTCCTTCAAATATTCTGAATCCGATTACTAAATCTATTGAAAAGAACTCAAATCGCTATGAACACTCTCTTCGCTCCTTTAAAGAAGGGGGAGTCCTTGAAGCTTATCAATTTGACTCTGTAAAAGACATGGCTGACGCTTCTTTGCAGTTGATTGATAAGTATTTGGCTGAGGGTAAGACTATTTCAGTTCAATCGAGGGTTAACTTCACTTACTCACCGTCTTCAATCTTGTATGCAGTCAAGCGCCAAGGTGACTTCAATTTACTTGGGGACGTAAGAGATTTCAACACTTCTCGGTATCGAAAAGTTTGGAACCTCATTGAACTAGTGCGTGGTCGAGGGTTGGTCGATATTAAGAACAACTTAAAAGTGTTAGCTCCAGAGCTAAAACCTTGGGATGCTAAACGCTTGGCAGAACGCTTAATGAACGCTATTCCAGAGAACAAAAATGTCTTGTTCTCAGATAACTATGGTTTCCTTGATTTTATTGCTCAAGAATATGGTCTTAAGTCCTTAGCAACTTTGGTTGATAAATTAAGAAACACTTATGGAGCAGAGTTCCCCGGAGAAATGGTTCTTTTCAAAGAACTGCTGGCTCATGTACTTTATTGGGGTGAACCCGCAAATGCAGAAGTTGTCGGTACAATTTCAACTTTGGCAGAAGAGAGTGATACAATCACAGACTTCTTTAGCAATATGGATTTTATCAATAATAAAATCCGTGAAGCGAAAAGAGGTGGAACTTCTCTCTTAACTTTTGCAACTCCTTTTAGCTTTAAAGGTCGTGAAGCTAATGTCAACATTATCTTTGATGATTCTGATGGTGTCTTCCCTTATACATTGAGTGGAGAATTGAGTTATGAAGAAGAACGTAGGGTTCACTTCGTAGCAGGAACACGTGGTGATGAAGTTACGATTTACCTCACTCGCAGAGGAAAAGCTTCACCATTCTTGAAAGAGATGGGTATCCCTATAAAAGCGTGGACTCCACTTGACGGAGTGGTACTAAATGGTGTACAATTAAAGGGTGAATTGAGTCTGAAAGAACGCATGCAAAAAGCCAAGGTCGAAGAGCAATTAGGTGCGTTCACAGACTTCGATTTGAAACTTTAATTTCAAGATTGTGTGGTAACTAATTTGAATAAGAATGCGAATTTAGGTCTTTCCTTTTTTGACATACAAGCATTAGATGTAAACCGAAACGTGAAGGACGAGTTGACTCTCGGTCTCCTTCATGGTTTGGATTTAACACCTTTTATAACAAGTGATAAGGTAGATTTTGAGCTACTAAGAGCAGTTCGCCTATGTTTGGAGCATGATGTACCTCTTTATTTGGTAAACGCTAATTTGGATAAAGATGTGCTAACTCCTTTGTACAAGTTGTATAGCGCTCATAGAACTTTGGACTCCAGTGGTTTATCTAACTATTTCAATTCAACGAATTATGAGTTGATGGTAGAACCAAAAACCCTCGGTATCCTTGTTGATTTGGCGCTTGAAAATGTAGACTTTTCTAAGGTTGACTTCACCTTAATTCCTTTGTCTACGATAGAGGTTTTTGCTTCTGCTTTGGTTCAAGGTGTTGAAATCACTGACTTGCAGAACAGTCGAGCGGTTTCCGACAAAGACTACCTCGATTTTCTGATTTCCCTTCGTATGGCTGGGGTTGATATTTCTCCATTTTTGGAGGGTTCATGGTCTGAGAGTCAGATTTTGGCGATTTTAAGAGGTCGCTTGAAGCTGTCTGTAGTGGACTTCATTCAGCATTATATCAATGAGAACTTCACTGCAGGTCAGATTGAACAATGTTGGAGAGCTTCTGACTTTGGTTGCTTGAGTTTGGTTTGTAGTACCGATAAAGATGGTTTTCCGATTTACAATGAGTACCAAATGTACCAGTTGGTAGAAGGTGCGCGTTTTAACTTAGACTATCGTTTATACGCAGACCCTTCTTTGAATGACTCAGAAATGGCTCTAGCTCGTACAGAACTCTTCAAGAAGGCTGACGAGAACAAGCGTGGAGAGCTTTCAAGTAAGATCAAGTCTTACAAACCGAAAGGGGCTTTTTGGTAATTCTCATGGACGGCTTTTATTTATGGCTTCTCTTTGTCTTTAACTCTTTATTTCTCTTTGGGATTGCGGTATCTTACGCTTTGAAGGAGCTTCAACTCTTCAAAGAAGTAAAGAATAAAGAGAACATGAGAAGAGAGCATTTATACTTAGCATGCTTAGGGACGGTTGGTTTGACCTTGCTCTTTGTCGGAGCAGTATTTGTAGTTTAGAATAGAAGAAGTAGGTGTAGAACAAGTGTCTGCACCTATTTTTATTTGACTAATTGTATTGTTTATGGTATAATAAATTAAATATAAAGATTTAAGGAGTTAAAAATGGTAGAGTTCCTAAATACGATAGATACAGTGGTATATAATCTTCAACGGACTCATCATATTGAGTTAGAAGGTGATTTTGAGGTTAAGATTAAAGGTGATAACGTTCAATTTTGTTATTATTCTCCGTTTAACTCTGTTGGTGTAGTGTCTTCTAAATTATTTTCTAAAAGTCAGTATAAACTAGGTTTATTGAGTTTTATGGAGTGTTTAGCTACTCTTGAGGGTATTGTTTCCTAGCTTGTTTTACAGAGTTATTTGAGGTTTTAAATGATAAAGTTAATTTTAAAAGGTTTACTGATTTTAGTTGGAGTATTTTTTGTAATTTCTCATCTGTGGTTTTCTATTGTTGCTTTTTTGTCCATAGTGCTTTTGGTTTTTGTTTACAACAAAGGGAAAGATAAAGACGAGACGTTAGGGAAAATTGAGAAGAACTATTTCAATCATATCAACTATATCCCTATCAGAACTCGTAAGTTGTTTCATAAATCATTAACAGGTTTGGACTTTGTAGGGCATAAAGGTGCTTATATACTAGCAGATAAAGATGATTTAGGTCGTATTGTGGGTGGCTTTATGGTTTTTGATGGACACTTGTTAGATACTCAAAATAAAGCTATTAAGGTAGGTTTTTATAAGCGTAGTGATGATGTTCGTAAGAATGCAGATGTACCTGGGTTTGATACTGTGAAACAAGAATGGGCGATTGTTCAAGGAAAAGAGCGACCTTTATACCATAGAACTCACTTAGTTCCTTACCGATTGTGTTTAAATGATGGGGAGTATAAGCATGTTATGTTTACAGGAACGGCTCGTTTGAATAGTGGTATGCGTATTAAAGATAACTATTTACCTACTGAGGAAGATCATAACCGAAACGCAGAGATCATTTTAAAGAATGCATTAAAGAACTCTATGTATTATATGAATCCAAAGCGTACATCACAGTTCTCTTTGGATGATTTTGAGCGTTCTATTAGTCATTTTGTGCATCAAAGTGCACAAGCTTATAAACATACATATAGATACGGAGTTGAGTGTTTTTACAACGATAATACTTTAATTCCGTCTTATGTAGAGGTTACTTTAGTAGATTGTACAGACTACAAAGTTTTAATGAGAGCAACTCTGTTGAATATTATTTAGAAAGGTTTTAAGCGATGTCTAACTTAGATAAAGAAGTTTATAAAGCAGTAAAAGAAGAAGCTGATAGGGTATCCTCAATTATGTCCGCTCTCATTTTGGGTCGCATTTCAGCCACGGAAGCAGAAAATCAACTAGGAGTAAACTATTCCAGCTTTGCTCGTAAGAAGTTAAATAAGAGTGCTTGGACGAATAGTCGAGTAGTTGCTCCTTTGCAAAATACTCTTGTATTTAACCACGATTTACTAGATAATATGAGTGAAACGGCATTCGGCTCATTTTGTCGCTTGGTTTTTGGTTCTGAGATTACAGAGCTTTCAGAGGACTTCTTCGCCACTTTTTTACCCTTTGTAGATACAGTTGTAAAAAGCGTAGATGAAACAGAACAGAAGTGGTTTGAGAAGTTCTTCAAAGGTTCAACATGGTTGACTGCTGAGAACACAGGAGATTTTCTAGTTGCAGTTTCTAACACGCAAAGGGTATCCTCAACTCGCCAACCATTTGTTGAGAAATCAATCGCTAACATTATCAAAAACGTTAGCAAGTCTTGGTACATCAACGATAAAGGTTTGGTCATTCGTTACCGAAGCTCTTCTAGGGTTTCTGAACGCTTGTTGAAAGAGGGTCAAGTCTTAACTGAGGTTGAGGGTGTTGTTACTTACCGTCCGAAAAACACAGGTTCTCAGATTGAACCTTGTCTCACAGTTGATTTGTTCAATTCTAAAATTCGAGCTTTGTTGAAAAGTAAAGGGTTTACCTTTATTTCAGATTTAGAGTCTGTAACGAAGATTGGTCTGCAGAGCTTTGTAGGTCTTGGAATTTCGTCATTTTGGAAAATTGAAGATAAGGTAGAGTCTTTGGGGTATCGATTTAAAGTTGTGGAGGTCTAAATGGTGCTAGTCAGACGAAAGAAACCAGTAAATAAAGTAAAGCTATTTAGAAATTTTACAAGTTTGAATAGGGTTCGAAATTTTGTAGGTCATGTTGAAGTAGAGAATTTGATTTGGAAGGTTCGAGAGACTGAATTTGGCATTATGTTTATGTTCTCAGACGGTGTGGTAAATACATTGAAGTTGGAAGAACACGGAGCCTTTTGGAAGTCGAATGAAAAACATACTTCTGTTGTTTCCAATTCGGGACATTTAAAGAAGCATTTGAAAAAGAAAGTGATTTCACACTATTATAAGAAAGAGGGGAAGGTTAGTAAATGAAGTTAAAATATGAGGACTACACAGAAAATACAAATTTGGTAATTGAATTGAGTGAAATCTTAGCTAGTTACACTGTTTTTACTACAGATAGCGAGTCTAGCTTTAGACATCGTTTAAATTTTGTTCGCTCCGTGCATCTATCTCGTCTTTGCATCCAATTTGTTTTTACAGATGATACAACTAAGGTTTTAATTCTTGGGGATAATGAACCTTATTGGGCAGAAAATGAGATTAAACCAGATTTTGGTTCTAGTTGCCTTAGTGTAACTCGTTTATTGGAGAAAATGAAACAAGTGGCTATAGACTATCTATATGAAGAGGTGTGATAAATGAAATTAAAATATGAAAACTATATGTTGGACAAAACTGCTCCAGAGTACCTAGTAGCCACTCTAGTTTCACTTGTGTTTCATAGTGTGGATAGAGAAGAACAACTTTGGGACACTTATACTCTTGTTCGCTCTATAAAATTAACTAAATCGCAAATTTCAGTTGAGTTTGTAGATGGTACAGAAAAAGTCGTAATTTTAGGTGATTCTGAACCTTATTGGTTTGAAACTGAGGTTACACCTACCTTTGGGTATCCTCAAGTCGACTCGGAGAGAGTTTTAGAGCAATTTATTCTTGAAGTGGTTGAAATTTTGTATATTGAAAGTTAGAGGTTGATTATGGTAAAACTTACTAAAGATGCTTCAGACGTTAATTTTGATTTAGATAAGTTAAATGTTGTCTTGTTTGTCTCAAGAAATAAGGATAACAAGAACCTTGAAACGTTTAAAGAGAGAAAAGTATCATTTGTTACAACTAAGGGTTTTGAAGAAATTAAGTCCCAGTTTCAAGTTTTTGTTAATGGCGGTCAAGTTGGTGAGTTTTCGAGGATGTATGTCTCTATTAATCCTCGATCTAATTCAAAAACCTTTAAGGCTTTGCAGCACAAGATGTTGGATCACGAGTTTGATTTATCTACATTACCTCAGAAAGTAGCTTCTCTTGCAGCTGAGGTAGAAAATGCTTATGGAGATAAGCAGCATTGGTTGTTCGACTTCGATCCAGTTGAAGGTCAAGACACTGAGGTTTTGTTAACTAAGTTTGTTGAAGACTTACATATTGCACATGAGACCACGCAGACAAAGAAAGGTCAAAAGCGACCTCCAATATCTGTAACTTTGCACAAAACTCCTAATGGTTATGCAGTTATTGTAAATCAACGTTTTGATACAAGACAGTTGTTACAAAAATACCCTAATGTTGAGTTAAAACGCGATGCTATGTTATGTTACGCTTGGGGTTATAATACTAACACATATTAAGGATAAGATTATGAAACTAAGATACACAAATTACACCATGCAGCAAGATATTCTTGATAAGTTAAGTGAAGAATTAGTCATAGGTTTTGTTTCTGCAAAAGATAAGAAAACAAGGTTATTTACTAAAGTTAACTTGGTGCATTCTGTTACCTTTGCTAAAACTTTTATCCTCATTCGCTTGAATGAAGGTTCTAACTTGGTTTTGAACTTATTGGAAGATGGAGTTGAGTGGGTTGAAAAAGATATAAACCTAAACTTTGGTGATATTGTTTCAGATTTAAACTTATTGACTGCCTTTGAGAAAGTGGTTCTAAGTTATTTATACACAGAAGACTAAGGAGGTTATTTATGTCAAAATTTCTCAATGTGAAGTTATTAGATTCAAACGGTGGTTATTTAGAAAGTATTCCTGACCACCTAATGAAACGCCTCCTAGCTAAACTTTTGTTTGTACATGAAAGTTATAACAATAGAGATGGTTCCTTTGGGGTAAGTTCCTTAGTTGAACAAGTTGAGTTTCGAGGTCATTCGCTCCATTTTGTTTTCGTAGATGACTCTGAAATAGACTTGGTAGAAAAGGGTAACACAGTTGCTTGGGTATCCTCAACCGAAGCTACTTACTCTAATTTATCGAATAACTCTAAAGTTTTAGAGCGTTTGAAGACTATTGTAACCAATCCAAGTATGTGGAAGTAGTAGGTGCATTTTCCATGAAATTACGTTATAATAAGTATAGAGAGGAACTTTCCTCAATTACACTGCAAAAGCTCTCATCAGAGCTTTTGTCAGTTCAAGGTTTCCTTGATACAAAATTCTCAACTTTTGTAGGGAACATCCTTTCTTTCGTAGAATTTCGAGACAATCAGATTATCTTTCATTTTCTTGGAGATAAGTTGGGAGTCCTTGAACTAAAAGAATCACAACCCTCTTGGGTATCCCTAGTTTATTTTGCAACTTTCAACGGTCATTCTTTCCCATTGAACTTAGACACTTACAAGAGGATTGTTGAAAGATATTTATATCTTAGAAAGCGAGATTAAACATTGAACGTACTAGAACTTTTTGCAGGAGTAGGCGGTTTCCGAGTTGGTCTTGAAAAAGCAAGTCCACGGTTTAAAACCTTGTGGTCAAACCAATTTGAACCCTCAAGAAAATCGCAAGATGCTTTTGAGGTCTACAATTACCATTTCCCAGAGAGTGAAAATTGGAACGAAGACATCACTACAATTCCCGACGAGCGTTTTTCTGCTTTAAAGGGTAAAGTAAACTTGATTGTAGGTGGTTTCCCTTGCCAAGATTACTCCGTAGCAAGAACTAAGAAAGATGAGAAGGGTATCGAGGGTAAAAAGGGAGTTCTCTTTTGGGAAATCATTAGAGCCACAAAACTAAGTAACCCCAAGTATTTACTCCTAGAAAACGTAGATCGCTTGTTGAAAGCTCCCTCTAAACAAAGAGGTAGAGATTTCGCTATTATGCTAAGAGCCTTTGCTGATTTAGGTTACGGGGTCGAGTGGCGAGTCATTAACCCTGCAGACTATGGTTGGTGTCAGCGAAGAAAGAGGGTCTTTCTCTTTGTTTATCGAAAAGATACTGACTACTTCAAGCAACAACAAGCATTGGAAGATTTCGGAGTAGGTACTAGCGGTATCTTCGAGGAAACTCACGAAACTAAAGATGAAGTTGTAAAAGACAGAGCTTTGTCTTTCACTTTACCAGAAGACATTGTAGAGGTCTCAGACTCGTTCTCTACACAATTTTGGAACTCAGGAAGTATGATAGAAGGTCAAGTCATTACAAAGGAATTAGAGCCTTATTATGATGGTGCTAGTTTGGTTCTCAAAGATGTGTTAGAACATCACTCTGATTTACCAAACTCTCTTTATTTGTCTGAGGATAAAGTAAACAAGTTCCGTTATTTGAGAGGTGCTAAGAAATTTGAACGCACCAATTCTGAGGGGTTCACTTACACTTACTCTGAAGGTGCTATGGCTTTAGTGGATAGCGCAGAATTACCTTCTCGAACTTTGTTGACCTCTGAGGGTTCGATTAGTCGCACTACACATTTGATTGAAGATGAAAAAGGTTATCGACTTTTAACTGCACTTGAGACTGAGCGTCTACAAGGGTTTCCCGATAATTGGACACAAGTTAAACTCAGCAACGGAAAAGAAGTAGCGGCATCCGATACAAGAAGAAAATTCTTTATGGGAAACGCTCTAGTTGTTGAGGTTGTTGAGAATTTGGGTAGATATATTGCTGATAGCTTAGAGTGAAAAGGTGTTTGAATATGGGAATTAAGTGGTTAAGTTGGAAGAAAGATAAAGTTTCTTTGAAGAGAGAGGTTGTTTTCGTAGATTTTACTAAGGAAACGACTAAAGTAGAGCATGGTGTCTTATTTTCTGTGGTTGGGACGCTTTAGTTGGGTGAGGTTTTTATGGTAAAGAAGGTTTACGGAAGAAGTAAGGAAGTTTACCTCGTTGAGTTTTATGGTGATTATCATTGTTTAGCGACTGCCAAACGATTGCAAACTCTGCTGAAGTCAGGAGAATTGTTAGGTGAGAAGGTTGAGATTGAATTGGAGAAATTAGGTAAAGATTGGGTTGTTCCAAGTTCTGTTTTAGAAGACTTACACTCTCGATTTGAAAAAGGTGGTCTTGGTATCTCTCCTTTGTGGTTGAAATTTTAGTGAGGTGTAGTGTGGTTGAAGACTTTTTCTTTATTGGAAATAGAATAGGTAAAACAAATAATCCTATTAAAGACAAAGATGGTTTGACTTTGACTGATTATTGGTCTAATGGTTTAATTGAGAACAAGTCTATAGTTGTAGTCGATAAGAAAGAGGTTTTTAGTGGAAACAAAAGCACATTTCAATAAACGAATGGTCGCAAGAGTACGTAGAATTTTGAAGGAAACTGAGCAGTACAAAACTGAGTTGTTACATACTTTGTGTGAGCAAAATGGTTTTGTTATTCAAGGAAATAATAATAGGCTTGTAAATTCAGATTACATGCTTAGTCGAGTAGAAGTCGAAGATATTCCTTTTACATTTATGTACCGCGGCAGTAAAACTTACATTTTCGGTGATTTACTTGTCCGATTCGTTGCCAGTTTGGGTAAACCTTATTATCGGGTATCCCTTAAACCTCCGATTTTCGATTTAGAAGACTATGACCCAAACTACTTAGATATGGAAACTTTTTTAGAGTTACTAGAAGAGAAGTGAGAGGTTATGTGATGACTTGGTACGATTTTATGCTTAACGCAGCCAAACAGTCTCGACATAATGCTCACCATTGGTTTCGCTACCTAAGAAAAGTGATTTTTGAAGACTACACTTATTTAACTGATGAGGATATTGAAAAGTTGCTTACTTCTAATGAGTTGACTGCTTTTCAAAAGGTAAGTTTAGAGTTTGCAGTACAATACGGTTCACCAACTCATGAACACGTGGTATCCTTGAATAAACCGGCAAATGTTGAAGAAGTAAAGAAGTTGATGGGGGATTTCAAGTTTGGATAGAAGACAAGTTGCTTTTGAGCTATTGAATGAAGAATTAGCAAATGAAGGTCTTAATTTAGCTCTTATTTGCGTTGGGGGTTTTGTTTTGGAGCAACATGGATTCAGAACCACTCAAGACATAGATGCTTTTTACATTAAAACACCTAAAATAAACGAGGTCATTTACCGAGTCGGACAACAATTAGGTTTGAATACTTCTGAGGATGTTTGGTTAAACACTAGCGTTGCGAACTTAAATCCACGACCTCCATTTGAATTTTGTGAGGTTTTGTATTCTTTTGAAAACTTAACGGTCTACACAGTTTCACTAGACTACCTTTTAGGAATGAAACTAACAAGCGCACGTGAGCAAGATTTAAAAGATGTAGGTGACATTATCAGATATAGAGAACTGCAGTCTCCTATTGCTTTATATAAGTTTTTAAAGAAAACCGGTTTTAAGACCGTAGATTTTGCTTACATTTTAGAAGGTTTCAGTAGAGCTTACGGTATGGACTGGTTACGTGAATACTTTGAGAAACACCAAGAAGATTTAAGAAGATATTATTGAAAGGGTTTCTGATGTTACGAGGGATGAAAATCGCACTTGATTTAACTGATGAGCAAGAACAACAGGCGTGGAAATCTGTAGGGGTTGCTCGTTGGTCATATAACTATGCTATAACTAGATGTAAAGAACAATATTTAAAACACTTAGAAGATAATACATTACCTAAAACTTTGACTGAAGGTCAGATTCGAAAAGAGTTGACTGTGTTGAAAAATACAACTCACCCTTGGTTAAAAGAAGTAGGTTCTAATGTCATTAAACAAGCAGTTAAAGATTGGAATGATGGTCGTATTCGTTTCTTTAAAGGGTTGGGTAAAGCTCCTAAGTACAAGTCAAGAAATGCTTCAAAGCCTAGCTTTTATGTAAACTATGAAACTTTGCGACGAGTTGAGGGTGGATTTAGAGGTGAGAAATTAGGGTTCATTAAAACAACCCAACCTTTACCTAAAATACCAAAAGGTACTCATTACAAAAACCCTCGAATTTCTTTTGATGGTAAATATTGGTATTTGTCTTTCTCTTATGAGGTTCCAGAAATTTCAGTAGAGTTGACAGATTTAGTTATAGGTGTAGATTTAGGGGTAAAAACGTTAGCAACATTATCTACAGGTGAATTTATTGGGAACATCAATAAAAGTCGCAGAGTAAAACAGTTGGAGAAACAATTACGACGGGAACAACGTCACCTTGCACGTCAGTTGCAAGTTAACACAAAAGGGTATCTCACAACTGAAAACGGTGGTAGAAAGCCAATTTATAAGCGACCTTTAGAGTTGTGTTCTAATATTCAAGAAACAAAACGTAAGATAAAGTTAATTTACCGTAAACTTCATTCTATTCGGATGAATCATATCCATCAGACAACCTCTTATCTTGTAAAGCAGTTACCAAAAGGTATTGTAATAGAAGATTTGAATGTTAAAGGGATGATGAAAAACAGACACTTAGCAAAACATATACAAAATGCTATGTTTTCTGAGTTTCGTAGACAGTTAGAATATAAGTGTCTACAATACGGTATCTATTTAGTTGTTGCAGATCGTTTTTATCCAAGTTCTAAAATGTGCAGTTATTGTGGTAATATTAAATCTCAATTAAATCTAAACGAAAGAGTTTATAAATGTAGCTCTTGTGGTTTAAAGAAAGATAGAGACTTAAATGCTGCAGAGAATTTAGTTTATTATTTCTATAGAGGTTAATACCTTATGTACCCATCGCTACTGGGGAATTTAAGCCTATTGAGTGTTATATCAAATGATAGTAGACACATGAGCTTTGCTCATGTGTCGAGGTCAGACACGATGATGTAGGAAGTGAAAAACGAAACGGATAAGTCTATAAGTTCTAAACTCATAGCAACATAAGTTTTCACAAAGTAAAGATATAGGTACAGAATCTATATTTTTCGTAGCGGATGTTGAGATTGCTTTCCCAGATTCTTCTGAAGATAGTGCAAACGGAGTTCCAAAACATGGACTTGTAGAAGTAAGTGCCACTGACCTTCAAGGTAATTGGAACAGTCACTCCTTCATGTTCAACTCACCAGAAAACGTAGATGAAGAAACAAAAAGTTACTTCACAAATTGTACTTTCCCTTTATATGTGAATACCTCAAATTCACTTTTGTGGGAAGAATAATTCACTTAGCGGTATCCTCACTATTGAGGATACTTTTTCTTTGTCTTAACTTTTCTATTATCTGTCTTACTTTATATTGGATTTGACTTACATTTTCTTATTTTAGTCTTAGTTTCAGTTAAACTTGTCCTACATCTTCAGTTTCTTGTCATACCTGCAAACATACTTGTCTTAGATTCCTTTTTCTTGTCATACGGTTGTCATAAGATTTGCAAAACCCTTTAAAATCTGCTATAATAATCTTATTGAACTCAGAAAGGAGCTATTTAGACGATTGAACTTAAACGATTACACTTTACAAGGTGTTGACTTAGCTAAACAGGTGTTAGCAAATGGTTTAGCACGTGGTTATCCCATAGTTCTCAAAGGCGACCCGGATGTTGACGGTCTTATGGCTTGGTACGTAGGCGCTAAGATGTTGCAGAAAGCAGGCTATTCGTTCCATTCTTGTGTCAACACCGATAGAAGACACGGTATGGTCGAAGAAGAGCTTGTCAAAAAAGAGCGCAGTTGGGGGCAGTTTGATTATTACATCCCCACAGAGTACCACCAAAATGAAATCATTATCAATGTGGACTCTTCCATTTCGGCAGAGGAAATGTTGCAGCTCACAAGTCAAGGAAACTTTGTAATAAGCCTAGACCACCACGAAGTCGAGGGTAATCCTTTGTTCCCAAACCAACAGTATTGGTCTACTACAGAGGAAATAGGAGATAGGGTATCCCTCATTGGCGAAGCAGTTTTAATCAATAATCAGTATGATTTTGAACCAGAAGAATTAAGATTTTGGTCTGGAGCAGGTGTTGTTTTAAATGCTTTATCTAAGATTTTAGAGGTTGAAATTGAGACAGAGTGGGTCGCAATGCACGGAGTCACTTTGCTTTCTGATGTACGAGATATTGAAAACCCTTTAGCTAAAGAGATTTTAAAGGTCACATTTGGAACTCCTTTAGTTCAGATGCCTGTATTGAGAAAGTTAGTTCATGTGTGTCAAGCAGAAGTACCTACTGCTTTTCAGAGGTTCCCCGAAAAGTTGGATAGAACCTTTGTGGACTTTAGCTTGTCTCCTTATATTAACGCTTCTTATCAGCTCAATTTGAGTGAGTATTTGTTCCGATTGTGTATCCAAACGGACTTCTTTTACTCTTTACCCGCTAAAACCGTTCGGACTCGTATTTTGAACCACATGAAAGATTATTTGAAGGTCACAGAACTTGAAAATTTGGTTATTCTAGCTATGGATGTTGCTCAAATTCCAGAGACCTCAGACTCCAAAGAATATAACTTTAAATACACTTCTTTTCTTGGTTTGGTAGCAAACCAATACTTGAGAGATTTAGGAAAGACCGTCTTAATTGCAGCAGTTGAGAACGGTAAGTGGTTGAGAGGTTCTGTTCGTGGTTTCCATTCAGAGGTAGAGTATAGAGACTTCTTTGAACATCACGGTTTTGATGCACAAGGTCATAAAGGAGCATTTGGTTTGGTTTCTGTAAAAGGAGCAATTAACTTCCCTTCTCTTGATAAAGACCTCGGTATCCTCGAACAAGGTGCAACTCAACAAGGTTTGAACATTCATGTTATGTCGAATTTGTTAGCGAACTTTGATACATTGCGAGAACTAGCTTATGCAAACGAGTTTTTATTGAGTTCTCACTTCCATTCTATCTCATATAGTGGTTTAGCTTATTCTACGTTTGCAGAGACTGCTAAAAAGAGAGGTTACGAAGTGGACGGCATGTTTGTTGACTCGTTTGACAAAGAGCTAAACCCTAAAAACGCTCTGATTGTGCCTTATTTATATGGTGATGAATTAAAATTGATATTGAGAAAATAGAACTAGGTTATTTTCAAAAAAAATTGAAAATTCCCTTTAATTTTAAAACTTATTTTCACAAAACAAGAAATAGAAAGAAAAAACGGTGACACAATGACACAAGTAAAATTGATGGTTGACTTAGGAAACTCAGAAACACGCGCAGTAGCGCAGATTGTAGAAGAGGGTATCGTCAAGCACACTCGCGGTTATTTGCTTGATAACCACTTTGTAGTAGAGAACTTAGCAACTAAGGAAACTTACTCTCCTTACATTCAATCTGAGGATTTCAACAAGTTAGACTCTAATGTATTGGAACTTTCATTACAAATTGGAGCAAACAAAGTAGATAAATTGGTTATGTGGGGTGATTTAGCCACTGCAAACTTACCTAAGAAACTGCGTACACCAGTAAGCCACTTGGCTAAAGCAGATAACTTGATGAACTATGTGGTCTTGATTAACCTTATGGATAAAGTCTTGGATTGGGTTAATATGGTGTATCCTTCAAGCACAAAACAAGCCTTGTCTAAGGAAATTGAGTTTGAGTTGGCAGTCTTGGTTCCACCAGCACAAGCAGTTTCCGCACGTGAAACCTTTGAACAGAACTTGGTTCGCACTTTTACTTATAAGAACTTGTATGATGGAGGTGAGTTTAATTTAACCGTTAAATCCGTTAAGGTTCTCCCAGAAGGTTACTCTTCATTTTACTCAGTATTTCTGAGTTATGGAGACTTAAACCCTCGCCCTCGTTATGAAGACTTAGCTTCTCGAAATGTACTGATTATTGACTTTGGAGAGGGTACTACCGATTTGATTGGGGTATCCAGTCAGCGCTTGCTTGATGGTTTGAAACATACGATTAAGATTGGTGGTTCAACTATTTTGAGTAAGGTTAGAGCTTCTGTAAACAAACGCCTTGGATTGGATATTCCGATTGCAAGCTTCAAAGATGTGCTAAAAACGTGTGAAGTTCGCTATGGTTCAACAACTCACAAAGTCCGTGAAGATGTCGAACAAGCGATTTATTCGGTTGCATCCGACATTGCACAGGAAGTATTTACTTACTTGCGTGGAGCAGAAGTAGAGGTCTCTTCATTTGACCGTCTTTTGCTTGTAGGAGGTGGGGTTGTTCCAAATGGTTCAACAGTTACTATTTCTGAAGCGCTCTTGTCTGAATTGCAACTAGAACTTCCAACTTTGGATTTGGTAGACTTGCAATACCTTGAGGAACCAGAGATTGAGGGTATCCCATTCGACCTTACAAGTCCACGTTACTTGAACATTTTAGGATTGATGACTGCCTTTTCATTGGCACAAAAGACTCAAAAGCCTAATAAATGAGGCTAGATAGAATTTGATGAGGTAGATTTCATGTCAGATTTTGACTATTACTACTTTGAACTCAGCAAGTCGATTATTTCGGAAGTAGAGAATTTACTTCTCAGAGCGCATAGAACGGATATTCGATTTGTTTCAGGAGGTTCAAAGTTTCAACCTTTATCAGCAAGAAGTCACGCTAAGAAGATTAGCACGGCTGGTTTTCTATTGACGGCTGATGAAAAGGTTAAATTAGATGCAAATGCAACAGTGCGCGACACAGTTGGACCAGACAGAGCGCACGTGATTACAACTGCGGATGAATTGATATTATTGTTGGAAAGCGAATTGGGGGAGTCTTTAACTGCTCCACCTAAGAAAGAGGAGGTCACACCTCCTCCAACTCCAACTCCACCAACACAAACCGCTCAACTAACTAAGGAGAACACAACCTACTCTCCACACTCCCAAGCGGTATCCCCATTAACCCCACAATATGGGGCAAATCCAGTTATTTCCAAAATGGAAACAGTTGAACCTTCTAGTGGTTTCACACAAGTAGAAGAAACACCTTTGGTAGAACCAATTCATGAAGAAACTCATCTTCCAGTAGATGATGGTTTTGGTCTCACATTGGAGGAAGAAGTTCAAGTCTTAAGAGCAGACAATGATCGCTTGCGTAGAGATTTGAAAACTGCTAACTTAAACCAAGGTTCAGGGGTATCCTCAGAGCAAGTTCACAACTTGCGTACGGATTTAGATTTAACGAAAGCAGAGCTTGAAAATGAGAAAAGTTCACACAACAGAACACGTGAGACTCTGCAGTTAGTTGAGGGTGATTTCAAAAATAAGAAGTTGGAGTTTGCTAAGTTAGAGGTTGCAAATGAGGACTTGAAAGCGAAACTTAAAGAGAGTGCAGTTGTTCCAACAACTCCTTTGAGTGTTCCAAAGAATGTAGAAATCTATGTGACGGCTTCCAGTTTAGACTTAGTTCCTTCTTACCAATACTTGTTAGTAAACCTGAAAGACACTCTTGTGATTGACTTGTCACTAGAAAGTATTATGGACACCCTCGTCCGTATTACTAAGCGAAATAGGGTAGCTAAGTGGTTGTTGGGGGAGCAAAACATTCGTTCTTTGTATTCCCCTTATGATGAAATTAAACTGAGAGTAGCTGACGGTCTTGATTTATTGACTTCTCCAAACGCTTTACTTCCAGTCAATGTCTTATCAGAAGTAGATTGGGAACGTAAGTTTGATGATTTAGCTCGTCTAAATCGCCCAGTTGTCTTATACTTAGGTTTAGAGACAAATAGAGGTGTCTTTGAGTTTCTAAGTCGCTTGGATAAACAAGCAAAGGTCTTGCGTTCAGGTAGTCCATTAAGTGAGCGTTCGTGGTCTCGTGTTGTTCGACAACATGAGGGTTCTGTAGAGGAGGTTTCCATTTGAGTTCAAGAATGACGTTGTCTGTACGTTTAACTGAGGAACAGTCAAATTTAGTTGATGTCCTTCGTACAGAAAAGAAATTAAGTAGTTATATTTCCTTGTTGTTAGGGGCTTTGCTCCAAGATAGGGTATCCACAACTCAGTTTTTGCTTGGTTTGTCTGATCAGTCGGTTGCTTATAATAGCTTACAGGAGTCTACCATTCAAGCGAATTTGTATGAGAAGTGGTTGTCTTTAAAACTAGATATACCTTTTGAAGATTGGGTCGCAACTCTTCGCAGTGCTGAGATTAAGCACTTTGGTGGACTAGATATGCCTAAAGTCGATGTCAAATCGGCTTTGCTCGACTTGTTGGATGACTTAGGTTTAGAGTTAGTTGAGAGAGGTTCAACTCCTCAGTCTTCTGAGGAAAACCCCCAAGCGGTATCCTCAACTGAATTGGGTTCTTCTCCGTCACTCTCGCAAGAAGTAAACCCTCATGATTTAAAAGATTTGGTAGCAAGCATGGTTCATGAAATTTTATCTACCAAGTCTACAAATCGGGGAATTGAACAACCTATCTCAGAAGCTCCCACAGAGCCACTGGTTGCAGTTGAAACGATTGAGAATACAAGTACACCCCAAGAGCTAAAAAATGCACCAGAGGGTGCGACAGCGCCTCAAAACGAGGTTGTAGAGACAGCTGAAGAACAAGTTACTGGTGTTGAGGAAAACCCACACGCGGTATCTACACCTAGCGAACAATCTTCGTCTGAGTCTGAGTCTGAGCTTAGTCCTCTAGTAGACACTTCAGCTCTCATGACAGGTTTCGGATTTAATTAGAAAGTGAGGTGATAGCAGATGAATGATCAAGTTGATTTATTTGGTGAGAGTTCTTCCAAACCAAAGTCAAACAACCAAGGTGGGTTTGGTTCAAATCATAACTCCCAAGGAGGTTTCCAAGGTGGAGGATTTAACTCCAATTTCAACGAAGGTGGGGGTTTACCTTTTAAAAACCCTCAACAAGAACCTCCTAAAAAGTCCTATAAAAAGGTGTGGATAACTTTAGGAGTTCTCGCAACCCTCGGTATCATTGGTGCTGGTTCAACTTTGGCTTATAAATACAGTCAGAAAGTAGCGATTGAGAAAAAAGCAAAAGAAGATGCCTTGAAAGACTTGCAAGATAAGATTTCAAGTGGTGTATCACAGTTTTCTTTGGCTGAGATTTCAGATACTTCTGAGACAAACGGGGTTTCCTTATGGGATTTGAATTTGACCTATGTAAGCACCAACACCTCACGAACTGACTTTGTAGGTGCAGTTTCTAAAGCAGTAACCGTTGAATTAAACGGTTCAGACGCTACGATTAAGTCTCCTAATTGGGAATACGTGGGTTGGGTCATCAAACATGTAGACCACGATAAAATCAAGGCTTTAACGAAAGACTTGAAGAAAGACTCATTTACTTACAAAGATGATTTAGTGGACGCTTACGCTAAGTACATCGCTCAGAATTTAGCGGATATGCTAGAGTACAAAAATGCTTACGTTGCTTCATACATGCAAGGTTCAGATATTCCTAAACCTTACAAAACAACAGAAGTTGCAGGAGCGGTATCCTCAGATAACAAGCTAACTGCTGAGTTTACAAATACGTTAGATAACGAGGTCTTTAGTGCAGAGAAATTGCACACATCACAAGATTTCTTTGTAGGTGTAACGGAAGATAGCTATGGAGAAAAGAGCGAAAGTAAAGCTCATTCTGAATGGTCTGCAAGAGAGAAAGAGCTTTCAACTTATATTAACAACTTGCGCCCTTACCTTGGTTTGAAAGCACGTGAAGTAAAACAAACTAAGAAGACAGATAAGGGAACAGAACAAGTAAACGTTGAAAACCCTAATACCTTTGATAAGTTAGACAATCCAACTTACGATAGTGCGGTATCCTCATGGCTTGAGCTGAAAAAAGTAGAGCCTAGTCCTTATACTTATGCAAATGGTGAGAAAAACCTTGATAAAGTCGTATCTTACGGTTGGGTCGGTTCGACTTACATTGCAAGTAAAGAAAGCGATGCGAAAAGTACCAATGTACATATTGGTTCAGGAAAATATGATGATCCAGTGACTTTAGGAACTCCATTTGTTACGAAAATGCAAGACACTTCTGGTAATTACCAAGATGTTCGAGTGACCGTCACTAAAGTTTTAGTGGGTGATGAAGCGATTAAAGATGTACAAACCTTTAATGATAAGAATAAAGGCTTTACCAATGTTTCTGATTTGGTACTAGGTACAGTCCACTTCCAAGTAGAGAACTTGTCTGATAAGGAAATCGAGGTTAACTCTGAGTTTACGTTAGCAGACCCAGAGCAGAACTTAATTAACCGAACAGGTAATATGTATGGTCTCCCAGAGCGTTCGAAGATTGCAGCACGTGGGACTGCGGATATGGTCGATTGGTTCAACACCAAAGAGACTAAGACCTTGAATTTGATGTGGGGAAAATCATTTAACCACAAGTACGAAGCAGTTTATATCAATGCTTTAGGTGATGAAATTTACGACCAATACGGACGTAAGATGGAGCGCAATACGAAGAAACTCGTAGAGAACAAAGCCCAAGCAGACCAAAAAGCTCTTGAGCGTTTGGCGAAAGAAGAGCTTGAAGCTCGTAAGAAAGCTGAGTTGGAGGATTGATAAATGTTTAAACGTAAACAGAAAACCTCTAAACCTAAGTCTCTTTCGGCATCTGATACTCAGCAGGTAAAACAACCAAAAGAGCCTTTTTTAAAGCATTTGGTGTCTTATTTCAAGACTCACAGAAAGACTCGGTTGCTTGTCTTTGGTCTAATTGGTCTAGCGGTATCTTTAGCTTTGCTATTTACTCTTTATAAGCTCATTTTGGTGTTGTTAGGAACCATTATGCAATTTTGGTTCCGTTACACAAGTAATGAAATCCTTTTGTGGGTATTAACTTTAGTTTGTTTTGCTCTCATTTGTGGTTTCTGTTACTTCTTGTGGATTCGGAGGTCAGAGTACCTAAAACGAGAAGAACAAGAGGAAAAACTAATAGTGAGTGAAGTAGAAGTAGATGAAGATTGGGTTCAGTCTGATAACGGTTGGAACTAAGTAATTAGTTTGGGAAGAGGGGTATCTTTCACATGATTCGATTTTTCAAACGGTGGTGGTCTTCTCTGCAAGACCATACAAAAGGGGCTTTAATTTGTCTCACTGTTATCTTTATTGCTTGGTTTTTCTTTAGAAGTTCCTTTTAAACTAGATAGGAACGCACTTCGGTGCGTTTTTTTTGACTTATCTTCTGTTTTATGATATAATACAAGCATATAATTAAAGAAAAGGAGACAGAATATGTCTAAGAAAACCCACAACAACCGCAGCAACTGTAACAACAATACAAATGAAAAACCTCTCTTCAACATTTTGACAGAGAGTAAAATTCAAAAGATGATGCAAGAGCAACTGACTTTCACACATGGTTTAATGAAAGCCAAGAAACCAGTTTCCGGTATCCTCACCGTAGCTTCGATTGAGGAGACAGATGACGCTGACTCTCATGGGGAAGCTGTACTTAGTTGCTCCACTCATTTATACTACTCAATTATGATGAACGCCATTGAGACGATTCTTTCAGGTATGGATCAAGAAGGGTATTTAGCTCAGTTTGGTTTAAACCCACTTGAATTGGCTTCTGATGTGGTTGAGAACTTAATTCTCACAATCAACTCAGCGTTAGGTATTGATTGTGAAGAAGGGGTTGATGATTTGAACCACTTGATTGAAGAACGCCCAGAAATGTTGGACTTTATTGACAATCATTTCTCTTCTTTGATTTTTGTTTCTGATGATAGTGAGGAAGATTAAACCTTCAGCGATATCCCTTGACAAATCAGTACTAGTGTGCTATACTATAAAAGAAGTAAGTGAAAGAGAGGAGATGAATTATGTGAAAATCATGTCAAGTTATAGGATGAAGTTGACGGGTGACTTAAAGGCTTTAGAAAATTCTATTTGTATTTATCGTGAAGCTCTTAGATTTATTCTCCCTATTGTAGATTTACATTGGGATGACCTAAATTGTTTTGAGTATACGAAACAACGTATGACATATACTGAGAAGCTCATCCATTCAACTAATGAGAGTCAAGCTCGATATGGTTTTGATGAAGAATTTCCTAAGTTCCCTTCGTATTTGCGTAGAGCTTTACTAAATGATGCAATCGGTGTTATCTCTTCTTATCATAGTAACCTTGAAAGTTGGGAAAAAGAACCAAAAGGTCAAGCCCCAAAACTGAGTTTGAGCCACTATGCTTGCCCAGCTTATTACAAGAAGAACTTATTTAAAAATTTTGACCCTATTCGTCAAACGATTGAACTTAAAGTGTTCAAAAACAATGATTGGGTCTATGAAACTTATACCTTAAAAACCTCTGATTGTAATTATTATCAGAAACACCTTGCGAATAAAAAGCAAAATGTGCCCATTATTCAGAAAAGAGGTCGTCGTTTTTACGCTACTTTTTCTTATGAAGAAAATGTTCCTTTAATAGAAGAGGACAAGATTGAAAAGATTTGCGCTATTGATTTAGGTTTGAATACGGACGCTACTTGTTGCATTATGGGTAAAGATGGTACGGTTTATGCACGGAAATTTATTTCGTTTAGCAAAGAACACGACCAATTAAATACTCAGTTGGGTCGCCTTAAGCGAAACCAAAAACGAGGTAACAGGGAGAATACTCGACTGTGGAAAAGAGTTTCTGGTATCTCTCAAAATATTGCGGATAAAACTACCCAAGCTATTTTTGAGTTTGGGAACCAACATGGAGTTGATGTTTTCGTACTTGAATTTTTAGACTTTAAAGGAAAACAAACAGTTAAACGTACTCATTTTTGGCGCTATAAACGTATCTTTTCGGTATTAGGTATGAAAGCTCACAAACATGGTTTACGAATTGCAAGAGTTTGTGCTTATAATACCAGTCGTTTGGCTTTTGATGGATCAGGTTTCGTCAAAAGAGGTTGGCAAATCAGTAAGGATACTTCTTATAGTCTTATCCAGTTTGCAAGCGGTAAAACTTACAACGCGGATTTAAACGCATCATATAACATCGGTGCTCGGTACTTTATCCGACACCTATTAAAAACCGTTACGGTGACGCAACGGTTAGCCCTTGAGGCAAAAGTTCCTCAAGTAGCTAAGAGGAGCACCTGCACCTTGTCTCACCTCATTAGTCTAAGAAGTGAACTTCTTGCGTTAAACGTAAAGAGAAATCAGGTTTAGACTGTATGGAGAGAAAAGGAGTCAATAACAGGAAGAGGTTGAAACACCGAACCTGTTATTGAAGCACCTTCCAAACGAACTTTGGATGGTGAGGTTTCACTTAATTACTTATTTGTGGTATAATTAAATAAACTTAAAAATTAAGGAGTTAGAACTTTATGACAACAAAAACTAGCCCAGCTATGGATTTAAAAGAACACCTACAGTTTTGGGAAGACCGTAAGGCAGAAACACTAGAACCAATGTCTTTCGTATCTCTTGCTACTTACGAGCAAGAAGACCAACAAGGTTTTAGTTCAATCCGTGAGTCTCACGTTCGTAGCGATTCAGTATATGTTACCTTGGACACAATGGTAACTGCCATTACTCGTATCCTTGGTACTAAAGAAACCTTTGAAAAATTAGGTTTGAACGCAGATGACCTTGTGAAAAACACCGTTATGTCTTACATTGGTCAAATCGTTGAGAAATTGCCAAAAGATGATGAAAGCATGCTTGCCTTGGTTGAAGACAACGAAGATGTCCGTAACTTGCTTGACCTTCATTTTGCAAGCGCAGAGCGTTTGCTAGGTAGCAAAGACGAAGAAGAAGAAGAAGCGTAAACCTATGGAAAATACAGATTCAAATGTTTTGGAAACCCAACTTCTAATTGGAAAAGGAGTCTTAGAAATCCTCTTGGACTTGGTAAGCGATAAGAATAAAGAAGGAGCGGTCTTACCTCTTGATATGAACGGTCGAAAGTTCACGATTACAGTTGAAAAAGACTGACTTCCCCATGTACTTGCAATAGCTTGTACACTTATAATTCGAGAAAAGAAGGTACTTAATGGTCTAAATGTGCCTTTTTTCTTTTTTTTTTCTAACGGTATCCTCTATTTCACAGTTCCAATCAAAGACAGGTTGGAACTTTTTCTTATTTTTCACTTTATTACTTGCAATTATTCTCTCTATTTGCTATACTATATTTAACAAGATTTGAGGAGAAGAATTTTATGATTGTACAATATGTCAACGAATTACCAGAGGATTTGCAAGTTTTATTAGCTATGCGCTCTGCTTTTCAAATTTGGTTTGAAAATAGTAGGTACTTACAAAGTATTAGCGCAGAGGGTTTAAAACAAGACGGAGTAGAGTGGTTCTGCACTTCTAATACCTTCAGTTACACAGTCTTAAGGCAATCAGGACGTCCATTTGTTTCTTTATACTTTACAGTAGCGGATAATGGTTTAGAATTGAGTTTGATGGTTCAAGTTTACTCTCATGGTAAATTAGTAGATACACGTTCGATTGAGGGTGTTGCCTTCTCTGTTGAAGATTTTAGAGTTTTATTAGATACTGTTCCGCAACCAGCGTATGTACCTATTTTACGGTCTTTACCGTTCTTCTTTACATTGATTGGTTTGGAAAGTCAGTTTCAAGGGTATCAACACCGCTTTGCGGTCTTAAACGGTTGGATTGAGAGGTAAACGAGATGGTTCAGTCAGAAGTAGAAGTAGTTAAAATTAACTCATTGTTTCAAAAAGTTTTGTATAAATGGTTAGAAGGTTGTAGATTTATTTCGTTCAACATTGAGAGAGACACGCCTTCTTATGAAGTTTATATCAATAAGACTACTTTCAGTGTTACTGCCTTTCGAGGTAATCATTATCCAAGTGTGAACATTTCGTTTATGGTAAACTCTCCTAGTCCTTCTTATGAGTATTGGGTAAATGGAGTTGCTGATTTTGACATTAAGTCTAAGGTAGCTTTCTTTGGTAGAGGAAAACTGTTGTTGGAGTTTTGTTGTGGTAGTTTAGGTACGGACTCTTCTATGTGGTATCCGTATGTTGCTGAGATTTTAGCTCCTTTAAACGAGTCTCAACGTTTCACACTAGAGATGACTTTAAGAGATATTCTTACAAAGTTGGATAAAGAAGTGGAACGCAGCGCAGAATTTGAAGCAGAATTTAGAGAAAGGATTTCACATGGCAACTAAACAACTTGAGTTAATTGATTTGTACCACCTATTAAAATTGGTTGTAAATACTTGGATTGATTTAATTCCCTTTCAAAACTTTGAATTTAGCTCAGAGAGTTCCACATTTTCCTATACTATAAACTCTAAAGAATTTACGTTAGCAACATATAGACCTAGTGGTTTACCAAGTACAACTCTTGCTATTACTAGACACTCTAAAATAAGCCACGGGGTATCGGCAGGTCTGCTTTTCTCCGCTGCTTTTCGTTCTTATCGTAATGGTAAGGTTGAGTTTGAGTTTAAGGAGTCTTCACTGGATGAGTACAACTCTAATTGGCATGAATTTGTCAGACAGTTTTATTATCCTATAAGCAATTCGCAACGATTAAGTTTCTATGAATCTTTATTTGAGTTGCAACTAATTTTACAAGATGAATTAAATCGGTTGAACAAAGAGTTTAATCAAGTTGTATATTGGACTGATTTTAATGGGGGTGTTAAATGATAAACTTAAAACCGTACACAAAAGAACAACGCTTTGCTCTAGTAGCAACTGCTTTGGTTGATACTTAGGAGAAATTAAGAAAAGAACTAAACGGACCAGCTACCACTGAATTTAACGCTGATACAATGATTTTGAACATTGATAATCAAGGTTGCTTTGTAAATGTTCTCAGACAAAATTACTTGACATGGTACACATTTAGTTTCACGTTCAATAAAGATAACAAATTAGCATTTGCAGTTACTCCTTACGTTAGAAACAACCCTCAATTTAATGAAGTTACACACGGTATCTTCACAGCTCATAGCGATTTTGAGAAATTAGCTTCAGATTTATCGTCTGACTATTTAGCTCCATTTGTAAATAATTTATTGCTTATTTTTAGCGAAGATAACACATGGTCTCAAACTTTTAACCATTTCTTATCGATTTCTTTGCAATTTCTTCCTACTGCTAAACAGTTAGCAAAACGACAACATGCCACAAAAGTAGATGCAAGAAAAGAACTGAGAACAACGTTTCTCCGCATTTCTGATTTCTATAAAACTCTTTTATTACACTCTGTGTTAGTTGATAAATCTTACTCCGTAGAAACTTCAAACGGAAGTTTGGATATAACTGCTAGTGGTTTGTGTTATCAAGTTTCAACTGAGTCAGGTCAATTCTACACTTTCAATATGTATAAAACGGTAGGTGAAAGAGACAAATATAGTTATAATTTAACTAACGATAAAGGTTCTTTAGGTAGATTTACAGATTATGGTATGTTCTATGAAGATGCTGATCACCTATCAGGTTTACTTCCCGGAGAGGATATGTTAGATTTCGTCAAGGGATTTGAGTCCTTGATTACAAAAGTTGGTCTTTGGTCTGCATACACAAGTTTAGGTTATGTGAAATAAAGGAGAGAAAGATGTTCCAAACACTAGACAACAGAACGCAACTAGCGATTATCATTATGGCGACAGAGAAAGTTTATTCTAATTGGGTTGAGAACTACAACCCCTCTCGACCTTTCAAAAGAGATGTTAACGATAAATTTAACCTTTATATCCGACCAGATGAGTTGACTTTCCATTTATGGAGAAAAGGTAGCGACTGTGCCTTTGCAAGCATTCTCATGCAACACCAACCTCAAGGTTATTGCTACATTTCTGTAGAAAATTACTTTAGGGGTATCAATCGCGATACGCTCGACTTGAACAACTCTCATGCTACCTTTGATGATTATTTGAGGTTAGCAAATAACTTCCCAGAGCAAGCGGTAGATTTAATTGTGAAAGGGTTATTTGAGGGTATGGAGAATATCGGTTTATTGTCTGAGTTTTCTTACTATGTAGGAGTTGCGACTAACTTATTGGATTTGAAAGATTAGATTACATAAGGAGCGGTTGCTCCTTTTCTTTTAGTGGTATCCGACTTGAAAATTCTCGATTTTTATGATATAATGTACACTATTGAACGGAAAACATCCGGCAGTTTAGAAAACGATTAGAAAGAAAAATAAGATGAATAATTTAGACATGTCCAAAATCGTCTGGGTGGTGGATTTCAACCACTTAGTCCATAAGTATTTCCAAGGTATGCGTGCCAAAGGTGTCACCTTATCTGCAGAGGTAGAGGTTGAGCGAGTAGACTCTATGGGGTCTGTTTATACTGAGACAGTTGTTGTAGATACTACGGTATTGTCTGCAATGCTGAAGTTCTTTGCGAACCGACTTTCAGGAGCAGGATATAATCCTATGGTGGTTTGTGCTGACTCTAAGATTTGGTCTCGCAAAGAGTATATGAAAGATTTATTGAAACGTGAGGGTAAAGGCGGCACTTATAAGTCAGGTCGTCCGAAACTAGCACCAGATTGGTGGAGTTCAGCAGAACTTTGTTTAACTCTTTTGACGAAGATTGGAGTTTGTGTTTTAAAGAAAGACAACTATGAAGCAGATGATTTGATTGCAGAAGCAGTAAGGGTTGCTAAAATTCAGTACCCAAATAACCCAGTCTGTGTATTGACTGGAGATTTGGATATGGTTCCTTTAGTTGATGACCAAGTGTCTGTTTATATGTACCCAGCAACACAAACCTACGCAGAACAAGGGTATCCCGAACTCAACAACTACGAGCAAATTACTCCTCGCACTTATAAGCGTATGTTAGAGCGTAAGTCTTCTGTTAAGAAGTTAGGTGGGTTTGCAGACTATAACACTTTGTTAGCAACTAAGATTATCCGTGGAGATAGTTCTGATACGATTCCTTGTATGAAAGGTTTCTATCGAAAACCAAAACGCTTGGTTGACTTATTACAGAAAGTTGCAGAGGAAGAGGACTTCAAGGAGTTCCGCTATGTACCATGTGATGTTTTCTATGAGTACAAACCAACTGGCCAGAGGTATCCAATTTTGCCTTACAAGCGCCAAGCTGATAGATACACTCTACCTAGTCTAGCAGAAGTTCCTTTCTCTACGGAAGGTCTTTCCCTTTTGTTTATTGCAAAAGATTGGTTTGTAAAGATTGAAGAACCGACTGAACAAGTTGAGCAAATGGTTTCAGTCTTAATGAAACATGGTTTGACTGAGGAAGAAGGAGAGCAGTTTAAGGATAGATATAGAGCTATGAACTTAAATGGTGCTTTCTTAAATATGCGCGAGCCAAAACTCCGAAGAAAACCGTATCGACTGTTAGAGCCTTTAGAATATGGTGCTGATTATGTCATTCCACCGTTGGACTTAGCTTTACTGACGGTTGAAGCTCTCAAGTTCCAAATTCACATTTAGATAGGGGATATATTGATGAAATATACGTTGATTTTCTCTCCTATGGAGGGTGAAGAGAAAGGTTTCGACTTTACGGTAGTAGATCGAGTGTCCTTTGGTACTTATAACAGATTACAAGATAAAGGGTTTCCGATTGATGAATTAAAAGAAAACACAATCTTGGTAGCAGTTTATCCTAATGTCGGCAGTCGATTTGATGGAGTTCGAGGAATGTTCACAAAGGAGATTGGCTAACAGTATGGTACATTTAAAAGTGTTTGAAGCTTTTGCAGGTGTAGGTTCTCAGCACATGGCTCTAAGAAATTTGGGAGTTGATTATGAGGTTGTAGGGGTATCCGAAATCGACAAATTCGCCCATCAGTCTTATGAAGCCATTCATGGAGAGACCAAGAACTTTGGAGATATTTCAAAGTTGAAACCAGAGGACTTACCAGACTTTGACTTGTTTACATACTCTTTTCCTTGCACGGACTTAAGTTCCGCAGGAAAACAACGTGGGTTTGAGAAGGGTTCAGGAACGTCCTCTTCTCTTTTGTGGGAGTGCCAAAGACTTATTGAAGGTAAGAAACCAAAAGCTTTGTTATTAGAGAATGTAAAGGCTCTTAATAGTGCTAAGTTTCGTGATGGTTTCCATTCTTGGCTTTCCTTTTTGAGAGGTTTAGGTTACACGAACTATTACGGTGTTCTTAATGCAAAAGACTTTGGACTCCCTCAGAACAGAGAGCGCATTTTCGTAGTATCTATTTTAGGGAAACATAAACCGTATCGTTTTCCGAACGGATTTGATGATGGTTCCACTATGGCTCCCTTGTTGGGTAGTGAGTTGGATACGAAGAAGTGGCACAAGCAGTATAACCTTGACCGTTTTACTTACGAATTAAGAGATAAGGGTATCGTCGATTACCTTGGTCGCTTCAATGTTCCGATTGATTATAAGTTAGATAAATTGAAAGAGCAAGGTTTGGAGGATATAGACCCTTTAACCATTAAAGAGTCGATTGGAATGCGAACGCAGTGCCTTTTTCCAACAGGAAAAGTAAGCTGCATGTTGGCTTCTGATTACAAATACCCTAAAACAGTTATAGAAGGTGTTGGTTGTGAAGTTCCGTCTAAGTTATATCCTTCAGATGCAAATGACCCTCTAGCTCGTCCATTTGTGGAATATGAGCGGGGTTTGTCGTCTACAAGAGAAGACCTTGCAAAAGACCCAAATGTATTGTGGTTGTCTGAGAAAACTGCAAATAAACCTCAAGGTTTGTTCAATTTGGCTTTGATGTTGTCTGATAATCAGACAGAAGAACAGAAACCTTTGAATGGTTTCTATTCCATGCGGTATCTGACTCCCGGCGAGTGCTGGAAGTTTATGGGGTTCTCTTATGAAGATTATAGTAAAGTGAAAGCAGAAGGTTTATCTGATTTGCAGTTATATAAACAAGCAGGAAATTCTATTGCAGTTCCATGTTTAGAAGCATTATTTAAACGCATTTATGAGTCGTTAGACTCAACTGAAGAGTAATAAAGTTTAGTAAGGTAGGTGTACGGTTGTGACTGTTTTAACTGAGTTTAAAGACCTAGCAAATGGTAAGTTAAGTGTAGAAGAATTTAAGTCTAAGAAGGTGCAGTTCAATCGGCACTCTTTACTAGAAACTTTTGATTATTTGGCTGAGTATAAGTTACTTTGGAAAGTAATTGAAAGAGACGCCAAAGGTAATGAAACAAACCTAGTTGACTTGCTCTTTGGAGTAGTTTACCCAGAGGTAGCAGACGGTGTAGTTTTACCTGTTGGTTTCCATCAGTCTATGTTGATATTTAGAAACTCAACTGTTTCTTGCGGTAAGGATGATGAGTGTGTCCGTATGGTCTATGTTTCTCTCTTAGATTATGTAGAGCTATATTTCAGCACAGGTTATAGAAACGCCATGAAGATAAAGCAATACCAAAAGAGCAAAGCCTTGGTAGAGGGTCACGAAGCAGTTGCAAATCTAAGAATAGGAGAAGTTGTCGGGTATCCACAAGTTTTGCCAGAAATCCAAGTAGCTCCTCAGGAAGAAATAGAAAGTGAAGATAGATAGATGGAAGGAATGGAAATTGAACATACTGATCGAGATAAGGTGTTGAAGAACCTTATGAAGTTCAACCAAAGCATTTTGAAAAAGAAAGATACTTTAGAAGGTGTGGTTGAACTTTCTTTATTTGGAACAGAAGATGATACTTTGTCTGCTACTTCTTTTGTTGCTATTCCTAAAGAGAACTTATATCCAATTTTTGAACTTTTATTGAAACAAGGTATCGGTTTGTTTGATAAAGACAAGTCTCTTGAATTTTTTGGTCTATCAAAAGATGAAATCACAAAGGAATTGTTTTTCAATTTCATGCGTATTGTAACGGAGAGAGTGCTTACAAGCTTACAGTTCCAAGAATTTGAAGAAATAGAGAGAGAACATCCTCAAGTTCGAGATTTTGTACAGAACCACATGCAAGCCCTACTCTCCTACGGTATTCTTGGTCCAGAAGACAAAGATTTAGACTTAGAAGATTGAGATTTTGAACTCACACATAATGGAGTGGTATAATTTTATACTGCTCTTTTATATTATTTTGTTTTGTTTTTATTCTTGTCAAATTACTCAAAATTTCTTATGTGAAATCCTTGCAATTTTTCAATTTTTGTAGTAAACTTGATTTATAAGATTTGAATTAAATTGAAGTTTTGATTGCTTGTTGTAGCTTGAAATTTAGTGGGGAGTAAAGATGTTATCAGACAAAGAGTTTTGCCATTTACGTTTAGGTTTAGATACTCTTATCCAAGATTTTCTAAGTAGTAAGGTAATGAACAAACACTTACCAAAAATGCCTATGACAAGTGACGGTAAGATTATCGGTTCGATTTATAACGATATTATGAGACGCAACCCAAATCTCCATTTACGTTTTTACAATCGAAGTAAACGGATGGTTTTTCAATTAATTGTCACAAACTACTTAGATATTTTAGAAAATCCGACAGAGCCTTACATTGTATATGTAGAGGCAAACAATTATGATTCAAGTGGTGAGATTACTGAGGTCAACCACTTTGAAGTTTCTCCTAATGGAAGACTTGCAGACTTAGTTGGTTTGTTAGAGTTCATGAAGTACAATTATTTGGAGAACCCCCTTTTGCGGTATCTTCATGAACTTTACCCAAGTTTAAAGGAGATGTGAGGTTTATAATTTGACTAAAAGACAATCAAAAGAAGAAAAACTAGCTAGAATAGCTGAAAGACTACTACGGTTGTACTTCCAACTTTCTCTAAGTTTTCAAAAGAGAAAACCATTTGAAATTCCATTCAAGTTAAAAGAAAATGAAAACTACACTGGTCTTATAGAGTTCAGCAGAACTGAGACCTCAATAACTTTCGGTATCACTTTATTAACTTCAACTGGTGCACCTTTACACCGTTTTGAGGTTAGTCATATTCTAGAAACATCTGAGAACCCATTTAGTTATTGTGCCTTTACAAGTTTATCTTACAAAAGAGGTCAAGCTTTAGAGAATTTGAAAGTAGGTTTTACAAACCAAATCCCGTTTAAATCTTACATTCGTCAAATGGTTTTGACAAGTTGTAAGAGAGATAATATACTTACACCATTAGTTGCTTGTTTGGAGCGAGCGGTTGGTTTGATTGAGTATGAGAAGAATTTTAGTGATTGAGAGGTATTGTTTTTGGTAGCAAAACAAGAGAAACAAGAAGTATGTATTAGGAGTTTAGAGAAGTTGGCTGTTTATGTTCGTAAACTGCGGAATTTTGAGTTTAAAAGAAACTATATTGGTTCTCCCCAGTATGAACTTGTATTGAATGTAACTTCTACACATTCATTAAACGTTATACTTACTGAGCCACATAAAGGAAACAATGAGTCTGGGGAGATAAGTGTTGAAGTTGTAAGTAACACTTCTAATCTTATTCAACATCGCATTTGGTTAGCTATTGAACCTTCAGCTAACTCAGATACTTATTTTGGTTATAGTAGTCCTTTCTTTAGAGGAAAACCTAAAGAGTGGGAAAGAGTAGGTTCTATGTCTAGTGATATTTCAGCTTTATTTGCACCTAGACTCATTACCGAGGGTATCCAATCTAATGCAGTTTTAAACGTGTTTTATTTAGGTTTACCAGAGTTTTTGAATAAAGTTAAGAAACTTCCTGATTTAAGGTTTGAATAAGATAAAGGTCACGATTTAAGTAAATGAGGTTTAAAATATGTCTTATAAAGATAGAACACAATTAGTAGAAGTTTTGGATAATATGATTAGAGGTTTACACATTCAATCGACTGTGTTTCCGGAAGTTCCTCCTATGGTTGAGGTAAATGATCGTTTAACTTTTGGATGGGGTATCACTGAGAATTATACAAATTTATCTATTTCTTTTACTCTATACACGCATAAACGTTGGAAACAACATTGTAGTTTAATTATTGGTTTACAAATGATTGAAACTGGGGATTTGTTGTATAGTTTTAAAGCGTTTAAGTATGATGTAGGTGGGAGAAGTTCTAGTGTTGTAGATGTTACATCCATAAACTATACGAAAGAGTTTAGCCGTTCTGATATTGTAGAAATAGTTAACTCTTTAACTGATGAGCAGGTTTTAGCTTACTTAGAAGGTTTGCAGTACATGAAGTTTATGTAACTGTTTAGTTAGTTGATTAAATAAAATGAGGTTGACATTATGGGTGTTCGAGTTTCAAGAGCAGAAAAGTTAGATTTTTGCTTACAGGCATTAGATAAGTTATATAAACAGTTAGATAAGCATTTTGATACGTTTATGGGATATGATATTCAGTTTAGTGCTGAAGGTAATTCTTTATACAATGTAGAATTTTCAAATATGTTTATGCCTTTGGAGAATACATTATTGGTTGATTTAAACTTTGATATTTATCGGAAAGGCACTAATACTTTAGTACATCGTTTAACTTTAAGTGAAGAAGCGGTATCTTCAAGTACGCATGTAAATGGTACGGGCATTGATTTTTCTCCTAGGTTCATAGGTTTGAGTGTTCCTTGTTATAGAGGGAGACCACAAAATCATTTAGCTAAGCAAATTAGTGTTACTGATGTTAAATACTCTGAATTGATGGTTTTACTGAGTGCTATTCAGAAATCTGAGGTGCTTGATGCTTTTTATAAAGGTTTACCTAAATTGTTTACAAATATTCATGATTTTTGCGAGGTATAGAGATGACTTTAACGAAAAATAGACAAGCATTAAATGATTATTTAGTAAATTTTCTTCGTAAAGAGTGGGAGAAAGCTCCTTACACAACAGGTATAGTTTTTGACACTTCTCTTGTGTATGAGTTTCGATTTCTTAGAGATGGTTCTGAGATTGAAATGTCTTTATATACTTACAATGTAGGTAGAGAGCATGTTTTGAACTTTGACCTTGAAGATGGTTTTGTTTACTGCAGAAGTATTCGTAAAGGTTATACTAAAGATGGCGAATACCAAGAAGTTCGATTTAAGTTAGATTTTGAAGAATTTAAAACTAAGAACTTAAGTAAATTTGAAGATTTGATTGAATTTATCAGTTCTGATGAAATGGCGCGTGTGCTTTTAAATGCTTTGAAAGAGTTAATGGTGGGAGTAGATTGATGAATTTAACCTCTGAAGAGCTATGTCGCTTTGGGGCAGTAATTAACAGTTTACTGGAAGACTTACCTAAACTTACACATCATAAAGATGGGAAACTTCCTTTAAATAATCAGAAATATACTTACTCTTATATTCAAGATGTAAACCGACTTTACATTAGCTTATATTGTAATGGTCAAGACGCTTATTATTTTTACATTGAGCTAGATTCCGATTCTGACACTTATGTGATGAGAGGGTGGTCTTACTTTAAAGGTAAACCAGACAATTCAAACGCATTTACAGTATTTGTAAACTTGTCAGATAAGTGTATCACGCGGGGAGATTTAGACCTTATTATTGATTCTATTTCCTCTAAAGAGCGTTTTATAAATTTGTATACTGCTTTATGTTTAGTTTCTCAAAACAATACCTTTTTTGAGTGGAAAGATTGAGGTTTTGTATGGATTCAAAAGATGGTTTATTGGTTTTATCTAACGGAATTACTTTTCCGTATAACCCTTATATTTTCAACAGAGACTCGTTCATTGCTTATTCCATACAAAGGGGTGAGTGGAAAGTAACAGAAGAACTTCTTTTGCGTTTAATTCCTTTCCTAAATGTAACTGAGGTTAATTTCGTAGGGAAAAGCCAAATAGTTGTTAAAACCGTAGAGACCTTTTATGTGGAGATTAAATTCACAGAGAAAAAGATTACCTCTGTAAGAGTTATTCAGTTCTTCAAGTGCAAAGCACAAGGTTTTGAATTAGTTCCCTATAAAACCATGAGAGGGTATCTCTCTTGTGATGAACTTCCAGTTTCGATTGAAGAGAGGGTTTCAATACTTTTATCACAACAGTTTGAAGCGGAATTAGGTGCTTTAATTTCTGTTATGTTAACAAAGTTTTATGGTTTTAAGTTTGAGATGGTTTTAGATTGAGAGAGGTTAAAAATATGAAGTTTACAGATAAAGAAGTGAAACGTCTTAAAAGATCAGTTGAGAGCATACTAGAAGAAGTGTCCAAGTTTGTATCTTATGAGGACACGCAAAGACCTTTAAACAATAGAAAATATACGTTTTCTTATAAAACTCATTTTAAAGGGTTCTACGTTGGGCTTTATTGCAAAGATAACCTTGTTTATTACTTCTCTGTGGATGACTATGGGGATGAATATAGCGTGAGTGGTTGGTCTCATCTTAACAATAAAATAGATACTTCTACTATGTTTACTATCTTTGTAAATAAAAATAGTTTGATTTTGGGTGGTTCTGAGTTAGATGCGATTGCGAACTCAATTACATCTAAAGAACGCCTTACAAACTTGTGTACTTCTTTAGATTTAGTTGTTTTGACAAATGATATGGTTAAGTGGTAGTTACAAGATCAGTTAAATTTGAAGTTTTAGAGGTCAGATGAATGGGTGTTGGTGAAAAGAAAGATTTATTAGCAGAGTTGCTGTATCGGCTACATCAGCTACATAGCACAGGTGCTAAAGTGTATGGCTTGTTCAAAGTTTCGGATAATACTTATTTTGAGGTTCAAGATACGCCTTGGACTTACTTAAGCATTGAGGTTCGTAGTGGACAGAAATCACATAGTATTTCATTTAATGCTTACGATTACAAGGTAGAGCGATTAAATGGTTGGTACATTGCAAGCAATAGTTACCCTAAAACAGAGATTTCTAACGGTTTATCTTATGAAAGATACGACAACCTTTCGGTATCCATTATTCGCAACTACATAGAGAATATACCGACAATAGCTTTTGTTGATGCTTTTATTAAAGGTTTGAAAATATTGTTAGCATACGCAGATTAAATAGATTAGGAGTAATTTTTGAGCAGTTTAGATTTAACGTGTGCCTCCTTCTTTGTAGGAGTAGGCGGTATCGATTTAGGGTTTGAAGAACAAGGTTTTAAAACGATTTATGCAAACGAATTTGATACGAAAGCAAGAGAAACCTTTTCTTTGAATTTTCCTCATGTTCAGTTGGATGGTAGAGATATTAGAGAAGTTTCTGATACTGAGGTTCCAAACGTTGATGTGATTATGGGAGGTTTTCCTTGCCAAGCGTTTTCAATAGAAGGGTATCAGCAAGGTTTCCACGATGAAAAAGGTAGAGGAACTCTTTTCTTTGAATTGGCTCGTATCATCGAAAAGAAACAACCTCGCGCCATTTTCTTAGAGAATGTAAAGAACTTAGTTCGCCATGACAAGGGAAGCACTTTAAGAGTAATTTTAAAGACTTTAGAGGACTTAGGTTACTATGTGACTTACCAAGTGATGAACGCTGCTGAATATGGTAATATTCCTCAAGGTAGAGAGCGTATATACATTGTAGGGTTTAAAGATAAATCGGTATCTGAGCGTTTTCAATTCCCCGATAAAGTAGAATTGACTAAGACTGTCTTTGATGTGATTGATTTCAAAGACAAAGTAGAAGAGCAGTATTACTACAGAGAAGATAAGCATTATTATCCTTTGTTAAGAGACAATATTGTATCTGTAGGTAGTATTTATGAGTACCGTAGAGGAAATACGCTTAGAGAGAATAAAAGCGGTGTAGTGCCTACTTTATTGGCTTCTATGGGTACTGGTGGAAATAATGTTCCTCTAATTTTGACAGAAACTGGAGAGATTAGGAAACTAACTCCAAGAGAGTGTTTTAACACACAAGGGTTCCCTCGTTCGTATAAGTTCCCAGAGAAAATGGCAAATAGTCACTTGTACAAACAAGTGGGGAATAGCGTTGCGGTACCGGTGGTATCAAGGATTGCGGAGCAGATTCGATTAGCGTTAGAAAGTGAATAAGAAGATGAGTAAAACTAAAAGACAACAACTCAAACAAGCATTGGAAAAGACCTTTGATAAGGTTATTGGTTTAGCAGATGAAGTTAGCGGAGAAACGATTGAAGTTTCTGCTAAATACTCAGTTTATGTAGAAACGGCAAAAGACTTGATTCAACTTTCTTTAGAAGATAAAAAGTCAGGCAAAAAAGTTCATGAGTTGCATATCTCGGTATCAAAAGACTTAGATGTTTTCTTTTCAGGTAGCACCTATGGAACTTTCAGTTCTTTACCACTTAAAACTTTAGAGCATATTGTACAATATGCTACAAAAGGATCTCCTCAGTTCACACGTGGTTTTGAGATTTTGGTAGAATCTATTGCGACAGACTTCCAAGTAGCTTGTTTCTTGAGTGCTTTGGGAGATTAAGTTTAAATTTAGAGGTATAGAAGATGAACAGACTGACGAACAAACATACAACAGAACTTTGGTATTATTTATATCAGGGGTTTAAGGTACTTGTAAGCGGTGCTGAAATTCAACCTAGGAGTTCGGTATCCCAAGTCTCACCACGGTATAAAACTCAAATTCTACTAAAAGACTCTGTATTTCGATTAAGAATCTTGAAAAACACGATTGAGACAAACTTAGACACCGGCTTGATTCATGAAATACTGATTTATTTCGACAAAGAATTGGATAGAGGTACGTTTGAAAGTGTTTCATGTAATCCTAAAACGGGAAAACGAAATCGTGTTTCAAGTGAGTATTATCTCCCCAACTTACTTGATTATGACTTAAACCATATTTTAACTACTCTAGTTGAAAATATAGCTACCCTTAAACAAGTTGAGTGTTTAAACTTGGGTGTTCACTCTTCTGGTTTCGGTTTTGATGTAGTTGAGGAATTGTGATATGACTAAAATTAAGCATCCTCAACGAGAAATGCTTTGGCGATATTTGATGAATGCTTGTGAGTTATTGTTTGCAGATAAGGATTTTAACCCTTGCAAAAAGGTTGCTGAAGTCTCTCCTAAGTACAGTTGTTCTGTTGAACTTTCAAACCAACACCTTCACTTGCAGTTGTTGAAGTATAACTCAGAAACAAAAGGCAACTCAGACTTAGTTCATGAAATTGAAATTCGGTTAAATAGAGAAGACGGTAAGTTATTCTTTAAAGGGTTTAATATTCAAGTTAAAGGTAACTGTGCAGGGGTATCCACCGAAATTTTCGTTTCTGAGTTGACTTCTTCCCAACTTGCTCAAATAATAGCAGAGTTGGTAAACTATATACCGACCCTTGAACAAGTTGCACGTTTCAATTTAAGGTTGAACCACTTTATGTGGAGTGAAGAGTATTTCGCTGCGACTGTAGGTAAGGAGTAGGTGAGTTATGAGTAAATACAAAGGTTTAAAAAGAGACCAACTTGAAGAGTTGGTAGTAGAAAAACTTAATTTCTTCTTGAAGTAATTAGAGAGTCAATCTACTTATCCTATGGGTAAATTTCCCACCGGTATCCCCTCTCCACTTGGAGGTGAGTACCTTATTTGGGTCGGTTGTTCTGAGGGAACAATCTCCTTCACCTTGCAAGACACTAATGGAGTTGACTACCACAACATCAAGATTGATAAATTTGGCGGTAGCAGACAAGTAGTAGAGCTTGCAAGTCGTCCGTTTAAGGAAACTGGGGAAATTTGGTTTGGCAAGTCTCTTAGTTTGCGTTGTGATTGGGCTGATTTACAAATGAGTCCAACTATGTTCACCAAACAGTTGTTACCTTATATTCGTAAGAAAGACCAAGTTTTAGCGTATTGGTTAGGTCTAACTGCGGTTCAAGATTATTGTTAGAAAGGTCATTGTATATGTTTAAAGGTTCAAGAGGAGTTCGTCTTCTATATAAAAAGAAAGATTGTGGTTATGACTATATTCAACCAGTAATTTTACCAAGTGGTGAGAAGGTTTTGGTCTATGGGAACACTTTGGAAGGTTGTCCTATATCTACGGTTGCTGAGGTGGAATTAAAACGAGCAAGTGACCTAGTTTATGCTCAAAGTAGAATTATAGAGATTGAGGGGTATTTACCTTTGCACGTTGTTCCTAATTGGGAAACTTTATTGGGTTATTCTGAGTTATTTGAAGATTAAGCAGATGTTGTAGATGGCTTTCAGAAACAAAGAAAAACAAGCCTTATTAGATGACCTCCTATACTTGTGTGATTGTGTAATTACCACAGGTAGTTTCAAGAAATCAGGACGTAAGCGTAATTTAAAAGTTACGCAGAAGTATGATACTTATTATGAGGTAGATGAGCATTATCCTAATATAGAAATTACTTTACTAGTAGGTGAGCGTAGAAAGGTTCATTCTTTAGAGTTAAACTTCCTACCTTGGAGGTTTGAGCATAATGTTCACCTTATGTCTTCGTATCTTTTAGATAGTTTTGACTGGAAAGAGAGTAATGTTTGGGTTAGTTTTGCAAACACTAAACAGTTAGAACAAGTATTAGCTGACTGGATAAACTCTATTCGCAGTCCTTTACAAGTGCAGCTTTATTTGGATATTTTGCAAAATCAGTTAAGAGGTGTTTATTATGGTGTTTAAAAGTAAAGTAAAAGAGTCTTTATATCAAGAGTTGAGAGCTTTCATTCTTCGGTATCAATCAGGACTTGTGCGTAACACAGTCAAACCTATGGATACTACTGATATGTTGACACGGCAGATTTTTGTCCACCTCAGAATTACTGAGGATAACGCAGTTTTAGTACATTTAGTAGACAAAGAGGGTTATCCGCTTTTTAAACTAGAGTTTTATTTTGGTGTTGCAGATGGTGTGAACTATGTAGGTATTAAATACAGTGACGTTGATGGTTTAGGTTCATTACAAACTTTTCCTTTAACCGATAACTTAGCTATTGATAACTTTTTAGTTCAAATAATTAAGTTTATTCCTTCTGAAACTTACATCAAGCATTATTTGACAGTGTTTAAAAAAAAATCAAGTTCGAACATGGTTAGTATAAAATTAGTGAGGTAAAAACAATGGAAAATCAAACAATTTCCACACGTGGAATTCGTCTATTATTCGATGCACAAGGTTATGGTAAAGATTATGTTCAAGCAGTGATTCTCCCTGATGGTAGGAGACTGGTGATTACAGGTTCTACTTATGGTATGGGTGCTCCGCTTTCTGCTTTAACTGAAATTGAAGTGAAGCGTAAATCTGATTTAAAGTGGGCAATTAAAGACCTAGTTAACCAAGGGTATCAACAAGTTGATGGTTCTCGTATTTATGATGAATTGCGTGAGTTTGATAAGTTAATGCCTTATGGTATTTAGACTTTAGTAGGTAGAGAAAGAGAATAGGTGCTAATATGAATAACATTCAATTTCGTTTTGAAACCGCTTATGGTTATGATTTCGTCCAATTTGTGATTTTGGATGACGGTCGTAAATTTGCAATTACTGGGCAAATGGGAGTCGGTTTTGCGATTTCTCCTAGATACACGATTTATGTGAAGAAGAAGTCTGACTTGAAAGAGTTCTTGGATAAGGCTATTAAATTTGATGGTTATATCTTGAAAGACAATTACAATGATAACTTAGAACTTCAAACCTACGAAAACCATGTTTTTCGTTTTGATACAAATTAAAAACCTTGGAGGGTATCCTCATGCGAAATTTTGCTTTATACAATCCTAGTAATGATTTATATGTGTCTTATGTCGCTTTTAATCGTAAGACTAAAAGCTACGATATTGAGTTCACACGCGACTTGCACTCTATTCGGTTTTGGAAGATGAAGTCAAGTGCAGAAGCACAAGCACAGAGAATTTTCGATTGGAATCGAAATGTGGCGCTTGAGGTGCGAGAACTTAGATAAGTTTTTTCTTGACAGAGAACTTCAACTTAGGTTGGGGTTCTTTTGGTTTTACAGTTTATTATTCCTTGACAATCAAGACTTATTTTGCTATACTAAATTTAAGAAAACATTGAGGTAGAAAAATATGTTAGAAACAAACAAAACGAATGCAAATAACTTTGTAGTTTCCCAAGCAGTAACAGAATTGGTTGCCAACTCTATTTTGAATGAGGGTTTGACCTTACTGAAGGTTGAAAGTGGGGGTGTTAATGATGACACGCATGTTTATTACTTCTCAAACAATATTGGACACATGTTACCCACAGATGATTACACCGATAGAGAATTTGCAGTGAAACTAGTCTTTCTAAGACGTGAAAGCATAAAAGTAGATGAACGTATGTCGGAGCGTAACCTCTTTATCTACGGTATCGACAAATTTACTATTTCTCAAGCTTATACAGACAACGATGTAGCTGCAACAGGTTTCCTAGACTCTCTTTATGAGCAGTTAAACCATGAAACGGTTGCTGAGTATTATATTTATGAAGAAACATTATTTACCTCTCTAAATGATTTGATTGATTTTCATTTGGCAAATAAACGATAATAGAAAACACCTCTCTAAAACCTCTCAGATTGCCTCAGACTTAATTTTAAATCTAACTTCGATAACTTATACGGTTTAAATTTAAAATGTGGTAGAGAGCGTCTTAGGGGGTTTTATTTGGAAAGGAACAGATGCACAAGAAAATCATAGCAATTTGGGCGCAAGACCAGTGTGGTATCATAGGTAAAAATAACCACCTCCCTTGGCACATACCAAAAGACCTTAAGTATTTCAAAGAAACAACGTTAAATCAAGCTATTTTAATGGGACGAGTTACCTTTGAGGGTATGAACACACGGCTTCTTCCCAATAGAGAAACGTTGATTTTAACAAGTCAGTTTGATTACTAAGTAGATGGTGCAACTGTTGTAACAAGTGTAGAAGATGTCTTGGATTGGTATGAAAATCAAGACAAAACTCTCTATATTGTAGGAGGTCGTCAAATCTATCAACTATTTGAACCTTATATAGATGAGTTGGTTATTACACAAGTTCAAGCTGAAGTAGAAGGTGATACTTACTTCCCTAAAGACTTTGATTTCTCTAAGTTTTCATTAGTTTCTAGCGTAGTTTATGAAAGAGATAGTCAAAATGAGTTTGATTTTGTGGTTGAACACTATGAAAGGGTATAGTTATGATAGTTGGTTCCTACATTGAGATAAAATATAAAACAAAAGGTGGAGAAATTCAATATTCCACTCAAGAAGTCCTCCAATTTGGTTATAGCGAGCGTTATGGTTGTCAAGTTGTAGTCGTTGATAAAGACTCCCCTATGTACTTTGCGTATCCTTCTGGGGATTTGTTGCTTTCTTTGAACTTTGAGTCTCAGATTGCAAAAGCTAGAGTTATTTCTTGGTCTGATCCCTACAAAGAACGTTATGGTGATTTTTATTACTAAATCAGCAAACTCCTTGACTTTCAAGGAGTTTTGTGCTATAATAAAACAAAATTTAATAGGCGGTTTAGATGTTATGACTAAGAAATATGTGGAAAATGAAGAGTTGGTAAACCCTTCTCGTTACACTCAGAATAAGATTGAATCTTGGGATTTCTCTTTGTACTCTTGTTTCCCTCACATGATTGCAACTGTGACAGAATATGTTATTCGCTACAAACACAAAGGCGGTATCCAAGATTTGGAGAAAGCCCGAATTTGGTTACATAAGGCGAAAGACTCTTATAAGTATATTGTTTTGTGTGCTCCTAAATTAAGTGTTTCAGAATACCGAGAATTGGCTCCAAAAGTCAATGAAGAGAACTTTTCTGATTTATCAGTCGAACAACTCGGTATCCTCAGAACGGCTCAAACTTTGACAATGAGCTTGGACAATGAGTGTATTTTCAGAGAATGTATTGGCATTATTGACAAGTATTTGGAGTTGTTAATCGTGGGTGAGAAGTATTTGGATTTATTGATTAAGAGTGAGAAAGAAGGTGTTTGATGTTTCTAGCTTTAATTCAATTTGTGGTTGTTTTTATTTACTGCGCGCATGGTTTTGCTTTAGTTTTTGGTTTAATTGCTCGAAGAGATTTTCTGATTGAGTCAGGGTTAGGTGTCCGACCAGTTTCAATGTGGTTACTTGCCTTTGCTTTTTATACCGTGCTACTAACCATTATTGAGTTCATTTTAGGTCAACTTCAAGTCTCGAGTTTAATTTTCTTTCTTACAATGAATGGAATGGTGTTTTTATTTATGATTCTATTGGATATTTGGTTATTTAAGAAGGTGCGGTAACATGATTCAAATTTTATCTAGTGGTATTGTCACTTTGTACCTAACTAATTTATTTGTTTTAGGGGTTGTTTATGCAAGTCCGTATTTGCAAACTAAGTTTAAAGTGTCTTCGAAAGATGTTTTTAACGCAATTCTTGTTACTATTCTGTATACACTCAGCTTAGTTGCCTTGTTTTATGTAGTAAAAGAACTAGGTGTAACAGAGTCTAAATTACTTTACACATTTGACGGTTTGTTATTATTTTACTTAGTTTGCTTATACGGTTGGTTTATGTTGAGAGAGGAGAAGAAATGAACGTTTCAGAATTGATTGCTTATTTGTCGCAATTTTCACCAACAAGTTCTGTGGAATTGAAGATTTCAGGGTTTGATGATTCAGAAGAGGGTCGTTTGAACTTATTTGGGCTTGTAAATGGAGTTGTACAAACTGAGAAAGGGTATCCACAGTTGATTGCAGACTTTGATACCGCAGAACCTTATGATTGGGGTGATTAAATTGTCCAGAGAATATTTAAAACATAGGTTTAACGCTTTCAAGAGTTCTTTAGTAGGTTCCTTTTTAGTTGCTTTACTTTCTTACTTTATTTTAACTATCTTAGTTAAATCAAGATCTTTATTTATAGAGGTTTCATTTGCCTATAACTTTTTAATGCTTGGGTTGGTACTTTTAATAATTTTAGGTTCTAGTGTATTCTTTGTTTCCTTCTCATACATACTATTTGGTGATGATGTTCGACGAGACTTTTATGGGGAAGTTGAGATTAACTTTATGAACCTTTTTAATCTATACGTTTCTAAGGTTTTTCCAAAGGAGTTTAAAGATTCTGTTAAGTTTTTAGAAAGGGAGATTTAATGCTTACTTGGATTTTATTAGTGAGAGCGGTTCATTTAACAGTTATCGCTTTCTTTTATTTTGTATGTTGGGCATTGATGATTTGGACAGATACTAAAGGGTATTTTCGTTATTACAGTAGAGTTCGTTTTGTTTTAAAAACGATTTTATCTGTCTTTTATTTTGTTGTAATTCACGAATTGCATTATGGTTCTGAGGTTTCAAGTTTCCACCTTTGGGTATCTACTTTATTGGTTCTGCTCGATATTGCTGAAATGTGGTCTCGTAGCTACAGAACTTATGGATTTAAAGAGTTTAAGAAGAACTTTGGTAAAGCAGCTTATTTCTTTATCTAAGAAAGGTAGGTATTTCAGTTATGGTACATGGGTTAAAAATTGCCCCTAATTACTTTGAGAAAGTTGTCTCTAAAGAAAAGACTTTTGAAGTTCGCTACAATGATAGAAATTTCCAAGTTGGAGATATTTTAAAGTTAATGGAATATAGAGATGGTGCTTACACTGGGCGCTCTGTATATGCTAAAGTGACTTACATTCTTCGAGATTTTGAAGGTTTGCAACCAAATTTTGTAGCTCTTTCGATTGAATTGATTTAGAAAAGAGGTTTTACATGAATTTCAATTCTGAGTTAAATACTATTCTCAATGCTGGTTTACTCATTGGTTTTGCTAGTTTGTGGGTTTTCCACGTGCTTTACTTTTACCTTCCATTCTTTGTTTCTTCTTTCCGTAGTAGTGTGAAACTTAAAGATAGTGATTTGAACGCGATTTCAAATTTCACAATGGAAGTAGGGGTTGGATTGGTTATCGGGTTAGGTGTGATTTCGTCTTTATCTTCTAAATGGTCTGACGCAATAGGTTATATTTACGCACTCATTTCTACTTTAGCTTTCTGCGTGATTTGGCGCTACGTTAAGTCTCATGAAAATTAAGTTTCTAAGGGGTATCTAATTATTGTTTTAGGTTTATTTTGGGTTTCTTGGGTTTTCTTTTTGTTTATTTTAAAGAAAACACCCGAATTACAATATTATTTAAGGTTTAGTGATATTCAAGCAACTAAGTCTTTAGCTTTTAGCTTAGTTTATGTAAGTTTATCTTGCTTAGGTTTGTTAGTAGTTACTAGTATAGGTTTAACTTCTTATTTAGAAATTATAGCACTTAGTTTAACTATACTGGGTTCTCTAATTTCTCTAAGAATATCGTTGAAAGGTTAGGTAAATGGCACAAAAGAAAAAGAAATATTACGCAGTCCGCAACACCAATCAAATCTTTGAAGATTGGTCTGATTGCGAAAAAGTTGTAAAGGGTACAAAAGGTGTTGAATTTAAGAGCTTCCCAACTAAAGAACAAGCTGAAGCTTATTTGAGAGGTGAAGAACCTGTCTTATCCACGAATAAAACTTCTGAGATTGTTCCTTATGTTTCAGATAGTGGCATAAAAGGAACAATTAGAATGGCAGAAGATTCTGATCCACTTCTTTGGGGTATCGAAGGTTTCGTCTATTCGATTGATGGTTCTTTCAATACACAAACTCAAACTTATGGTGGCGCTTTTGCTTGCTATGAAAACGGAGTTTTATTGGATGCTCAAGCAATCGCCAACAATAAACCTCAGTTTGCAGCTTCAAGAAATGTAGCAGGAGAGGTTTGTGGTTTTAGTTTAGCTATTGAAGATGCGATTAAGCGCCAACTTAGTAAGGTAACTGTAGTTTGCGATTACGAGGGTATCTTCCGTTGGACTGCTCCTAAGTCTGTAAAGGTCAATGAACAAGCTTGTTGGGGTACTTCTTTGAAGAAACCTGTTGGAAAATACCACGCTTATTTATTACAAAAAGCAAAAGAAAGTGGTATTGAAGAGATTGACTTTATTTGGGTTAGGGGTCACCGCGGATTGAAGATTAACCAAACAGTTGATAAGATGGCGAAAAAGGTCGTTGGGTTGAAGTAAAAGAAAGAGGTGTGTTTTATGGGGTTTGAACCTTTTAAGTTAAAGATTGGTCGTAGAACTTATACAATCACGGAGAGTGATAATGTTTTGTTTAATGGTGCTTGTTATTTGTTAGTAAGTCAACAATATCAAAGTGGTTGGCAAAGGATTTCTCCACAATTATCGAAAGTTAAAGCGGAGAAATACATTAAGCAAGGGTATCTTAAGTTTAATTACAAAACTAATCTATCGGGAGCTTCCATGTACTACTACAAATTTACAGGTAATCCTGAAGAGTAAACTATAGTTTAGAAGAGAGGTGTTACCTCTCTTTTTATCTTGACAAATTCTATTTATTTTGGTATAATAAAGAAAATGAATGATTTGAGGTATTAAAAATGGATTTAACATATTTGAAAGAAGAGGGTTACAATTTAGATTTATTAGGTACTTTTCTAAGTACCGTTACAGAGCCTTTCTCTGTTTCTGCGCAATTATATGATGAAGAATTTACGGAAGGGTTTAAACAAGTAGATTCTCGCATGACTCGGTATCAGGTTATGTACTTGGCTTTGAGCGAATTTAATACTTTGTACTTAACGACTTTAACTGAGGGCGCAGTGGCTTATATTCCAGTTACAAATATCTACGATTATTCTTTCCCACGTGATGGGGAACTCCGTAAGGAAATGGATCGTATTGCAAGACAATACTCTAGGGAACTAAAACACTTCGTTTTTAATCATACTCATAAATTTATTGCAGCTATGGTTTCAGGTGGGTTTGAAGAAGTTGGGCTTGTCTTTGCAAAAGAGAATAAAGGTGGGATGAGTCATGTTTAAACTATTCAAAACCAAAGAAGAACGTGACTTAGAGTTCATTTCAAAACTGTGGGAGAGACCTAAACGAACGGATAAAATGAGGGAGGTTTTAAGTTATTCTCAAACCCCTTATGAGATTGAAGCTTACTTATCTGACCCAGAGTTGAATAAAAGTTTCCGTTATATTGGGTGGAATCATGAGTACCAAATCCTTTATTTAGCGGTTGATTCTAATTACAATTTGGTTTTGACCACAACAATTCAAGGTTATCAGGCTTGGTTCCCAGTTTCCGTTATTTATTCGGAATATTTCCCAAGAGAAGGAACGCTCAGAAAACGTATGGGTAGGTTAGCTACTCGTTACCTCTCTGAGTTCAACCAATTACTGAGTGAGGTTTCTCCTTTAGAGTTAAGTATATCGAGCACTAGGTTTGGACAACTCTTTTTAACGTTTAAGTATAGATAATAGAGAGGTAGTTTATGGTTTCTTTGTTCCAAGATTATTTAGGTCACAATTTACTAGAGGTTGTAGCTCGTTCAACTGTCTTTGAAGACTATGTTCTAACAAAGCAAGAAGTCCAACAGATTGTGAATACACATTTTGAACCGTTGCTTTTTGGTTACAAAACGAGAAAAGAGCTTTTAAACTTGTATGAGTCTTGGGTATTTGTACATTTGTTTAGTTCTTCTGATGTGGATATAACTACCTTCGAGGACTTACATGAACTAATTTCAAGTGGAGTCCCGGATAAACCTCAACTAGAAGGTCATTTTCGTTCTGATGAGTTTCTAGTAAGTATAAGTGGCACGTCTTACACACCACCTTCGGTATCCCGAAAGGAAGCGCAAGCTGAATTTAATCGAACTTTTAACTTACTAAAAGAGACCTTGAGTTCTGAGTATATTGACCGTTACGTTAAGGTTGAGCAAATTTTGATGTTTTATGTCTACCTTATGCGCAGACAGTTCTTCCGCGATTGCAACAAAAGAACTGCAACCTTATTTGTAAATTTGTTATTCAATCATTATGATTTGAACTGTTTCCTTTGGTTCCCTACGTTGGAAGAATTAGACAAAGTTTTAGGTAGATTGAAGTTGTGCTATGAAATAGGAGATTTCGGTACAGATAGCGCCTTTGTCGATTATATAAGTTCACAGTATCTTGTAGACTTAAGTGCCTAAACCCTTGACATTCAAGGGTTTTTGTGATATACTGAAGTAAATTTTATATGAGAATTGGAGTAAAAATGGACATAAATTATTGCAAATATCTAACAACTTTGCCTTTGATGATTCGTCCTCTAAGTGGATATGGCTCATGGAGGGGTATCTACGCTGAGCCTGCCTTGTATTTTGATACGGATTCTGACTATGTACCGATTTCAACTTTAGCAGATGCACTTGATGATTTAAGTTCTGGAAGAGTTTTTGAAGGGTACAAAGGTGGGAAATATTGGTACAATGACAGGTCATCTTTACATTTTGAGAGTAGCTATAGAAGTTGTTCGGATAATCCTATCTCAGTATATTTGTCTCCAGAGTCAGTTGCCTATTTAGGTGGTATGGGGTAAATTATGAGTTCTATTGAGTTAAAACAAGGCGACTGCTTAGAACTAATGAAGGACATACCAAGTAAGAGCATTGATTTAATTTTATGTGATTTACCTTATGGGACGACAAGAAACAAGTGGGATAGCGTACTTGATTTGGAGGTACTATGGGAGCAATATAATCGCATTATCAAAGATCGTGGAGCTATTCTTTTATTCGCTCAAACACCTTTTGATAAGGTATTGGGTGTATCCAACCTTAAGCATTTAAAATACGAGATTATTTGGCAAAAGACTGCTCCAACAGGTTTTCTGAATGCTAAGAAAATGCCTATGAAGGCGCATGAGAACATTTTGGTTTTCTATAAGAAGTTGCCAACTTACAATCCTCAGATGACAAAGGGGCATCCTCGTAAGGTGTCAAGTAAGTCTAGTAGGAAAAAATCTGTAGAAAGACATCAAGAGAAGTCAGAGGTTTTAGCTTCTAATTACAACTCTTACGGAGAAAGTCAAGTAGGTTATGACTCAACAGAGCGGTATCCCCTTAGTATTCAAGTTTTCGCAAAGGATCAACAGAAAGAAAACTATCATCCTACTCAAAAACCGGTTGCTTTATTGGAGTGGTTACTTAAAACCTATACCAACGAAGGTGACTTGGTTTTAGATAACTGCATGGGGAGTGGCTCTACTGGTGTTGCTTGTGTGAATTTGAATCGTAATTTTATTGGAATGGAATTAACTGAGCAGTACTTTGAGATAGCTAAGGAGAGGATTGAAAAGGCAGTAAAAGCAAAAGATGAACAAAAGACAGAAAAAGAAAGTGGGAGTTAATCTTCCAAAGAAGATTAAGGACTTAGTTCGTACCTACTCTGAGTTACACCAAAATCAAGATGAATTGGGTGGTACATTTTTGTATGTAGGTTTGGAGGATTTTGAAGATGTTGCTATGCCTAAGATGATTTGTACATTAACAGATAAGACTTCAAGTAAGGTTTATAGTGATTGTTCTGTTTTGTATGAATATGTGAACCGATTAGTAGGTGCTTTATTTACTGACTATTCTTGTGGTTTTATAGAGAATTGTAGAAACTACCGTATAGTTTCCAAGATTGATACAGTGGTTAACTTTGTAGAGCAAAACCCACCTTCGGTATCTTATTTTGTCTACCAAACAGGTTTTAACGATAACTACAACGGTACGGTTTACATTCCGTTGATGAATGGTAAATTTTTAGCCTATGACTTTAGTTGCTAGTGAAGAGGTGTAAATTGAGTGAATTAAGAGTAGTTTCTTTGTTTTCAGGTATTGGTGGTTTTGAAGAGGGTTTAAACCTTTCAGGGCTGCCTTTTAAGGTAGTATTTGCTTCTGAGATTGATAAGTTTGCACAACAATCTTATGGTGCGAATTTTGATTCTTCGGTTATGGTTGGGGATATCACTAAAATTAGTGAGACAGAGATACCAGACCATGATTTGTTAGTTGGTGGCTTTCCTTGTCAAGCGTTTTCGATTGCAGGTCAACGAAAAGGGTTTGAAGATACTAGGGGTACATTGTTCTTTGATGTTTTGCGTATTTTGAAAGAGAAGAAACCTAAGTACTTTCTGTTAGAAAATGTGAAGAATTTGATAAGCCACGATAAAGGTACTACTTTTGAGGTTATTCTAAGTTCGTTAAAGGATTTAGGGTATGTTCTTGATTTTACGGTTTTAAACTCTAAAGACTTCGGTATACCTCAAAGCAGAGAGCGAACCTTTATTTGGGGTATCCTTGGTGGAGAACAAGAATCGTTTGAGTCTGATAAGTGGTCTAGTAAAGTAGATAAATTGAAACAGAATTTGAATAAAGTTAAGTTATCTGAGTTAGGTCAACCTCAGTTTCCTAGTTTTAATGTATTTAACTCTTTAAATGTTGTGGATAAAGACGTAGTTTTAGAAGATATACTAGGAACGTCTATAGAAGAACCTTATTATCAGATAACTAAACCGTCTGACGTACACTATTTGAAAGAGTTTGATTTTGGTTTAACTTTACCAAGAAGTAATTATATTTTACGTATAGGTATGTTACCTAGAGAAATTCACAAGAACTTAGAGCAACATCGTAGATTCCACTCATTTAGAGGGTTGGCTCCTACGATAACTGCTCGTCATGAGTCTCCTCGCATTTTAGTGTCTGATGACTTAGGTTTAAGGGTAAGAAAATTAACTGAGACTGAGTGTTTCTTAGCGCAAGGGTATCCACTAGAGTTTGTGAAAACTATTCAAGAGTGTGGTACAAGTAGGAATCAGATGTATAAGCGAGCAGGTAATTCAGTGAGTCCACCTGTTATTGCTGCTATTTTGAAAGAATTATTGAAGTAAAGGTAGGTTTAATATATGTTTATCATTTCGTTAGATAAGGAAGAGCATAAACAGATTCATGTTTGGTCAAGAGAGTTGTTAGGAGTGGTATCCTCAGAAGATAAAGTTCCAGAGATTTTAGTTGATTTAGCTTGTGAGAAGTTACCTGATTTAGCTCGTTTAGTAGACTCTATGGACTTGTTGCTACAAGTGAGGGACAGTTTCTTCAATCGAGACGATTATTCTAGTTACTTATTTGAAGCACAAGCAGAAGGAAAAGCCTTTGCTCAGTTTGTAGTAAATTATGTAGAAGTTTTAGATTAAGTGAAATCAACAGATTTCACTTTTTATATTTGACAAATTAAGTTATTTTTGATATAATAAAGAAAATAACTTAGAAATGGGTGGTAATATGAAACCAATTAAATTTACATTGGCACCGACATTAGTAATTGAGACACCTCAAACACTAGAGGTATTACTTAAGGAGTTAGGGGTATTCACTTACACAGTTCAAATTTTAAAATTTGATTCTTTGGAGCAAGTGAGTGCTTATGCTATTCAAAAAGCACACTTAGAACGTGACTATAAGGTTTATCTACTTAACAAAGAAACTTTAGAACTAGCTTATGTTCCAAAGGTTGGGGTAGATGCTATGACTTTGTTAGTAAGCACTGAGGGTATCCAAGTTTTAGAAACTCTCCCAGCGAATCCAGTAATTTAAAGAGGTATAAAAATGAAACTAGAAGAAATCAAACAGTACAAAGTAGGTTCAAAGGTTTTTGAAACAAAAGAAGAAGCAGAAGTTTACTTAAAAGAACAAGAAATAGAAGAGATTCGCCAAAAGGAATCTCAGGTAGACTTTCCATTAACTCCATTTAGTTATTACGAAAATGTTGTAACTGTGGATGACCGTGGAGGTCTTACAGTTAAAGCTCGATGGTTTAGTTTAGATGATGCTATAGCTGCTATGGAGAACTATGCAGACTTTTGCAGAGAAAAGGGTACAGGTGCTATCTATAAAGTAACGGTATCTTTATCTAACAACACGTCTCGAGGTACTGTTTCAGTTCATAGAGAGAAAGTAGTGGAAAAGTAGGTAAAAATTAAATGAACAAACGAATTAAGCGAAAACACGCAACAAAAGAAAACAAAAACATGATGGATAGCACCTTGAAGTATTTAAAACACTTAGGTCTAACACCATTTAATATTGAATATCCCAACGGTTACTTTGTTTTTGAAAATAAAAACTCTTATGAAATGATGCACTTCCAACTCAAAGAAAACCCACAGTTTTTGTTTGGAGTATGGTATAAAGAGTTTAATCTTAAAAATCCAGATCGAGTAGTAAAATTACCCCTTATTTTTGGTGAGCGTTTGAGTGTTTTGGATAAATTCAAACCCTCAAGAGCAGAGTGGTCTCCTTTATACAACAACTACCTCGATAAAGACTTAGAGTTTGAGTTATCTGATTATTGGTCTACTTTACGCTTGCTTCCAAACTTTGTAAAAACACCTTGGAATTATATTCCGGGTGAGACAGAAGATAGTTTTAAAGAGCTTTCAGAATATGTGGAGATGAATTCTAAGTACACTGATGAGGTTTTGCAAGAAGTATATAAGAAAGTTGAAGTTAAGTTCAAAGAGTTGGGTATACCATTGGGTATCCTAGTTTCCGACCCGTTTTGGTCTCACAAGAATCTCTATTTGATTTTTGAAGATGGTATGCCCTCAGACCTGATTTACAAAATTTTTGATGATTTATATAATTTTGTTCAATTTGAGTTAACGGATATTGTTGAAGAACTTTCACGCCAAGAACCTTACACAGATTATGTTAGTATCTACAATTCAGCATTTAATTGGCACCAAGACTATTTTTGGTTGAGTGACAAAGATGTACTTGAAAAAGCTAAAACTATGTCATTCATGGAACTGAACAAACAATTTAAGAAGATGAACTTGAAGGGTTCCGACTTTATTCGATTTATTGGGGGTTAAGCTATGGAAAAACGTTATGACAGTGAAGTCTTTCAGATTTTGCACTATTTCAAAAATTACTTAGACACTAAATCTAGGGTAGAACTACGAAAAGCAGAGGTTTGGGTATCTTTGTTGCAAAAGTCAGTTGATGATTTAGAGATTTTCTCGGAGTTTTATGTACCTGACTTTTATCGCTCTATTTTGTGGAGATTTTTAAAAGAACCCTCTATTGAACTGACTGGAACCCAAGTATCTTTGATTGAGCGAATTCATGCAAAACGTAGAGTTTCTACTTATGATGACTATGTTTTGTTAGCAAATTTGTTGTCTGACCTTTATATACAGTTATCAAATAGTTAAAAGTTAGAGGACTACAAGTCCTCTTTTCATTTGACAAAATAATTTAATTTTGATATAATATAGAAAAATAGAAAAGAAGGTTGCGATATGGTAGATTACACAGTAAAACGTTACTCGAAGGAATTAAATTGGGCGATATACAATGTATTAGTAACGATAGATAATTTTGATAGAAACTATCCTTATTACGATATTTCTAGGATGATTTCATCCTTAACAGAACTTGAAACGTTAGTTAATTCAATTGTTGTTTTCCCCGGTTTAGAGATTGAGTGGTCTGATTACCATGAAAACCTAGAAAAACTTATTTTATTTGATTCTAGGGTATCTTTAGAAAAACGTTTAAAGAGTTGGTATATTTTCAAGTATAAAGGTCAACGTACTTTAAAGTTTAAGAGAGATTTGGTAAATTATTTAGAAATTTTACGCTCTGTTGTAAATAGTTTTGTAGAGTGGAGTAATGGGGGATATAAGTGGTGAACACATTAGCAATAAAACAATCAGATATTCAAGAGCTTTTACACTATGCTCAACAAAATAAGGTAGATTTTTACATTGCAGGTTCTAAGAAGAACCCTTTAATAGCCTTTTTGGAGAAGTACGCAAATAACTTTACTTACAAGGTTTATAAAATTGGTGGTTTAGATTGCACTAAGAAATCAGATTTTAAATCTACTTTTTACAAAGGATTCTGCACATTTGAAGAGTTTCAAGCAGAACGTCAACGTTCTAGTTCTCCTAACTATGGTTTAACTGAGATTATAGATTTTGAGGACTATTCGTACCTAACAAGAGATGAAGTAGGTACTTTCCTTATTGAGTTCTACGACTTCGGTATCCAAAACTCCAACGAGTTTGCTGAGGTTTCAGTTGCAGATTTAGAAAGTTTAGTTGGTTTTGCAGAGAATAGTGGTACTCCTAATTACATAAAACATGAAGATGGTAGTTTCGCTTTAAATGTTTTGTATGCTTTTGTTTTGGCTTATACACCAAGGGAGTTGCATTTTTGTTCAGTAACTTCTACTGACAAGTCAACAGGGTTTGCTACTAAAACTTTTTCTCTTATGTCTTTAGCTAAGTTTAAAGAACTTTGGTACAAGCTAGACCGAAAATATGAATGTGATTGTGATTGGGATTGCAACTGTGACTGTGAAGGTTACAAAGAGGGTTATGATTTGTTTCCTATTCGCAAAGTTAGAAAGTTAAAAGAAGGTCACACGTTTGAGTTTGAAACACCTACAACTTCAGATAAGTATACTCATCGGGTATCCTCACCCTCTGATTTGTCTTAACTCGCTCGTAAACCGTCCTAATTTGCTCCAGTTTCGTCTCAAATATCAAAGAGGTATAATTGCACCTCAAAGATTTAAAACTCGATACAGAGCAAATTAGAGGGTTTAAATTTGATTTGATTATTTTGGAGATTCTATGTTTTCACATTCATTTATTTCTATTGATGAGGTAGTAGAAGAGTCTAATTTATTTAGAATTTTAAAGAATTTTGGAGCTGATTTAGTTGATAGTTCTGCTAAATCTTTCTCTTTTGACACCTCTGGTTTTAGCACCTATGTAACCTCAAACAAGTACATCATTCGGTATCTAGGAGAAGAATTTGCCTTATCTTACTCTACTGTGGAAGAAAATGTAACTGAGAGTGGAGGTTTAAGTTTGACTAAAACCTATATTTGTGTATTGACTACTGAGACTTCACTCGACTTATTACAGAAACTAACTCAATATTTTGAGGTTTCTATTGAGATAGGTAACTCTCAAAACCGAAACCTCTCGAATCGGTTTATTCGTAACTTATTGTAGTTCTGAGTTTTATATTTAAAACAAGCCTTGCGCTTGTTTTCTGTTTATGATAAACTAAACTTGTTGAAACGGAGGTTTTAATAAATTGGAAAAACTTGGTTTGATTGATAAAATGCGCCTAATTCTAAGACACGAAGTCTTGTACTTTTCTTTGGATAGACCAAGGCAAAGAGAGACACTTGATGCTTTAGATTGGCTTGAGTCTGAGGAAAATTGTCAATTAGTTTTAAGTGGCTCTATTCATTTACCAAAGAGGGTTTGGTCTACTCGTACCTTTGCACAAGAATTAGGAGAAGAAGATGTTTTTACCTTATCAAACGTTGTCTTACACTAAGATTTTAGAGAAGTTAAATCAACTAAATTTAGAACTAGAACGTCAAGATAAATTTGCTAAAATTTTTGTCACAGGTGGCTCTGCGGTATCTTTACTTTCAGGTGGATATAGAGAAACTAGAGATATTGATTATATTGGTTCTTTACCTTTGACGGTTGAACAACTACAAACTTTTCAACTCTCTAATGATGTCGAAAAGATTTTCGTAGTTCCAGATATTTCTGAGGTTTCCTTTGATAAAGAGTTAAACTATTCAAACTTAACTGTTCTTGTCTTATCCTGGGAGGACTTAGCAATCATGAAGTTCTACTCCATAAGAGAAAAGGATTTACAAGATTTAAGTNGAAGTCTTGTACTTTTCTTTGGATAAACCAAGGCAAAAAGAAACGCTTGATGCTTTAAATTGGCTTGAGTCTGAGGAAAATTGTCAATTAGTTTTAAGTGGCTCTATTCATTTACCAAAGAGGGTTTGGTCTACTAGAACTTTCGCAAAGGAGTTGGAGGAAGAAGATGTTTATTCCCTATCAGACGTTGTCTTACGCTAAGATTTTAGAGAAATTAAATCAGTTAAATTTAGAATTAGAGCGCCAAGAAAAATTTGCTAAAATCATTGTTACAGGTGGTTCTGCGGTATCGTTGCTCTCAGGTGGTTATAGAGAGACAAGGGATATTGACTACATTGGTTCTTTACCTTTGACGATTGAACAATTACAAACCTTTCAGATGTCGAATGATGTCGAAAAGATTTTCGTAGTCCCAGATATTTCTGAGGTCTCTTTTGATAAAGAGTTAAACTACTCAAATTTAACGGTTCTTGTCCTCTCTTGGGAAGACCTTGCTATTATGAAGTTCTACTCTACACGCGAAAAAGACCTTCAAGACTTGAAGAACTTTATCCTACCTAACATTTATGATTTTACTAAATTGAAGACTCGCCTTGACTACTACAAAGCGTATTACATTTTTGATTTGAATAACCCAGATTTGAATGTAACTCAATACACTATTACTCTTAATGAGTTGAAACACTCGCATCATATCTTGGTAGTAGACCCAACTCAAACCTTAGAACAAGTCCTCAAAGCAAATCGTCTATACAGTAAGTTTTGTAGATTTGCTGAAACTTATGTTATTCCACTTAACTTTGAAGTTTGGCTCTCCACCTCGGTATCTTTCTGTATGTCTGACTACGGTTTTGCTGAGTTCTTCCAAGCAGCAACCTCTTATCAAATTCGTATTTAACCCAACCAAGAAAGTCATTTTTCCTTGACTTTCTTTTTATTTTTTGCTAAAATGAGGTTATAAAATTTTTCATAGAGGAAATATTACTTCATGTTAAAACAGAACAAGAAAAACCTTAGTATTTTAGGTCGAAACTGGCGCAAAGAATTGGATCAACAGTTCGCAAATTTACCTCGAAATGTAGAGCAAGAGAAAATAGAAATAGGTTGTTTAAGTGCTTGCTTTAAACATTTCGCGGATTTTGAAGTTAAGGTAGTGTTATCCGCATTTGGGTATCATTTGACTTTTGATGGTTATCGTTTTATACCAGAAGCTGAGGTTTCACTATTGCATACAGATAAAGATTTTTATTTGGAAATACAAACTTTTTTTAAAACTTTTGAATTTACTAATTCTGAGAGAGCTGAGTTGTGGTTACTAAGAAGAGCTGAAACTGCTTACTTTATGAAAGCGAAGTTAGTTGAAAACTATTTACTTTCCTTAGTTGTAATGATTCGAACTGCTAAATATAGAAGTGAGGTAGTTAACTAATGGCAAATAAACTAAGAGAAATGGGTTCCTTGTCTGCAGGAAAACGTGAAGAAAACATTTATAAGGTTTTTGCTTACTTGCACACAAGAGAGCAATTCCACCCAGTAGCTTTAAAGAGTAAGGTTTTAGTTTCAGATAGAACAATCTTATCTTATTTGAACCAAATTCAAGAGGCGCAACTTTTAAACGAGTCGTATCGAAAACGATTATTAGAATTGAAAGCAACAGAACACTTCCGACAAGGTTCTAAGACAGAGAAAGAACTCTCTATTTTGGATCAGTTAGAGAATAAATGGCTCTCACTTGCCGAACTCAACTACAAGGGTATCTCAGAAGAACGCAAGCGCCAGCTTGAGCAATTTGTGTTTACACGTGAAGATGAGTTGGAAACATTGTGGCAGCGTTTGGAGTTCTCTATTTTGTTCTTTGAAATGATGAAAGGATAGCAAAACTTATGGTAGATAAGACGATTAGCAGTGAAGAAACAGAGTTAGATAATGTTCTAATTGAAGAAAAACCAAAGGACTTTCGTTCTTTGTGGTCTCGGTTTAAGAAGAGCCCAAACCAACTAGTTTGGAGTGCATTAGTAATTTACGGTATCAGTATTATCTTGGCTTTGCCTTATTTATTTTTTGCTACTCACGTTGGTTTATTCTCGTTTGGAACTTGTTTATTAGCTGCAACTACTATGTATTTAATGCTTATGTCGTTGCGTAAATACGGATTTAAACCTAAGTCTAAACTTAAGACTCTTGTAACGGGTGTGGTTGTGCTTACAACATTATGTTTTGGTTTCCGGATGATGAATTGGGACAGACATGTTCTTGTAGATTACCATGAAAGAACAGAAGACTTTCCTTACCCTCTTGTAACAAATGAACTCGCAAGTCCACTTATAGGTTGGACTGATTCGTTCACTATTTTAATGAAACACGAAGATTTAAAATTCAAAGGTCCAGATTTTACAACTCTAGCGACTGAGGTTCGTAGTAAAGAGAAAGAGTACCATGTAGGTACGATTCAAGAGTTCAAACCTTTTACCATTTATTACGGTTCGGACGCTCAAGGAAAAACAGGAGACATTAAAGGCAAACGCACAGACTACGGTTGGTTCGGTTCAGTTTCAACAGACTTTGTGATTGAGTTAGAGAAGTAAACAAGGAGATAAGTGTGACACAAGAAACAGAATACTACAAGGCAATAAACTGGAATGCCATAGAAGATGTGGTCGATAAGGCGACTTGGGAGAAGTTGACTGAGCAGTTTTGGTTAGACACTCGTATTCCTTTATCTAATGACTTAGATGATTGGCGCAAGTTGTCGGAAAAAGAAAGAGATTTAGTAGGGAAAGTCTTTGGTGGGTTGACTTTGCTAGATACTTTGCAGTCTGTGGATGGGGTATCTGCAATAAAACCAGATATTCGTACACAACATGAAGAGGCCGTGTTGAACAATATTGAGTTTATGGAGNATGAGATTACAGTTAGAAAGTGAGAAAACATTGACACAAGAAACAGAACACTACAAGGCGATAAATTGGAATGCCATAGAAGACGTAGTCGATAAGGCGACTTGGGAGAAGTTGACAGAGCAATTCTGGTTAGACACTCGTATTCCTTTGTCTAATGATTTAGATGATTGGCGCAAGTTGTCTGAGAAGGAAAGAGATTTAGTAGGGAAAGTCTTTGGTGGGTTGACCTTGCTAGATACTTTGCAAGGAACTGATGGGGTATCCGCTATTCGCCCAGATGTTCGAACACCTCATGAAGATGCAGTTTTATCGAACGTGTCTTTTATGGAACAGGTGCACGCTAAATCTTACTCATCAATCTTCTCCACTTTGAACACAAAATCAGAAATTGAAGAAATTTTTGAGTGGACTGCAAACAATCCTTATTTGCAGAAGAAAGCTGAAAGTATCAAACGTATTTATGATACAGGAACACCTTTACAGAAGAAAGTCGCAAGTGTGTTCTTAGAGTCTTTCCTTTTCTACTCAGGTTTCTTTACACCCTTGTGGTACTTAGGGAACAATAAACTCCCTAATGTAGCTGAGATTATTAAGCTCATCATTAGAGATGAGTGTATGACAAAAGACCAAGAGGTACTAACACCTAAAGGTTGGGTATCTGTTGCGGATATTCGCCCACAAGACTTGATCTTGCAGTTTGATAAAGAAACTCGCAGAACGAATTTTGCACCTGTTTCTACGATTTCTACGGACTTCGCGCCTAAGATTTATCAGTTTAAGTCTAAACTTGGTTATGTTGATTTAAAATGTACACCTAATCACAGACTTATTCGTAAAGCCTTGACAAGTAATAAATTGATTACTCGTTCAGCGGATTTAACTTTAGGTAGCAGTTCTTATTGGTTACACCCTACTGAAATTTTACCTTCAAACTCTAAGGTTGAGCCTTTATCTAAGTGGGAAGAGTTTTATATTTGTCTATCTAAGTTTGGAACCGTAGTAGAGAGTGCTTTAAGTAAACATTTAGTATTGAGCAGTAGTAAACCAGAGGTTATTGCGAAGATGGAAGATTTGTTGGAGTCTTTGAATATAACTTACAAGGAATATTCTTATCCTGAAGGGAATGGTACTGTAATGCGTATTTCTAGGTTTAACCAATTTGGTATCGAAGAGGACAAATTGAAGTCTTTACCTAAACGTCCTTTGAATGAAGTAGACTCGAAATGGTGCTTACAATATTTAGAAACACTATTTGATTGGGTAGGTGCTAAATGTAGTGATAACTCTTATAGGTACTGTTCTATAAACAAAGAGAGTGTAGACTATGTACAAGCTTTGTGTAGTTTATTGGGGTATAAAACTCGTATTCGAGAGTTTGAAGACCGATCTCCTTTTAGTGCAGAGGGTCTTGTTAATTATTCTTTAACTATTCTACCAGAAGGTTCTACAAGCTATGGTGCTGCGGTAGCACGAACTGAGCTTGAAGGTGAGCAGATTTACGGTATCCAAGTTCCGTCAGGATATTTGGTAACTCGCAGTAAAAGTGGTTCTGTAGTTGTGACTGGAAACAGTGTTCACGGTACTTATATTGGTTATAAGTTCCAATTAGCCTTTAATGAGTTACCAGAAGAAGAACAAGAAGCGCTAAAAGAATGGATGTATGACTTACTTTACACTCTCTATGAGAACGAAGAGAAGTACACCGAAGAGTTATATGATGAAATTGGTTGGACTGATGAGGTTAAGACTTTCCTTCGCTACAATGCCAATAAGGCTCTTATGAACCTAGGACAAGATCCACTCTTCCCAGATTCAGCAGATGATGTTAACCCTATCATTATGAATGGTATTTCAACGGGTACTTCCAACCATGATTTCTTCTCGCAAGTTGGGAATGGGTATCTTCTCGGTCAAGTTGAAGCTATGGAAGATAGCGATTATATGGTTGGTTTATAAGAAAAAGAGTCAAGATTTATTCTTGACTTTTCTTTTTATTTTTGCTACAATAAACCTATCAAATTACATGAGGTAAAAACAAATGGCAAATGATACAAAAGTGGCTCTTTTAGGTCATGTTTCAGTAAATGAAATTGTAAGTGCATTAGAGTATGTAAGTAGATTTATAGGCGACCTTTCCGTTTTAAATGTAAATGTCGGGGTGGATGAGCCTACTACCCATCCAAAAACTACGACTGTAAACGGTGTCTCTTGTCCTATTTTATACCGCAACGGTGAAGATTTCAAGGAATATGGTTTTATTGATGTTGCGGTTAACGGTACTACTCGTAACATTTTCTATCACTATAATTCTCGCTTTATTTTAGAGCCAGAGGAAATTGAAGCGAATTTAGACTGTGATTTACCAGAGTTTAATCAACCTATTACAACCTTATCCTTGGGTATGGATCCTGTTGCGGTGAGTGTTTTAACAGGGTTGGCTCGTTATTTTGGTGGTTACATTGATGAAGATGATTGTGATGACCAATACTATCATAAAGTTTTGTAAGAGTATACTTTTCTCTTGACAAAACGTTCAAGTTGTGCTATAATTTAAATATACTTGGCATAAGAATGTTCCTTTACCGAAAACATAAAGCTGATGAATTTACATTCCGCCAAAATAAATTGATTGCACAAAACCGTTCCTTTACTTAGGAAATATGTAATATTCGTAGTAGGTGGTACTTGGTAAGGCGTACTGCCCCTTACTACGAATGGTTTATTACGGTTCGCATTTTGTTAGCTCTAAACTGATTAGTTTGGAGCTTTCGTTTTGAAGATTAGAAAGTAGATGACTGGTTATGAACTACGCACAAATTGAAACTTTAGCAAAATATTTAAAAACTGTAGAAAATACAAAAGAAATTGGTGACCTTAAAAACACTCAACTACTGTTGAATTACGGTATCCTCGTAAATCCTTTGGAGCCTGTTTCTAAGGAGACTGCAGACGCTTTAATTAAGCTATACGGAGTTGACCTTAGAAACGCCAACGCTACCTTTTATGAGAGTTTTGAAGTTCGTAAAGGGTTGACTTGGGGTGAGGTAGTATTTGACCGTCTTTGTCATTACGCAATGACTTATGGTGGGTTGAAAGAGTTTTTTGGTACGGACTTCATTCCTAATTCCGAGGAAAAAGCCTTTCAAACTGCCTTGAATACACATTTAACAACGATTGAAATTAAATCTTACATGGAAGTTCGAGAAGATTTAGGAGTCTTTCTAAATCAACCTTTGGCTTTACCTACAAGCGACATTTCAATCTTGGCAGACTTGGTTGAACACTATGGTGTAGACATTACTGAGAAAGCTAACAAAGAGCTTCAAATTGAGTTTGGGTATCGTTATAAGTGCGCACCTAAAAGTTCTGAGTTGCTAGTTCGTCTGTTGGTTCGTATCCTTTTAGGAACAACTGACTACTACAAAAACACTATGACTTTCAACCACTTGCGCTATGAAGTTCAATACTTGTCAAAAGACAAGAAAGACTTGATTGTTTCCTTGGTTAAAGACTTTGTTTCAAAACAAGGTCTACAACCTTTGGCAGACCGTTTCCGTCCAAACAAGCAGTTATGGTTGACTTTGCGCAAACTAGGTTTGCAAAAAGAAGTCAATGCTATGAAGCGTTTGTCCGAGGTTTCTCGTAAAGACCATACCTTTAAGACTTTACTAACTGAGTTTCCAAAAGATTTGAGCGGTATCACAAATTACCAACTCATTCGCTATTACAACTACTTGAAAGAGTTGCTTGTATTGGTTGAGGGAGATTACCAAGTTTATCGTATTCGTAACGGTAAAACTTATGTAAAAGCTCTTAAACACACGCCAATTAGTGGTTTAGAGTACACGTTGGTTAATTTGTACTTAGAGCGTATTGCAGAAGAGTTCAAGTCTCGATTTGCGGATAAAGAGTTGAAGTTCTATCAACCAGAAGAGCATATTTCGATTGCACTTCCTACCACAGCTAAGTCCTTTATTGGTTCGTATCCTATGTACACTCGAATTTCAGTTCCAGACAATTACCAAATTGGTATTTATTGGAATCAAGATGGTGACTTGGATTTACACGCACAGAGCGTAGATGGTCGTCATGTAGGGTTTTACTCTGAGAACCTAAGCGGTGTCACTTACACAGGAGATATGACTTGTCTCAACCGTCAAGGTTTGGCAGCAGAAGGGTTGCTGATTGAGGGTGTTCAAGGGTTGACGTTCAGTATGAATCCATTTAATGTTTTTGATACTGATGCTTGTAAGGTTTACATTTCTAAGTCTTTAGAAAAGAAAGCAACTTCTGTTGTAGAAGATGGTTCTCTTCTGTTCCAAGCAAGTATTCCAACAGATAAAGCTGTGGTCTTTGCAACCAACGTTGAGGGTGCAGTAGTCCTTACAAACTTATCAGTAGGTGGTCGAGTACCAAATGAGCAAGCAAGTGAGAAATTAACCCTAGCAGTAGAGCGTAAGTCACAAACTGCTCTGAATTTGAAAGATTTCGCAGACTTTGTAGGTGCTGAATTTGTAGATTCTGTAGAAGAAGCAACACATGACTTCTCTCAACAAGGGGTATCAGTTGCGACTTTCACGGATTTGTTGGGTTGATGAAAAGAAAATAAACCTCAGAACTTTCTCTGAGGTTTTTCTTTATTTTAGATAAGGTTTTAACTCTTTAGCAATAGCTTTCGCTAACTTAGGAGGTACGGCATTTCCTACTTGGCGGTACATGGAAGTTAGACTTCCGTAGAAAATAAAGTTGTCAGGGAATGATTGTAAAATTGCACACTCTCGAACAGAAAGTCTTCTTTGTTTATTCACATGAATTTCAGGTGTGCTTGCAGTAATAGTGTCACTAAGTCTGTTCCAGTTTGTAATTCTAAGAGACTGTTCAAAGGTTATTTCTTTTTCTATAAGTTCAGTCATTTGTTGGTCATAAGTATTATCGAAGTTCAACAACTTTTTTAGTTTCCACCAATCCGACACACTAGGTAAACTACCATACTTGTCTTTTCTAAACCAGTGACCTGCGGTGTGTCGGTATCCCAAAATTTCGTCAATCTTCTTGATACTTATGTTACAGTCTTTTCGGTAGACATTAAGGTAGTCTACAATTTCCTCTTGCGTAGGTGGGTTCTTTCTAGTAAAGAAAGTGTCTGCAACATTTGTACTTGCTACATGGTTGTAAATAGTCTGTCTTCTAGTTTTCCGTTTGTAGGTTCTTCATTTTGAAGAAAACCAATACTTTCTTCGACTGTAGGGGTAGGTTTCAAGTGTGGTTCTAGTTGTGGGTTGGTTGTGTGAGTAGGTGTAGGAAATGGATTTTCCACTCCAATTCGATTTCCAATAATGATAACACGTTCTCTACTTTGTGGAACTTCAAATTGTGCAGCGTTAAGGACTCGATAGTTCACTCGGTATCCCAAGTTTTCGAAGTCTTTTAAAATCATGTCAAGAACTTGTCCTTTTTGCATAGATAGTAATCCTTTTACATTTTCTGCAACAAAGAGCTTAGGTTGTAGTTCTTTTACAACTCTGAGTAGTTCCAAGTAAAGAAAATTTCGTTTATCTTCCATTGAGCGTTTAGTATTTGCTACGCTAAATCCTTGACATGGAAAACCTCCCAAAACAACATCAACAGGTTCTTTTGGTAATTGGTCTTTCGATATTTGAGTAATATCACCATGTACTATGTGATTTCCAAGGTTCTTTTGATAGGTTGTAACTGCATCTTTCTGAAAGTCGTTCGCCCAAAGCACTCGGTATCCGGCTTTTATGAATCCTAAGTCCATACCACCGGCACCAGAAAATAGGGAAACTACAGTTGGTTTTGTCATTATAATTTACACCTCGTTTAAACTGAATTTTATAACTAGTATAGCACAAATGGGTTGATTTTACAAGGTTTGATAGATATTGTGCTTGTGTTTTCTTTTAACTTGCTTTTATTTTGATTTTATGATATACTGATTTTATTAAACAGGTGGTAGGTATTTGAATTATGGCAAAGCATTATAAAATTGGCAACTTGTTAGGTTTGTTGAAAGGACTTGATGAAAAAGGTAGAATTGAGTCTGTGGTTCCAACTTCAGTAAAGTCTGTTTCGTTCAATGATATGGAAGGGCATACCTATGTGGGGGTTTATAAAGTGTCTTATAAAGGAACTAACAGATATCGCCTATTCAAAGTTGTTTTTAATTCTTTTGATTTACTCTATGACCAAGATGCTATGGAGTACATGACTGAGTGCTTGGTCGGGTTTGAATTGGCTTAAAGGTATAATGTAAATGATAAAATATAAAGATTTAGACAACCCAAATCAACTACAAGTTAAGTTCCATTACTTATGTAGTTTATTAGTTGATTTAGTACACGGTTCTGCTGATGATTCATCCTTACAAGTTATACACAACTTAAGAAAGATGGGAAATTCTCGCACTTTTGTAGAGTTAGACTATTGTGATCCAGACTTTCGGGATATAGTTAAAGTAAAACAAGGTGCTATTTATCAGCATATTCAGTTAAGACAAACTCCTACAAGTTGGATATTGGGTTTCTTTGGTAGCTCTAGTCAATTTGAAGATGATTGGATTGAATTTAAGTTAGCAGATATAAATGACACTGATGATTTCTATTCGATTGCTTTGAATGAAGAACTAAGTTTGATTG